ATGTAGATATATGGAAACCATTTATTATGTATTTTATTAAATTACTAAATGAACAGTTTTCTGATATACATATTGTAATGTTTGGAGAAGAAGCTCAGTTTTATAAAAAATATATTAATCAACATAGCTTAGGAGGATTTAAATTTAATAATCATCATTATTTATATTTAGAAAATCATCCAGCGTATTATGCTAGAAATGAAGCCAATATGTCTACTAATTGCTTTTCTCAAATTCAACAATTAACTGGAAATATAATAAATTGGATGCAAATAAAAGAAAATAAAGAATTATGAAATTAAATGAAAAAAGAATTGAACTATTAAAAAATACAGAAGTCATTATACATAACCAAAATTTCAGAAAAGATTCAGGTTTATTAAATCAAATTATATCTAACGCTTTAGATTGTGATATATGTTTTGATGGTACAACTAATTACTATGGAATAAAAAAAATAGGTCCTAATAACTATGATTGGGATACTAGTGATAATATTGATGGTTTAATGATATATTTAAAAAAACCAACAAGTAAGAATATACTTATTAAACCTATTTCCTGGTTTTTTGAAGAAGAAAATAATAACATATTAATACTCATATGATAAATAATGATAATATATTAATATATGATATAGAAACTATATTAGGTTATACTTTATTTAGTTTTTATGATCCTATATTAGATGAATACATTGATTTTAGTATTAATGAATATGAGAATGAATATTTAGAATTATTAAAATATTTAGAACAGAATCAAGATAAATATTTTGTTGGATTTAATAATATCAATTTTGATGCGCAAGTTAAGGAACATCTATGGCGTAATAAAGACAGATTAGTCTTATTAAGTTCTAAAGAATTTAATCAAGAAATATGGCAATATGCTCAAGATATTATAGAAACTAGCAATCATGGAGGATTTGTTAAATATCAAGAACATGATTTTTCTTTTAAACAATTAGATCTATTTAGAATACAACATTTTGACAATAAAAATAGAAGATGCGGGCTAAAAAGATTAGAATTTGAAATGGATGCAGAAGATGTAAGAGAAATGAATATTCCTCATACAAAACTTACATTCACACCTGCTGAAGTTAAAGATTTAAAAGATTATTGTCATAATGATATTAAAGAAACATATAATAATTATAAATATTTAATTGGTGATACTACTAATGCTTTTTATCAAGGTACTAATATGATTGAATTAAGAGAAGCATTAAGTAAAACTTTTAATATTAATTGTTTAAATTATTCTAATTCTAAATATGGTGATGAAATAATGAAGAAAATCTATTCTGAGAAATTAGGAATAGATATAAAGGATTTACCTAAAAAAGGTACATTTAGAAAGAAATTAATATTTAAAAATTGTATCCCTGACTTTATTAAATTTCAGACTTCTACACTTAATAATTTTTTAAATGATCTTAAACTAAAAGAAATTAAACCAAGTGACAAATATGAAAAAACTATTAAGATAGGAGATAGAAAACATACGTTTGCTTTAGGAGGATTACACTCTGTAACAGAAAATGAATCATTTATTGAAGATGATGAATATGAATTAATAGATGTAGATGTCGCGGGCTACTATATCTGGACTATTATATCTCAAAAAATAGTACCTAAACATTTAAAAAAAGAGTTTTTACATGTAGTAGAATGGTTATTTAATGAAAGAATTAAATTAAAACCCTTAGTAAAAACCAAACCTGAATATAAAGCTTTAGTAGCAGGATACAAAGAATCGGCTGTGTCATTATATGGCAAGATGGGTGACCCTTCTAATTGGATGTATGATCCTCAAAGTAGGTTACATATCTGTATAGCAGGACAATTAGCTATTTTAATGTTAATTGAACAATTAGAACTTGAAGGTTTTAAATGTTTTATGTCAAATACCGATGGAGCTTCTTTTCAAGTAAAAAAAAGTAAAAAAGACTTATTTTTCCAGATTTGTGATAAATGGTGTAAGGATACTACTTATTCTTTAGAATATACTTATTTTAAAAAGATATTCTTTCAGAACGTTAATAGTTATACTGCTTTAACACTTGATGGGAAAATTAAACAAAAAGGTAGTTTTTTAACTTCTACAGAATTACATAAAAACAAATCATTTAGAGTTATTGCTTTAGCATTAGAACAATACTTTATAAATGATATTAAAGTTGAGGATTTTATTAAATCTCATGATAATATTTTTGATTTTGTAGGTAGATCTACAGCATCTAAAAATAAATTCTATCATGAAGATATTATTTCTAAAGAAAGATTACCTTATTTAATTAGATATTATCCTTCAAATGATAATTCAGCACAAAAAATAATGAAAATTAAGGATCCTAAAAATCCTACAAATGCTAATAATACTTTATTATCTCCTGCTGAATTAAAGAAAATTACATGTAATTATTTACCTAAATCTTTATATTCTGATCATTTATCTAAAGTTAATAGAGATTGGTATATAGAAGAATGTTATAAAATAATAAATCCTATTATTATAAATAAAAAAATAAAAAACAAGAAATTTAAAGATCCTAATCAAATTTCTTTATTTTAAACTTAAAAAACAAAATACAATGATGGAAAAACAAACAAAAAGTATAGCTTTAGAAACACAAGCTAAAGTAGACTTTAATTTAACTAAAGATGATATTTATTTAGTATTACAAGAAGAAAAAATACAAGACATTAATATTAAAATTAATGATTTAAAAAAACAAATTGAAGATATTGAAAATACTCAAGAAAATATAAAAAAAGATATTATAAATAAAATCAAAAAATTAAATAAAATTCCAATAGATTTTAATCATGATTATTTCTTTAATACAGCTGGTAAGTATGTACAATTGTATGATATGGAATATCTATCTCAATTAAAAAACTTTAGAAAATCAATCAATTCTAAAAAAACTATTAAATTTTCAAATACTATCAATATAAAAAATTCTCTTGTTAATATATATCAACAACATGAAGACTCAGAAGGATTTATTATTAATAAAAGTAAATATATTATTTTAAAATCTAATAAAATTATTGAAGATTTAATTAAAAAATATAATTCTTTTACAGAAGAAGTATTAGAAAAACTATATATTGAGATTAATGAGTTAGAATATGAGATTTTAACAATTACTTCAGATAATTCTTATAAAGCTAAATTTATTAAACAAATTATTAAAGATTCTCCAGAAATAATGAAATTATTAAAATAAATGTCTCATAACGGTATAGAATTTAATAAGGTTATTAATTCTTCTAATATTAAACAATATCTTAATAGGAGAGTTTCTATATTATGTCATACACCTAAAGATTGGGATTATTTAATGAAAATAACAGAAACTAAAGCAACCGATAGTAATAAATATATTAACAGTAGCAATAAGTTATTTGATTTATATGATCCATCTTCAGTGTGGACTAGTACAAGTTTGGAAAATATTATTAACAGTACAGATAGAAAGGTGATTGATATTAAGGATATTTATTGTAATGATTTATTCAGAGATATAGATGATTTATTAGATTTAATAAAAAAAAATGAGTCAAAAACTTAAATTATATGAGTTTTATAGAGATATAAGATCTTCTGATAAAGAAAATATTTGGCAATTAGTTGGTTTAGATGCTCGAAAAGATGCAGGTGTATTTAAAAAAATTAAAGATTCTATCAATACAGGACATAGTGCACCTCAAAAAGATTATTGGTATGATGAAGAAGGTAATGATATATATCATACTAGAAACCCAGAAGAACGATATTATTTTTTTACTATTCACAATGTTAAACCTCTTTTGTCTTCTACTTTAGAGGATAAAGTAGAATATATATTAAAAATGATTAAAGATTATGAAAATAATAAGTAAATATAAAGACTATTATGATTACTTGCAGGGTATATATGGTATAGATGATAAATTAATTCTAGATCGAAGAGATTTTAATTCTATTCCAAAAGATAGATGTAATGAAAAAGTACAATTAATTATTGGAGATAAAATTTTAGCAGGATATCATTATAATAATGAATATTATTTTGGACAAAAACGATTAGATAAGTTAAATGAAATAACTAAAAGTAAAAAAGTAAATAGATGGGATGAAGAAGAAGGTGTAACTCATTGGATTTTAGACACAAGACTTAATTGTAATATTAAAGGTTTTAACAATGATACAGAATTTGCAATATGTGAATATACAGTCCCTAAATATAAAGAGAGTGTAATTCTTGGAGTTAAATATAAATATCCTAAATTATCAGATTATAATATTTCTTTTATTTTAGATCCTCATACTATATGGTTAATATTAAATGAATATTTATCTAGAAAAGTAACAGAAGGAGAACCAATTGTTCCTGTTGGAGACGATAAAGTAAGACTTCTATCCGCAGGATTTGATCCTAAAACTAGTTTTAGAAAATAATGACAGAATATTTATTGTATTGATTCTATCTATAAATGATGAGAATTGGATAGATATATTTAAAAAGAAATGACAAAACCTGGTTTTATAAATAAAAGATTAATTCTTTTATTTGAATCTGAAAAAAATGAAGATATTATAAAACAACAAGAGATTGTTGATAATTATAATAAAATAAGAAGAAATGAATGTTATTGTGGACATACTAATGTATGTGATTGTGAAAATCCTGGAATAAGTGAATTTAAATCAAGTTTATACACTTATTCTATTCCAGAGTTTATTTTAGATAAGCTCTAATTTGGGTTATATAGTATAATTGGTATTATGATTATTAATAATCGGATGTAGGTTCGAATCCTATTATAACCCCTTTTTAAAAACAAACATTAAATAAAAACCTTAAAAATTATGAATGTAGGTGTAATCGTAGGACGATTTCAGAATTACAAATTACATGATGGTTATCATCATCTTATTAATGAAGTAGTAGAAGAAAATGATAGAGTTATTATTATTATTGGACAAAGTTTATCTAATTTAGAAGATAGAAATCCAATTCCAGCAGAATTAATAAAACAAAGTATAGAACAACAATTAAATAATGATAATATATCATATTTAATATTACCTGATTGTCCATTAGATGATTTTGTATGGACTATCAAATTAGATGAATTAATAACAATAAATACAGAATCAACTGATTATATTAAATTATATGGTAGTAGAGACTCGTTTTTAAATACATATCAAGATTATGGAAAATATAAATCAAAATATATTGAAAATAAATCATATTTATCTTCTTCATTTTTAAGAAGTAATGTAAAACCAGTAATATCTGAAGATTTCTTAAAAGGAATGATATATGCTCAAAATACAAGATTTCCTATAGTTTATTCTACAGTTGATTGTATGATTATTAGAAAATCATGGTTATTTGGAAAACAAATATTATTAGGTCTTAAAAATAATACCCAAAAATGGTGTATTCCTGGAGGATTTATAGACCTTTATGAAACTTCAGAAGGAGCCATTAAAAGAGAATTATCAGAAGAATGTCCTCATATCAAATATAAAAAATTACAATATATCCAAGATGTAGTTATAGCTGATAGAAGATATATAAATTCTAAAGATTCTGTATTAACTCATTTATATCAAGCAGAATATGTATCTGGTGATTTAATTGCTGGAGATGATTTAGAAAGATTAGAATTCTTTTCTATTAAAGATGCATATTATATCTTAGGAGATAATCATAAACATTTTTTAAAATTATTAAAATAAAAAAAATTTAATCAAAAATTAACACAATATGAGAAAGAATATAATACTGGATACTGATTTTTATAAATTATGTCATCCTAAAGCATTAAAACCTGGTATAACAGGTATGTATGAATATTTAGAAAATAGAATAGGAAAACAACCTATAATGCAAGTAGCTGGTATAGGGGTAGTTATTCATGAACATTTTTTAAATCCAGTAACACAAGAAATGATAGATGAGGCTATTGAAGAATCTATATCAGGAGCAGGTTATAATTTAATTGATGAAGAAGTATGGAAGAAAGTTATGAAATTAGGATACTTACCATTAAGAGTTAAAGCTTTACCTGAAGGTACTATTATTAGACCTGGGACAGCTTATTTAACTTGTGAAGCTACTGAAGATTGGTTTGCACCATATGTAGGACAATTTGAAGGTTTATTTCAACATACATGGAGTCCTTCTGCTGTTGCTACACGAAGTTTTCTAATGAAAAAAAACATCAAACCTTATTATGAATTATCTTCAGATACATTAAATAATTTAGATTATGCTGTAAATGATTTTGGATTTAGAGGAGATAAATGTTTTGAAGCTGCTGCTATAGATGGTTTTGCACATATGATTAATTTTCCTGGTTCTGATAATATTGCTGCATCAAGAGCTGTAATTAAAGATATTTATCAATATAAAGGAAGATTAAAATCTGTATGGGCTACAGAACATAGTGTAGCCATGTCTTTTGGTAGAAATAATGAATTAGATTATGTATTACATCAATTATATCAAGCTCCTCCTGATGCTAACGTTTCTATTGTTATAGATGCATTTGATCAGGATAATTTTATTAAAAATATAGCTTGTCATCCAGAAGTAATTGATAAACAAAAATCAAGAACAGGAAGATTAATATGGAGACCTGATACAGGAGATAAATATATTAATATTCCTAGATATTCTGATATAGTTGCTGCTGCATATACTTATTCTATTAATAGAAAAGGCTATAAAGTAATAAATCATAATGTAGGATTTATTCAAGGTGATGATATTGATGAAACTGTTCCTAATTTATATAAAGAATATACTAAAGCAGGTTGGTCAGCAGATAATTTAGTAACTGGTTCTGGTGGTGGATTATTAGTTAAAAACTTAACTAGAGATACACATAGAATAGCTATGAAGCCTTCTGAAATGAGATTTGGAGATGATATTGTTAATGTACAAAAAACACCATTATCTGATCCTACTAAGAATTCTAAATTAGGAAGAGTTAAAACTACAACATCTTTACATGGATTTACTACTTTAGAAGCAGGAAAAATGTCCGCACCTCAATTTGCAGGATATCAAGATTGTTTAGAAACTATATTTGAAAATGGAGTATTTCAAAGACCTCATTTTCAAGATATTATTAATACAGCTAATAAATATTTATAATGAGAAATGAATTTAATATATCTACAATTAGTGATATGTTACAAGCTATTAATATTTTTAATGATATTCATGCTTGTCAGAATTATACTTTAATTAAACCTGAACATGCTATCAATTTTAAAAAAATATCATATGAAATGTGGTTATCCTATAATATACATTTAGTTAATCAAACATGGGGAAATACTTCTGGTGGATGGCAAAGTATAGGAGGAGCAGCTATGACAACACAATTTACAATTATAATAGAACATATCTTCTCTAATTCTGTTTGGGTGTTTTATTCAGGTAAATTAGCATATATATGTACTATGGATAGCTTATATAACAAATATAAAGGTCAATTAGAGCATTTACCAGGTAAAAGTAACGCTATAAAAAATTTAAAATTAATTAACGTTTAAACAAATAATAAAAAAGAGATCTACAATAGGTCTCTTTTTTATTTTAATACAATTTATATGAAAAAAGGAAAAATAATAGAAATGTCACAAGAAACTTTAATTATGTGTGACAATCCAAGCTGTACATATACAGTCCCAAGTATTGATAATAATATAAAAGAATATATCAATAAACCTTGTCCAAACTGTAATTCTAATTTATTAACTGAAAATGATTATAAAAACTTTATAACTTTTACAAAAGTTGTAAATGTAATTAATTTCTTATTTGGATGGATTACATATATAATTCCTTTAAAAGAAACATCTTCTGTTAGTATTCATCATCATGAAGGAAAAACAACTATAGAAAAAGAGAAATGAATTTAGAACAATTATTAGATTGTATTGATAATAATATTCCATTAATTTGGAATGATCCCGATCCTATACCAGGAAACGATTATACAATATCATATATAAAAGATATTAATATAGAAGATTTTGATAAACATACACCTATATTAATAGAATATAATGAAGGAAACTCTGAAGCTGAAGTCTTTTTACATGAAATATTAGTAAAACAATGAGAAAAAATGAAAGTTTAATTAATATTATTGAGAAAATATTAACTCCTGAAACTAATTGGGAGTTAATTATGAGTGTAATAGAACAAATAAAAAAAGAAGGGACAAGTAATATATTAATTACAACTAATAAAGAAGAAGTCGTAACAGATATTAAAATTTGGTTAGAATCTTATAAAAAGTTATTTTAATGGAAAAACAAAAAATAAGAATTAAAGACGTTCCTTATATTTATTTAGATATAGATATTATTGAAGGAGATATAACTGAAGTTAGTGCTAATATTTTAAATATTAGACAAAATTTACATTTAGCATATTTAGAACGACAAAAGAATGTTCCTGCTGAAAAGTTTACTCCTTTTGAACTATATGAAGAAATATATATTAAAAGAGATTATAACGATTTAGATTTAGAAATAGAAGTATATAGATTAGAAACAGATGAAGAGTGTCGTGAAAGAGAAGAACTACAGAAAAAAAGATCTAATGCTATAAAAAAAGCTGCAAAAGAAAGAAAGTTAAAACAAGCACAAGAAGAATTAGAATTATATAATAAATTAAAAGCTAAATATGAAGCAAAAGAGTAGTTATGATTTTATACAGAAAGAATTAAGTCATCATTTAATTACTGAAAAATTTGATTCAAAAACATTTAAAGATAAATATCCTGAAATTGATATTCATAAAAACAACCTTACAATATTATATATTCCATGAATTTAGAATTTCTTATTAAATACGCAGAAGCTAAACAAAAAAATAAAAAAATTAACATCATATATTATAAATATATATTATATGTAAATGAAATAAAAACAATATATAATGACTTATATAGAAACATTGACAAACAGATTAAAAAAACTTTTATTAGAAGTTAATATTGCTAATAATGTGGCAATTAAGAATGGTAGTGAAATACCGAGTGTATTTATATTAGCATATGAAAGATTAGATACTCAAGAAATAGAATATACAAAGTTTGCTCTTGATACAGAAGATGAAACGTCTAAAAAAGCGTCTAAAATAGCTTTAGAAATGACATTGAAGCAATCAAAAGAGGAGATTAAACCTATATTATTAATATCAATATTAAATGCTTGGTATGTACAAAAAGATATAAAAGAAGTTAAAGAAGTACATGATATTAAAGTATCTGAAGATCCAGATAAAAAATCATGTCTAGTTTTAGCATGTGAATTTAGTGATCGATCAATTACTATTATGAAAAAAGAAGAAAGTGAAGAGTTAATAGAAAGAATTGATATATATGATTCTAATGAAAAATATGGAGAATTTCAATTTATTCTAAAAAGACTTAAATAATTTTACTAAATAAAATGACAACACAAATTAAAGGAGTAAAAGAAATAATTTCAATATTAAATGAACAAGGACTTATATTAATATTTAATTAATAAAATACAAATGATTAATGAAATACAAATTTAACATAGGAGATAAAGTACAAATTAATGATTCTGGTTCAGGTTTTTGGCCTTCAGAAGTAGGAAAAATAGCTACAATTACTGCTAAAGGACAATACTTTTCTGGACCAGGATATTTAATTGAAGAAAAATATTATGGAAATCCAACATCAGGTAAGCTTGATGGATTTGTAGGAGAAGCAAGTTTTAAACTATATAAAAAAGCACCAAAAAATAATTCTATATTATTATTAATATGACCTATAAATTTAAAGTAGGAGATAAAGTAAAAATTATTAATGCGGGTTCAGGTTTTCCTCCTTCACAAATAGGAAAAATAGCCACAATTACTGAAACAGGATATTATAATAATTCTCTTGGATATAGAATTAAAGAAAAATATGAAGGAAACCCAAAAACAGGGCATTTTGATAAATTTGTTAGTGAATCAAGTTTTGAATTAGTACCAAATTTCGAATATATTCCACCAAAATATGAAAAAGGATCTATAGTATATATAAAAGCTTCTTTTATTTTTATATATTCTTTTGTAGCAATAGATATCACTAAAATACGTTCTTTTTATAGAATTAAGGGTAAAAAAATTTCTGATCCAATAAGTTTAACTCAAGAAACTTTATTATATGTTAAAAATAATGAATATATAATCACAGATATAAATGGTAGAAGAGAACGAGTATATTTAGTTTATGATAAACATCATAGAATATATCTTATAGAAGAAAGTCATTTAGATAAAAAACAACGTTTATCTACTGATAAAATAATTAATAACATAGAAAACATATTAAATAACATTAAATAATAAATTATGGCAAAGCAATTCATTAACAAAACAGCAGCATTCAATTTAATTCAGCAAACTAAAGGTCATTTTTTTGGAGTGACTTTTACAGAAAAAGACGGTTCAAAAAGAATTATGAATGCACAATACAGTAAACGTGAAACAAATCCATTAGGATATGTATTATTACGAGATACTAATATTAAAGATGGTACATCTGGTTTACGTAATGTTAATTTACAAACTATTAGTGAATTAAAAATTAGTGGTATAACATATAAAGTAAAATAATGAGTACAATTTATAAATTTGAAGATTTATTATCTTTTCAAGACTCACAATTAGGAAGTGGAGATGAATTTGAAGCATGGGATATTTTTGGAAAATTTGATCCTGCTAAGAAAAGATTAGATAATTTATTAAATGATGATAGTTTCTTAGAAAGAATAGGAAGTGTTCTAAACGTTGAACAAGAAGAAGATAGTATTACAGTAAAAGGAAATACTATAGCTTTACTTAATAATCTTTTATTAGAATTAGATAAAGAAGAAAACTATACATGGCCTGAAATAGCATCTACATGTTTCTTTTTAGGAAGAAATTTAGATGTTATAGTAAAGAAAGTCAATAAATTATTACATAGAAAGTATAGTCCTGTTGGAGAAGATATGAATGTAATTGAAGAATCAATGCAAAGATTTGAAAAAGAATTAGAAGAATTAAAAAATGAATTAGAATTATTAAGAGATGCAGGAATTATATAATGTCATTAAGAAAAATGTACAAAAAACATGTGATATCTTAAAAAATAATGAATCTTTTAAATATCCTTTATATGTTATTATTGCTAAAGATCAAGAAACTAATGAAATTAAAATAATGAACATAGATCACCAAAAATTTATGTTATTACAAATGATTTGGAAATTAGAAGCTACTACGAAGGATAATAAACTAAAAGAAGAAGAATTAAATTTAGGTTTATTTTTCAATTATTCTTTAACAAAAGTTAAAGAAACTCAAAATTGGGATATATTAGGTTATTATTTTTTAGCTATTGGATACATGGAAGATGATAAAGATGTTATAAAAGAATTGAAAAAACTTGATGCAGAAGAATTACAAGAAATAATGAGTGATGAAACGTTTACTATGAATAAAGGTTTAACTGCAATTATTCGTACAAAAGATACAACAGCAGCTCTTTCATTTGATTTAACTTCAGGAGAGCTAGTAAAAGAAAATTTTGCTCAAAGAAGTGAAAATATTTATGAAGATAATTAAAGGTTTTGAAATAGATCCTAATATTTTTGACATTAAAGAAGTAGATATTCCTGTTTCTGAAGCAGGAAGTTGTTTTGATTATATGTATTCATTTTTTGATAGAGATGAATGGGATAGTGATATTGAGCAAGAAAAAGATGGTTTAAATCATATATTATATATTAAAAAAAACAATTTAATAAATATTGCTTCTCAAATTGAAAAATATACAGAAGATAAACTAAAAAAATTAAGTGAAGAAGAACAACAAGCTGAACAAGAAATAATTAATTCTAAAAAGCTTAGAAAACACGATATAGATATAAATGGATTTTTATGGAAAGGTCAACATCCTAAAGATATGATTTTTGATAAAGCATTATTAATAGGAATTGACTTTTTTAATGATCCTGTATCTACTAATATAACATTAGAAGAAATAAAAAAAATAATAGAATTTAGAAAATTCAATGGAACAGAAATATTATATAAACAAAAAAGTAATTTTAATTTACTCTCTTTTTAACAAACAAATAAAAAATCTTATAAACAATGGCAACAATTAATGAAATCCCAAGTATGGAACAAGGTATTCAACAAGAAATTAAAACAAAACATGTCCCTTCTAAATTTGTATATGCAGATCATGTATTTAAAGGACTTGAATTAGCTCGTAAATCAGGAGAAAATATTATTTTATGGGGAATGGGTGGATTTGGTAAATCTGAAATAGTTAATAAATATTTCAAAGATTTAGGCATTAACCCTTATGTAAAATCTTTAGGTAGTGGTACTACTATTGATGCTCTATTAGGTGGTGTAGATTTAGGTTTATTTAGTCATGGTATTATTGATCATAAAGCTACAGCAGAAGCTAAAAAAGCTGCTTTAGAAGCAGGATTAGATATTAATGATGTTCAACCTATTTATATAAAAAAACCAGGAGCTATTGAATATTTAATTGAAAATTCATTTATGAATGAAGAATATGTAGTATTTGAAGAAGCTTTAGATGCTCCAGATTTTGTTTTAGAAGCATTAAAAGATATATTGACTTCTAAAGAATTTAGAAATGGTACACAACGTCATCCTTTAAAGACTAAAATGATTGTAATTTGTACTAATAAATCTCGTGCAGATTTTGCTACAGATAATGCATCTTTAAAAGCTTTAATGGAACGTTTTGTAATGGAAGTTAAAGTAGAATGGCCTGCTTATAATGCAGAAAATTATTCTCATATGTTTAAAGAATGTTTTGGAAAAAGTAATAAAACTTTAGCATATATTTTAGGAGAATTGGCTAAAGATAAACTTATTGTTTCACCAAGAACTGCTGTAAAAGTATTATTAGGAATGGAAGAAGCAGGAACAGATTATATGTCTTATGTTGCAGAATTTACTTCTGAAAGAGCAAAATCTGTAGTTCAAGAAAGTATTAAAAAATATAAATCTGTAGCTCGAATTGATGAATTAACAGATAAAGTTGATGAGGCTATTAAACAAATTAATACTATTGATTTTTCTGGTGGATTCCAAACTATTAATTTACCAGTATTTAAAGAAGCGTTACAAACAATTAAAAGATCTAAAGAAGAGTTATCTAAAACTAAAACTGATGATGAATTAATGAAGAAAGTAACAATGTTAGATGAGAAATGGAATCAAATTTTAGAGAAAAATATGAATGAGTTGCAAAAATTAACAGGACTCGATCAATTAAATAAAAAATAATGAATTGGTTTAATTTTAAGGAAAAAACAGAAAAACCCTTATTTATTAAAGATAATGAATGGTACTATACTCCTACTTTGGGGTATAGTACTTCTATCTTACAAAATAATAAGATGAATTATGTTAGACCTGAATTTTTTCAGGAACTAACTAGATTTTTTTCTCATCAAATGATGTGGAATAAAGACTATATTGATGATAGTTTTAAAGACATGAGTAAATTTAATGAGCAACAACAAGAAAAATTAGCTAAAAAAACAAATTTTTATGAAGGTTTATATAATGAATATATTCCAGGTTATACATTCATAGATAAAGCTCTCTTTTTATTGCAATATATGAAAGAAATAGCTGGTCAACAAGATCCAGAAAGTTTTATGGAAGGAGCAGAACCTTCTACTCAAGATGATTTCATGCAAGAAATGAGAGATAATCTACCAGGAAAAGGAGAATGGGAAAACCCTAATTTACAAAAATTAAAAGAAAATAGAAAAGATATTAATACTTTTAAACAAAATGTGGATTTTCTTAGACGTATAGCTAAAGTAGAAAGTTTTGGTAAATCTTTTGAAGTTAAAAAGAAAGTTACAGATAAAAGAGTACAAAATGCTCCTAAAACTAAACAGAAACGATTAACCCATTTTGAAGATATTATGAGAAGTCCATTATATCAAAGAATGTTGCCTGATTATGATATTAGATTAGCTCAGAAAACGTTAATTACTAATGTTCCTGTTAAACCTGAAACTAAAAAACAAAAGATTATTATCCTCATTGACGACAGCGGTTCAATGAATGAGAATTTTAAAAAAGAATGGGTTTATGCTATTGTAGCTAATAGATTACAATATGCTATGATTAAAGAATGTGAAGTATTTATAAGTATGTTTTTAACTGAAGGAACTATAAAATCCTATAAATTTACACATATTTATGATGAACAATCCGCATTAGAATTTTGGAAAACATTTAATTTTAATCCTGGTGGAGGAGATACTCAGGTCGGACACGTTATTAATTCTATTGAAAAGGAAATAGTAAATAATAAAAAACTATATAATTTAAATGTAGATCTTTCTCATGAACGTCCTGAAATATTAATAGTTAATGATGGGAATGATTCTGTAAAAACTAGTGTTAACTGGAAAACTAATGCTATAACTATATCACAAGCAAATGATCAATTAAAAGCATTATGTGAAGATACAGGAGGTTCTTATATCTCATTTAATTATGATTAGATTCTTAAAAAGGTTAGAGTAACATCTAACCTTTTTATTTTAAATATTAAATAATGGAAATATATACTTATAAAGGTAAAAAATACTATATTTTTAAAGAAGATATAGATCAAGATATGCTAATTAATTTTGTTAATGATTTACATAAATTATATAACTTAATAAATTATGGATCATGGATAGATAAAGAAAATAAAATTTCTCCGCTTACATCATATGTATCACTTAAAAAACGTTACCAAGAATACGGTTATTTAGTTTTTGAATTAGAACAAGATGAAAACGGTAATTATTATCTTTATCATAATAGCAATGATAATTTCTCTAACGTTTATAGAGAATATCAAGAATCTAAATTTAAAAGAACTGAGATAACTATTAATAAAATAGAAGATATAATAAGAACTTATGAAACAAATTTATTATAAAGTTAATTTTATTTCAGATATTATAGTCATATTAAAAGACGCTCTTAATAAAGAATTCATAGATCAAAAAGAATATGATGGATGGTTTAATGATATAGGAGAAATTAGATCTGGATGGAAGGATATAATTTATACTAATTTGAAAAATAAGACAGTATATATAAAAATAATTTCACAAGATAAAGAAAGTTATATAGAAATTAATAGTAATATAACAGATTTTATTACTGTCTCTGATATAATGAATGATAATAATAAAAATATATCTATAAAATTAGATAAATTATTTGAAAAAGCTGAAAAAATAAATAACAATGAAAACTTATACTCGTAGTCATACTCATCATTATTATATATTTCAGGGAGATATAAATACTTTTATAAGTGAATTAGAACAATTAATAAACCATTTAACTAGTATAAGATTATCAAATTATTCAAGATGGCAAGATATATTAAATGAATTAAAACAATTATCAGGAGATAAATATACAAAGATAAATGATGTAATAAATAAATATGGATATATAATTCTTCATAAAGATGGTAATAATCTATATCGTTCTGAGGATAATTATCAAAAGATATATAAAGAATATTTAACTGTTAGAAATAATTGTATTATTAACTATTTTGAGGAAACAATAAAAAATTATGAAGAAAGTATTAATAGGGAGTAAAGCCCTTCAATTTTATGGTCTAAGTAATAGACCTATAAAAGATGTAGATTATGCTGTTGATGATAAACAGCATTCAGGTAAAATTGGTATTACTGAATATCTATATAATCCAATTATTACAAGAAGAAATGATGAAATATGTTCTTTAAATGATTTATTAACTTTAAAAGTTAGTCATGTAGTTGGTTGCGATATTGGTTGGGATAAGCACATGTGGGATATTCATAAAATTATTAATTCAGAATATAATTATCTTTTTGATATGGAATTATTTAATGAATTGTATTTATTTTGGAATACAATACATCAAAAGAATAAACGAAGTAATTTAGATATGTCTGCTAGTGATTTTTTTACAAATGCTATTAAATATCCAATAAAACATGATGATTTACATGAAATGTTGATCAAACATTCTCATTTTAAAGGACAGTTAATTCCAACATATTGTAAAATATTAAAAGATAATAGTGAAGTAGATGTAAGTGAAGATAAATTTAATATGTTATCTTTTGAAGAAAAACTGAATTTAGTTCAGGAAGAAGTAATGGTTATGGCAATGGAAAGAAGTTTCCATTCAGATTATAGGATTAATTATAATATAATGTTAAAGAAATTTATTTTAAATCATGCTCCTTTATGGGAAGCTATATTTATTATATTTAATTATCCAAAATTAATAAAACCTTTTTTTAATTATAAACAATTTTTAAACAATGAATAAATTAGAGATTTTAGAAAAGATATTAGAAGATCTTAATCCTAGTGCTATAACAAATAGATTAGCACTTTTTAAGTTTGGATTAGTTGAAGAAGAAACATCAACAGGATATTATGATGAAAAGAGTCAAGGAGATTATGGTATACTTACATCTGTATATTATAATAATGAAGAAAATTTATATCTTCAAGTTACTAAAGAAACCGATTCTTATGGAGAAAATGAACATATTAAAAGTATTAAATATGTAACACCAATATCTAAAACTGTAACTATTTATGAATAAAGAAGAAGAAATTATACAATTGTTAAATGATAGCTTAAAACCTATAGCTTATCCTTTAACTCCTAAAGAGATTTTAAAAGAATTTAAATCTGCTATAAGTAAGAAAGATCTATATTTTAGTGATTTTATTTATGGAATGTATATATTTGAAAATTTTGAATTAATACAAAAATATAGAGCTTCAAATCTTACAAATAATCAAGATATAATTATATTAAGACATAAATTAAATAATAATTATATCAAAATATCTAAAAATTATGATGATTTAGAAGTATTAAAAGAAAAAGATATAAAAATTGTAAATCCTAAAACAATAGAAAAAATAGTATATGAATAAAGATTTAAATGAATTAAAAGATTTAATTCAAGATATACAAGGTATTAAGACTGTTCAAATTACACGAGAACAATTGATAGCTAAATTAAGAGAACTTCAGATAACACCAGGAGATTTTGCTTATGAAAATTATGATCAGAATAAGTTAGGATTTGGTCCTATAAGAGAAATTGAACAAATTGGTGGGGAAGGAGGCGGTTCTAATTGGTTTTCTATTAAACATATGGAGAAAACTAATCAGTATTTTAAAATAAGTGGATATTATCAAAGTTATAGTGGAACTGATTTTGATTCTTATGAAGATTGTTTAAGAGAAGTATCTCCTAAACAAAAAACTATTACAGTTTACGAATAATTTTGTATATTTGCTTTATGACAAAACGTGAAGTAATACAAAATAATATAGTAAAAGCTATTCAAGAGGATAGTAATAAAGTTTTAGGTATTCATGTCTCAATGAGACTTGGTAAAACAAAAGCATTAATAAATTATTTTAAAACGTTAAAAAATAAACCTAAGATATTAATTTCTTATCCTGATAATAAAATTAAAGAAAGTTGGGAATTTGAAATGGATAAATGGGATTATAAAAATGAAAATATTACATTTTGTAATTTTTCTAGTTTAAAAAAATATGTTAATGAGAGTTATGATATATTGGTAATTGATGAATGTCAATTTTTGAGTGATTTTGAATTAGAACAAGTTGTTTTATTAAAAGATAAATGTTCTAAAATATTAATGCCATCAGGTACAATCTCTCAAAAAACATATGAAAGATTATCAATATATCTAGGTATGGTTATAACATATGAGTATAGTGTAGAATCAGCAATTAATGATGAAATCATAGCTGATTATCAAATAACTGTACATTATGTTAAATTAGATACGAAATTTAAAACTAAAGCTAAAAATGGTGTCATGAGAAGTGAGAAAAATCATTATGATGCTTATTCAGCAGTAATAGAAAGTTTAAAAAGACAAAAAAAAGACTTTATGTTTTTATCTTTACAAAGAAATAGAATATCTCAAAATTCAATTTCTAAAATTAATTATGTTAAAGATTTATTAAAACAGATGAAAGATAAAAGAGTCTTGGTTTTTAATGGATTAGCTAAAGTTGCTGATAGTTTAGGGATTGATTCGTATCACAGTAAAGTGAGTGACTCTGGATTTAAGAAATTTCAACATAAAGTTATTAATCATTTAGCTTTAGTAAATATGGCTAAATCTGGTGTCACATTTAATTATTTAGATTCTATTATATTAAATGGATTTACGCATAATGAAAGTGAGTTATCACAAGTTATTGCAAGAGCACAAATCATGGATTTTAAAAATAAAGTAGCTGATATACATATTATATGTTTAACAGAACCTGCTGAAGTTAAGAAATTGCAAAATGCTCTTAAAATGATGAATTTGAGTAAAGTAAATTATATTGAATCTAAATAATGTTGTATATTTGTAATCTAAAAATAAATAATAATGTCAAGAACAACAAGAATTGAAATTGCAGAAAATCCTGCAAAGAAACTTTTAAAATGGAAATCATCTGAAGGTTCATTCCAATATTGGGATAAAACTTTAGAACAGAATGTAACAGTAGATTTACCTTTTAAATTTGCTATTTTGGAAGAAAAGTATGTATCATTTAATGGATTTGATGAAGAATCAAATACAGCTATTTGGTCAAATGAAGTAAAAGATGCTAATGAAATGGTAATTGTTAAATCAGGAGAATCAATATTAGGTGAATTTAAAAAATCAGAATGGAAAAATGTAAAAGATAGTCCTGCATTTAAATCAGCTAATTATACTCAAATATTATATGCTGCTGCAAATTTTGGTTCTGGATGGGAAATATGTAGAATTATGTTAAATAAATCTGCATTAACTGGTGGGATTTTAAAAGATAAAAAAACAGGTGTGACGTTTCCTGGTCAAGAAACAGATGGATGGATTAATTTTATGAATAATTTGTCTAAAGCAAAAGGTAGACAAGCTATTTATGATAATTTTATAATTGTTAATGGATCTAAATCTAAGAAAAATGGAGCAGTTAATTTTACTGTACCTGAATTTGATTATGAAGCTATGGACCAAGAACAAAATGAAGAATTTAATGCTTTAGCTATTAAAGTTGATGACTATTTCTTAAATAGAGTAATTAGTAAAGAAATTACCTCTAATCCTGAAAAAGTAGAAACAAAAGAAGCTTCTTACAATGAAGAATTGCCGTTTTAATTTGTTTTGATTTGTATTTGTTTTAAGACCTGATAAATTCAGGTCTTTTTTTTATATTTATATAAAATAATATGAGTAGATTAAACCGAGAATTAGATTGGAAAGATATAGAAAATAAATTTGATATTATTGAATATATATCTAGATATACATCTTTAAAAAAGCAAGGTCATTATTATATAGGATCATGTCCATTTCATAATGAAAGTAATCCTTCATTTTCTGTTAAAAACAATACATTTCAATGTTATGCTTGTCAAATAAAAGGATCAGGAGTTATAGACTTTGTAATGAAAAAGGAGAATATTAATTTTATAGAAGCTTTAAATGTTTTAAAAAAAGATAAAGGTTTAGAATCTCAAAAAATTAATATTAAAAAACCTAAAATTATAAAGCCTTTAGAAATAGATTTTGTAGATGGACCTTTTACAGATAAACATATAGAATATTATGCTAAATTAGAAATGGATCAGTCTTTCTTAGAAAAGAAAAATGTATTTGCTGTTAAATCATGGGCAATGGGTTATGGTCATAATAAAAAAATAATACAATTTACTCAAGATGAATATGTATTTGCTTATTATGCTGCTGATATTGATAAATGTAAAATATTAAGATTAGGGCCTGAAATAGATAGCAAAGATAAATGGAGAAATAACGCTCCTAATTCTTATTTATGGTATTATAATGATTATGTTAACTTATATCCTAAAGATGTAGGATTTGTAGTAAAAAGTGTTAAAGATGCTCTTATTGTTCAAAAAACAGGTAGACCTGCTATAGCTACAAATAATGAATCAGATGTTATTTTATTACATAATAATGTTCAAAATATAGAGAAAATATTTAAAAAACCTATAATGTGTTATGGAACAGATCCTGATGGAAAAAGAAAAAGTATAAACATAACAAATCAAACTAATTGGGGTTGGTTTAATATTCCTAATGATTTATATGATCTTTATAATATTGAAGATTTTGCTGATTATTTAAATAACGGATTTAATTATAAACAATTAGAAAGCATGTTTAAAAGAAAGAAATTATGAAATTAAAAATAGGAGATAGAGTTACATTAAAACCTAATTGTCAGTATTATGAACAATCATATGATGTTAAAAATGATTGTTACTCAATAGGAACTATAGTAGAAAAACCATATAAGAGCTTTCCTTCTGAAACTCAATATTGGGTTGGAATTGAATGGGATACTGGATATATGAATTATTATCAAATAGAAAATGTAATAAAAGACCCAGAGTTAATTGATAATATGTTAAAAATAATAGAAAATTATGAATCCAGATAAAATAAGAGATGTAATTATAGGAAATGTTAATGACTTAGTTGCAGAAATAGAAACTAAGAATGACATAATTGATGAGTTAACTCAAGCAATTAGAGAGTTAGAAAACAAAATAGAAGAAAAAGATGATGAAATACAGAAATTAAAAGTAGAAATACAAGTATTTACATTTTTAGAAAACGTAAAATAATTAATATGTTAATAACAGAAATAAAAGATAAACATTTTAAAGATAATTATAATAATGCTATTAAATTTAGCAATATGTCAGAATTAGATAAGTTTATTGCATATATAGAAGAAGATAGAAATAGATATGATAAATTATTTGGAACTCCTTATTCAGAAACACAGATAAAGTATTGGAGAGAGGTTTTAGAAAATAATTTAAAAAAGAAAAGATTTAGATTTGTATCAATTAGAGATCGTGGAGCTTGTTATAATGGACAAAATACAAACTATTTACAATCTGAAAAAATAAGATATTCTAATATATCTGCTATAGATCAGATGTTAGATATGATTACTATGTATGAAAAAAAAGAAGAAATGTCTGATACAGAAAAAGAAATAAGATCTATTTTAGATGAATTGGCGTTATAAAAATAAAGAAGTTAAGAATATTCCAAAAAATTACGATCATTTTATTTATATTATTACTAATATAGATACAGGACAATGGTATGTTGGTAAAAAGATATTTTTCAATAAAAAACGAGTTAAATTAAGTAAAAAAAGAAGACTTGAATTAAATACAAGAAAAATATATGAATATATCATTAAGGAAAGTGATTGGAAAGATTATTATGGTAGTTCAATAGATTTAAAGAACGATATATTAAAAAAAGGAAAAGATAAGTTTAAAAGAGATATTCTTAAGTATGTTAAAGGTAAAAAACAAGCTACAGCTTGGGAACTTTATTATATATTTAAAAGTGGGTTTCCTGATAAATTATCTTATAATGGTAATATATTAGGTAGGATATTTAAAAAAGATTTTATAGAATGACATTAGATGAGTTACATAAATTAATGAGTTACAATGTAACATCTTTATTTACTATGATTTTAAAACATAGATTATTGTATTATGATTTTGAGAAATATTATAAAAATTCTTATAGTCAATGTACAGCTTATGTTGAAAAATCAGGGAATTTAACAGATGATTATGTATTTCATGTATTTAAATACTCTCCAGAATGTGAAAAATTAATAGAAAAACATTTTGAGAGTTTGGATGAACATGAAGATACTATACATGTTGGTTATTATATAGTAGTAGTAATGAATAAATGGAGTTATATGAGTGGAGATGAATGGCAATCATTACAACAAAGTAATTATTATGATTTTAAAGATTTATTATTTAATGAATCTAGATGGAATCAAGGTGCTAATATCCATAATTCTATCATTACTAAATCTGATAAATTAGCTAATTTATTAGAACTATATATCGGAGAAGATGTTAAAAAAAGAAATATATATTGGAAAGCGTATTTAAAAGAAGAAGAAGTCTTAGATTTGGATAAAATATCAAACATGAAAATACTTGGATACAATGAAGAATGGATTTTAGAACAATTAAATAAAGCTTCTAAATATGATAAAATTGTATATGAAAAAGTATTAAAGCATAGTTTTGAAATTACAGCTCCAGCAATAACAGGCTTACAAGCTTTACATTATAAAGAAGATTATGATTTTAAATCTTTACATCAAAGATTAGAATCATATTTAGAAGAAAAAACAGGTAAAAAACAGTATAGAATTGATATTTTAGGAACTAAATTTTCTATATTACCTAATGAAAAGGATTTTGCAGCTAAATTAAAAAAAGCATGTAAACAATATAATTTAACAGATATGAATAAAGTTGAAAAATGTCTAAAAAATCATTTAGATAAATTACAACCTCCATTATTACATTATTATATATTACATAAAGAAAGAGGAAGTCAATTAGCTACAGATTATCAATCTTTTGAAGAAGATAATATGAATGAGAGAATTAAAGAAGTTATAAAAAATAAAGATTTATTTGGATGAGTAAAATAGAAATATATCAACCTGGACATTGTTATGATAAAATGATTCATCAATATCAAAAAGGAAAAGTCAAAGGTACTACAACCTATAATAAAAATATTGATGAAGCATGGACTTGGAGATTACAAGAGTTTAATATATGGACTGGATATGCAAATGAAGGAAAAAGCTTAATGTTAAAACAATTATGTCTAATAAAAGCACTTGAGGAGGGTAAGAAATTTATTTTTTCTTCACCCGAGGATTACCCTCCTGAAGAATTTTTTGATGATATGATACATACAATTTCAGGCGGATCTACAGATAAAGATAGAAAAAACTATATATCTAAAGATCTTTATGATAAATGTTTTGATTTAATTAAAGATAAATTCTATTTTTTATATCTTAAACCTCCATTTAATACTATTGAAAATGTTCTATTTCATATGGAAGAGTTAATAAAAAAAGAAGAGATTTATGGTTGTGTAATAGATCCTATTTTAAAATTTACTCCTTCAGAAAATGCTCCAGATAGAGATGATCGTTATGCAGGATATATTGGTACTCTTTTAGTAGATTTTGCTAGAAGACACAATATATCCATGCATATGGTTATGCATCAAAATACTCCTAAAATAGTAGAAAGTACAGGATATTATCCTAAACCTAATATGTATAATGTTAAAGGAGGAGGTTCTTGGAATGATGGTGCTGATAATCTTGTATTTGTTCAAAGACCTTTCTATTCTAAAGATAAAATGGATGATACTGTATTATTTGGTTCTCAGAAGATTAAAAAACAAAAATTGGTAGGAATACCACAAGAAATGAAATTTAAATTTAATAGATTAACAAATAGATATACTGATATGAATGATCAAGATATATTCTATTTTGATAAATTTTTAACAAAATGAAAGAATACTCAGTCCCAATCAGATGGGAATCTTATTGTACAATAACAGTTCAAGCTTCTAATATAAATGAAGCATGTATCTTAGCATTAAAAGAATTTTTATCTATACCTGATGATAATTATTTAGATGGTAGTTTTTCTATTGATGAATTTATATTAGAAGAGAATCCTAATGAAGTAGAATTATATAATGAAGAAGAAATTTATAAAAAATTATGGGAATGAATTTAAAAATATTAGAAGGTAGAAAAACATGAAAGTAAGATTATTTAATAAAGCAATAGGAGATTTTAATAATGTTTATTTTTCTTCTGATTTACATTTAAATCATGAGAATATTATTAAATTCGGTAGAGATTTCAAAAATGTATCTCATATGAATAGAACTATTATTGATAATATTAATAAAGTATGTCAACCTACAGATTTATTAATATTATTAGGAGATACATTAATGGGTAATAAAGATTATAATGATTTTTGTTCTAATATTAATTGCAATTTAATAATATTATATGGAAATCATTGTAATATTAATAGATTTAAAGAAGTTACAGCTTCAAATTTATTATATCACGGATATTATCTTGAGATCCAAGTCGATAAACAAGACATAATCTGCTCTCATTATCCAATGATGCATTGGAATTATCAAAAAGATGGTAGTTTTATGTTACATGGACATAATCATGGTTATGAATGTGCTGTATTGAAAGAAATCCATAAATATAAATCAATGGAAGTAGGAATAGACTGCTATTATGAAGAATATAAAGAATGGAAACCTTATTCTTATAAAGAAGTAAAAGAAAAATTAAAAAATAAAAAATTAATAAATAGACATTAATATGGCTAGAATTATAAAAAACCCAGGTAGAGGTTATAGCGGTAGAGAAAAACAACCTATTTATGTATATGATTTTCAGTGGTAATTAACATAGATAGATTTGATATAGATTAAATAAAATAATATGAAAAATACAACCGTAATAATAAAAGGAGAGGCTAAATGTGATTACCCTCATTTAGTAGAATTACATGGAATACAATGTGAAGAAGATTTTACAGACTATTTTGATGATGAATTTACATTTAAAGATAAAATAGACTCAGGTTATATGAGTTTTAGTTATGAAAATGGAAAATTATATACATTAACAGTCTATGATTGTAATTGTAAATTAACAGAAGAAGAATTGCTAACATTAGAAGAATATACACAAGGGCAATGGTCTGATGGTATAGGAGAAGGTTTTGAACAACAACCTGCTACATATGTAGATGATTATTTAAACTCAGATGGAGAGATTACAACTGAAGTATATATTAGTCCTTGGTTTTTTGGTCAGAAAATAAGTACAAATCAAAAAGAATTAACATAATGAAATTATTTTTAGATGATATTAGGTATCCTAAAGGTTGCATAGATTATATGCATAGAAGAATAGGACATTTAGCAAAGTTTTATGAAGATGATTGGGTTATTGTTAGAAATTATGATGAATTTTGTGATGTTTTAAAAAACCATTTTCAGGAAATAGAAGTCATTTCTTTTGATCATGATTTAGCAGATGAACATATGTTAGATTATCATAAACATCAAGGTAATGGAAATGATATTATAGGATATGAAGACTTTAAAGAAAAAACAGGTTTAGATTGTGCTTTATTTACAAAAGAAATATATAAAGAGAATAATTTAGTATTACCAACAATGTTTGTTCATAGTATGAATCCTGTTGGGACTCAAAATATTATAAATGTTTTTAAATGAAAGATTATTTAAATGAAAAAATAGACAGATTATTAAGAATTGGAACTTTAAATTTTTGGAATATTAAAAAATATTTAAAAGAAGAAGGATTAAATTTAAGTAAAACTGCATTAATTAAAAGAATTAAAGAATTATGGAAGAATTGTTAAAACAAATGAGAGAGGAAATGGATCAATATATATTAGTTGATAAAGATTCTCATCAAGTATTAAATTTAGTAGAAGTAGAAGTTGTAATTCCAATTATTGAAAAATATATAAAATTAGCATATGATCATTGAGTGTTGTGAAGTAGATTATAGAAAATATGAAGCATATAATTATTCAGGGTTAAAACTCTTTGCAGAAAACCCTTATAGTTATTATAATAAATACATTCTAAAACAAAAAGAAGATGAAACTTTAAGTGATTCTGTTAAAATCGGAATGCTTGTAGATTGTCTTTTGTTAGAAAAAGAAAGATTTAATGAAAAGTTTAGTATAACTGTTTGTGAAAAACCAATAGGACAATTAGGTGAATTCATTGATGAATTATGGGCAATAACTCAAAGATATATTGATCAAGATGGAACTATTACAATTTCTATGAAAGAAAGATTAGAATTTACCTGGGATGTATTTAAACAAAAAAATCCAAATAAATTCAAAGGAAAAGATTTTAATTATCTTGTAGAAAACTTTAAAATAGAAGATAAAAATGGAAACTCTCCACAATTATATTATATCAACCTTATTAAAGAATATGGTAAAGTTACAATAGATCAAAGAACATATGATAAAGCAGAAAAAATTGTTAATAATATAATTCATGGAAAATATACTAATAATTTATTTATACCTTCTAGAACTATAGAATTAAAATATCAAACTGCAATCGTATCTATTATAGATGGAGTAGAAGTTAAAGGTTTAATTGATATTATTAAAATTGATCATACATCTAAAACTGTGTTAGGTATTGATTTAAAAACAACCTGGCAAATGACTAATTTCTCTTTTAATTTTAAGAAAATGGGATATTATTTACAAGCTAGTTTATATCATAGTTTATTATCTCAATATATTATTGATAATAATTTAACTGATTATACAGTTGATGATAGATTTATGTTCTTAATTTGTGATAGTTCATTGACTTATTTACCACATTTTTATATATGTAGTAAAGATATAATAGATAAAGGTTTAAATGGTTTTTCAGATAGTTATACTGATTATAAAGGAGTAAAACAATTAATTAAAGAAATAGAATATTGTAAGAAAAATGGATTTTATGATCACATTTCTTTACATGAAAATAATGGATATTTAAATATAAAATTATGACATACGTAACATATAAATACTTTAATAAAAGTAATCAAAGATTAGCTATTTTTGGTGAAGTGATCAATGATAACATGGCAATTACTATAATTCCATGTTCAAAAAAAGATCAATTTAATAAAAAAAAAGCTAGAGAATTATATAATAAGATAAAAGAAGGAGAAACTGTTCATTATGAAGCCTTTAACTTTAAAGGAACTGATGCAAGTGACTTTTTTAGATGGTGTAAATCTAGATATTATAAAAAAGTATATATAATCACAGATGAAAATACTGAAATAGTAAAATACACACATAAAACAGGAAAAAAACCTTCTAGAATAGAAATATTATATAGTCCTCAAATTAATAAAGAAAAAGTAAGTTAATTCTTACTTTTTTCTTTTATTTTATAATTATGGAATGTTATTTAGTTGAAAATTTAAAAGAATTAGATCAAGTAACCTCTTTAAAAGGTTTGAATGTTAAACGAATTAATAAAGGTTATCGGACAAAAGTAGGACCAGGTTTAAAAGAATATTTGGATATAAAAGAAGATATATTAGCTGGAAATCATACTGTTTATGCTATTTCAGCTAAAAGAAAAACATTATATTGGTTTAGAAGAGATACTAGTAAAATATCAATGATAGACTACTTGAAGAAAGATAATATTAAAATTCTCCTTATTCCTAGTCTTAATCTTACGTTTTTTAAGAATCTAGATTTAATCTTAAATAAATTAGAAGAAATTGTATAAAATATTAGAAATAAGTTGTATCTTATATTCTAATTATTTAATTTTACAAAAAATAGAAAAATGGTAGATATAGAAAAATTATCAAAGGAGGTTATAACTCCTTTTGGAGAGATAGGTTACGTTGTTTTTAAAAGAACATATGCTAGAAAATTAAAAGAAGATGATCCTAATTCAAAGACTGAAGAATTCTTTCAAGTCATTGAAAGAGAACTTGATGCTTGTAAAAAACAATTAAAAATTAAATTTACGCCTCAAGAAGAAGAACAATACGCAAGATATAGATTAGGACTTAAATTTAGTACAGCAGGTAGATTTATGTGGCAATTAGGAACCAAAACTGTTGATAAATTAGGTTTACCTAGCTTACAAAATTGTTCTTATGTAACTGTAAATCAACCTATTAGACCATTTACTTGGGCATTTGAAATGTTAATGTTAGGTTCAGGGGTTGGTTTTAACATTCAAAAAGAAAATGTATATCAATTACCTAAATTAAAGAATAAAATTAAAATTGAAAGAAAAGATACTAAAGATGCTGATTTTATTGTTCCTGATACACGAGAAGGATGGGTTAAACTTTTAGGAAAAGTATTAAAAGCTCATTTTTACTCAGGTGAGAGTTTTTCTTATTCTACTATATGTGTGAGGGGTAAAGGTGCTCCTATAAAAGGTTTTGGTGGTACTTCTTCTGGACCAGAAGATTTATGTTGGGGAATAAATGAAATTCATAAAATATTAAATAATCGTAGTAATAAAAAATTAAGACCTATAGATTGTCTTGATATTATGAATATCATAGGATATATTGTTGTAAGTGGTAATGTTAGAAGAAGTGCAGAAATTGCTATTGGTGATTTTGATGATATAGAATTTTTAACAGCTAAACGTTGGGATTTAGGACCAATACCTAATTGGAGAAGTATGAGTAATAATTCTATTTATACTCCTTCAAACTTAAAATTATTACCTCAAGAGTTTTGGGATACATATGAGCAAGGAGAACCTTATGGATTGATAAATTTGGATTTAGCACGTTCTTGTGGTAGAACTGGAGAAACAAAATATCCAGATCCAAATGTAGAAGGATTTAATCCATGTGGTGAACAAGGATTAAATAATTTTGAGACTTGTTGTTTAAGTGAAGTTTATTTACCTAATATAACATCTAAAGAAGAATTATTTGATGTTTTAACTTATACATATCGAGTAAATAAACATTCTTTAAGTTTAACATGTTCTTTAAAAGAAACAGAAGATGTTGTTCATAAAAATATGAGAATGGGAATTGGTATGACAGGAATCTTACAAGCTACTGAAGAACAAAGAAATTGGTTAAAAGACGCATATGTATTTTTAAGAGAATATGATAAACAATATTCTGAATTAAATGGATTCCCTGAATCTATTAAATTAACAACTGTTAAACCTTCTGGAACATTGTCTTTATTAGCTGGAGTAACTCCTGGAGTACATCCTAATCCTGCTGGACCTTATTATTATAGAAGAGTAAGAATGGCTACAGGATCTCCTTTAATTGATTTATGTAGAAAACACGGATATCATGTTGAACCTGCTATAGAGTTTGATAATAGTCAAAGTAAAACTACAATGGTTGTTACATTTCCTTGTAAAGTACCAGAAACTACACCTGTAGCATCTAATTTCTCATTTAAAGAACAATTAGATATGGTTAGAAGACTTCAAGCAGAATGGAGTGATAATTCTGTAAGTTGTACAGTTTATTATAATAAAGAAGAACTTCCTGAATTAAAAGAATATTTATACAAATATTTTAACTCAGAAATAAAAACAGTATCATTCTTATTACAACAAGGTCATGGTTTTCTTCAAGCTCCTTATGAAACAATTTCTAAAGAAACATATGAAAAAGAAATTAAGTTGATAACTCCTATTACAAATGTTAATTTAGATGATAACTCATTTGAATTACAAGATTGTGATAATGGATCTTGTCCAATAAAATAAAATGTTTAATTTTAATAAAATAAAAGCATATATGGATTTATATCCAAATATTGAGAAAAATCATTTAAATGATAATAACTACTCTAAATATTGGATTGAATTTAAAGATGGAAAAGAAATGAATGAATTTTATAGTTTATTAAAAGCAAATAATATTACTAGTAATTCAATCGAATTCTTATCTGCAAATATATTTCTTCAGGAAAAATTATATGGAGGATTATACGGAGAATGGACCATTAACAAAGGTTGGTTAAAAGAAAGAGAATGTATTATAGTATCTTCAGATTATTTTAAAGGAGATGATACATTAGAAGTAATACAAAAAATAGAAAAATTAATAAATATAATAGAAAATGACATTTAAAGAGTATCAATCCAATGCCAAAAGAACCTGTGCTGATTTAGGTTCATTAGAGATGAATTTATCTCATATGATTTTAGGAATTATTTCTGAACAAGAAGAATTCTTAAAAGCTATAGTAAATCATGATAAAATAAATATAATTGAAGAATCAGCTGATGTTTTATGGTATATAGCTAATTATTGTACGTTTCGTAATTTTGATTTAGAAGATATTTATAATAACAGAAACGATGTTGTTATAGAAGCCTGGGAAACAGAAGTGACTCCATATGAAATTCATGCATCTAAACTTGCAGATTATGTTAAAAAGTTTATAGCTTATAAAAAACCTCTTGATCCTAATAATGAGATTAATTCATTAAGAATGATTATAGATATAATTTGTAGTGATATTGAAGAAGTAGGCGGAGATGTTTATTCTGCTTTGCAGAATAATATAGATAAACTAAAAGTTAGATTTCCTGATAAGTTTTCAGAACATTCTGCATTGAATAGAAATATAGAAGAAGAAAGAAAAGAATTAGAAAAATGATAACAAAAAATCCCCTGAAATATGGGGATTTTTCATTTTTTAATAGTATTTTTGATTAAAATAATAATATGAGTAAAGAGAAATATTCAGCACAAGCAGAAAGCATGATTGAAGAATTAGAGAAACTTTTTGGAAAAGGAACTGTCTTATTAGGTATAGATAAAGAACCTTATGGAGATATCATTCCTTCATCTTCTTTTTCTTTTAATTATGCTAGTGGTATTGGAGGAGTAGCAAAGAAAAAAATATATGATATTTATGCAGATCCTTCTGCTGGTAAAAGTACATTAGGATATGATTTAATTGGTAATTGTCAGAAGAAATTTGGAGAATGGGCTTTATTAATTGATAAAGAAGATTCTTACTCTCCTAATTATGGAGCAGCAATGGGAATAGATAATGAAAAACTTATTGTTATGAATAATAAGTCTTCTAAAATTGAATCATTAGAAGATATGTATGATGTTTTAAGAAAAGCTATTGAATCTAATAAATTTGGTGTTATAGTAGTAGATTCAGTCACATCTTTTGCTCCACAATCTAAATTTGAAGATTCAGCTGTAATGGGTGTAGAAGCTCGTGTAAACTCTGATAAAATGAGATTAATTAATAATCTTATGCCTAAATCTAATACATGTTTATTGTTATTACGACAAAGTAGACAAAGTATTGGTGGATTTGGTAATCCGATTACAGTTAGTGGTGGTACAGCTATTCCTTTTTATTCTCATGTACGAGTATGGGTTACAAGAAGTGAAATTGATAGAGAGTTAGGAAAAAATAAAATTAAATTCAACTTTGTTAAAAATAAAATGAGTGTTCCATTTAAAATTGGAGTTACATTATATGATTGGAAAGAAGGATTTGATTCTGCTAGTGAATGTGGTGATTTAGCATTAGAATTTGGTATTATAAATATTTCTGGAAAGAAATATACATTACCTAATATTGAAGAAAGTATAACAGGAAAGAAAAAAGTAGTAGAATATTTAAAAAATAATCCAGATTATGTATCTACTGTTTTACAACCATTAGTAGAAAATAAACTAAATAATAGTGAAGAAATAGTTGAAGAACCTGATGTGCAATAATTTTTATTTTTAAATAAAAAAGGGAGACATTTCTGTTTCCCTTTTTTTATTTTTATTTTAAATTGTTTATTTAGATAATTCTAAATCAGCATTAGTGAATTTTTTAAATTTATAAACTGATTCAACTTTAATAGTATCATTTATATTTACAATACTTTGATTATATCGTCTAAAATATAATTTATTAATAATACCTCCAGATCTATCTTGAATTAAAAGATTTGTTGTATCTCCAATAGCACATAATATACCCCAACTAGTTAAAGGATTCCAAATATATCCAGCAGTTGCATTTTGATTATATTTATATGATTCATCATCATTATTTAATATATAATTTTGATTGGCTTCCCATGCAGTAGCTTTATTAACTGGTTCATTTACAGCAAGTTGTGGTAAATATCCTGTTGCTGTTCCAGGATAACCCCATACATATACAGTATTAATTTTTACACCATCTTTAGCTGTAAAAGTATAAGATTGACTATATGTAGAAACTTTTCCTATTAAAGAATGTTTACAATATCCTGTTATATTAAATTTAAATTCATTACATAAATGTGTATAATTACCTTGTGGGACACTAGTTAATAAATAACCGTCTTTATACATAGATGTTGTAGATTTAAACTGAGAACCAGAATGACCTAACCATTCTGCTTGAGTTACACTTAAACCTTGTGGAATAAAAGAAAACGCAAAATTATTATCAGAGTTAGTAGACATCAAATTAGAATTTGATATAGGTTCAAAACTTACTCCAGGTTTTGTTATATTTATAGAACTATCATTAAACCAAATACCTGTTAATCTAACAGTTTTAGTAGAATTATTAATTGCAGAATATGGAGTAATTATAAATCTAACAATATGAGTATCTAAAGGTAGATTATTAGCTATTATTAATCGTCTACTACTAGTAAAATAACTTAAATCAGAATGTATAGGTAATATAGCATTAGAACCAGGACTTTTTCCATATAATAGTCTATCTGTTGGAGCTAATAAACCACCATTAGTAGTTAAACAACTTGAAGATAATGTTCCATTGTTAACAAATTGTTGAGCTGTAGGTAACATATTAGCTAAGGTAGCATTATTATCTATTAATACTTTTAAAAATCCACTTACAGAACTTGTAGCAACATCATATACTCCAATTGCTGTACAAGGTCCTGTAGTTTTAAATTGAGCATATCCATTAATTGATGCTGAAGTTCTATATGATGAGCCATATTGAGTAACTGCTGTATTTACAGCCCACGCTCCTAAACGAGTGGCATTATTAATGTGAACACCTCCTAATATATTAACTAAACCATATTGAAATATTTCTGCTGCTCCTGAATTAGCACTAGCATTTATTTTTCCTAATGGGAAGAATAAAGCTTGAGTTTTTACAGATGTAGGTATTACTACTCCATAATCAGCAGTTGATTCTGTAGCATTTCTTCTAACAATTAAAATTGGAGAAGTAATAGATTCAAATATATCTATAATAGGACCAGAAGGTTCATTAATAGATTCTATATTAAAAGAACTATTAAAAAAAGATAGATTTGGTATAACTGTTTTTTGACAAGAAACTATTAATAATAAAGTTAATAATAATATAGTATATGATTTTTTCATTTATGCTTCATTTAAAAGAATCCATTTTGCACCCGTCCATTGAATTTGAAACCTGGCATTACTATTTAAAGTAGTAGTAGTAGAACCATTTCCATTTTCAACATTACTAGTTAGTGTAAGATTAACCCCAGAATAATTAATTAAATTATATATACGACCTACAACTGCTCCAGGAGTTAACGTAAATGTACCTGAAGCTCCTGTAATAAAATATTGAGTATAAGCATCAGTAATTGTAGGATCAAGTGAATTATGAGTAGTAATACTAGATCCAAAAGATCCATTAACTTCTAAGTTTGATAATGGTACAGATGAGGTATTTATTCCTAATTTACCATCATTTGTTAATTCCATTCGTTTTGCATCTCCAACATCATTATTACCTGCTCCTTGAACTCCACTATTCCATGCTAAACTAGCATTTGAAGATTGGATATATTGAGTAAAATAATTTGCTGTAGGAGGTACACCTCTAATAATTCTTATTCCTGTTTGTTGTTGAGCAATACTATTTAAAGCACACCATACATTAAAATGAGCATTTCCTAATTGATCAGGAGCATATCCTAATTGTTGAGGAATAATGTTTGTGGTATTATATATTCTTGTAGCTGCTGAAAATGAAGGATTTGTAGATAAAGATAAAGAAGGATTACTATTTCCTGTTCTTACAACAAGAACTCCTGATTCCTCTCTAATATTAGCAGTATTAACACCTGCTACATTACCATCTCCTAATTGTATATAATTCAAGAAATTCATTCTTAAACCTACGCTACCACTTGCTCCATTAATATATACTCCTGATGTTAAATGGTTACCATTATCTCCTATTTGAACTCTTAATGCCCCTGAAGGACTTAAGTTTGCAGGAGCAACACCATTATTATTAATTAATAATCTACCATCAGATAAAAAAGAAGAAGTAGTAGTTCCTGCTATTAATAAATTAAATCCATTATTGGTAATGGTTGTATTTTGTAATAAATTACCTCCTAATTGCCAATTAGTATCTGTGGACTTATTTAATCCATTATTTGCAGTTAATGATAAATAACTTAAATTTCCACCAGATATTCCAAGAAATGTACCATTAGACCCAGGAGCTAAAAATTGACATTCATTACTCACATTTGTACTTAATAATGATTGAGCAACAGATGACTTTTCAAGATCGTTTTTTAATATAAGTCTATTGTTTGCCATTAGTATGTATAATTTATTTGAATATTTTCACTTCCTGCTCCTCCAACAGAAGGACCAAAAGAAGTAGAAAAAGTTACAGTTGTTCCAGATATAGTATAATCATTACCTACACCTGGTAATTTAATTTGACCGTTTCTAGAAACAAATAATATTTCTAAAGGAGTTTGAGTTAATGTTACAGTCGATCCAGAAGTTAAACCTAAAAAACTATCTCTTTGAATTCTAAGACCATAAGATATTCGATTAGAAGATACTGTAGGTATTAATCCATTTGTACCATGAAATAATAAAGTTTCATGATTATTTAATAGATCTGTATTAACCCCATCAGAAATTGTAAAATCAAAAAGAAAGTTAGCAATATTATCTACTATAGGGACATTAACAGTAGCTCCTGAATCAAATGTTAATACTAAATTATTAGTAGCATCATTCCAAGTAACATTTGTTAATAAATTATTCTTAGATAAATAAATACCACCATCTGTTCCTATTGTAATATCATTATTAGCATCAGTAGATATTTTAACTAAAATAGTTAATAAATCTGTAGCACTTACAGTAGCAGTAATACCGTTTCCACTAGTAATTGTTAATGTATCTCCTGAATTTACTACTTGACTTGTAGTACCATCAGTTATGGTAAAACTACTATTTAATATAGAAGATTGCCAAGATGGTTCATTTCCAGGTCCATTAGATGTTAAAATATATCCATTTGAACCTGGAGCTATATATTTTTGTTTATTATTACTATCTGTAACAATAATAGACCCTGGATTAGCAGATTTCTCTAATTGAGTTGAAATTATAATACTATTATTGCTCATGTTAATATGAATAAGTTATTGCAATGTCTTCTCCACCTGCTCCTCCAGGTGTTACAGAAATAGGATTAATTAAAGTTAAGATATTAGCAGCTATAGTATATTCAGATGACAGTAATTGTTTACCTCCTCTTGTTACTACTTCAGGATAACCTGTTGTAGGAGTATAAGTTAAAGTAAAATCAGTTGTACCTGCTAAAGGATTAATAAACTCATCTCGAAACATATTAAATACAAAATCTCTAGGACAACAACTGGAAGGTAGAAGCCTATATAAAAAATCAGCATCTTGTTTTGTAATACCCAAGACAGCTGATAGTTTATTAACAATCATTTGTTTATTTAAAATTTCAATATTCATTATTAAGGATTAGGTACACAACATGTGTCAGCAGCATCTATAACCAATTGTTGTAATTTTGCATAAAGCCATTTATTTAACTTTCCTACTTTTTTAAAATGAAAAATATCTGAATGTACATATACATCAGGTTTTTCTGGACAACAAGTTACTTGATAGGTTTCTGGTATTATAATTTCTTGATCGATAAGTTCATTAGCTAACCATTTAGTTAAGTTAATATATCCACTTAATTTTTTTGTGGATTTCTTTACATAACCGTTAAAAATAAATAAAGATTGTGTACAACATAATTCACTTAAACTTTTAGAAGTATAAGGTACATTATATTTATTTAATTCCCTTAAAACAAAATTAAATAAATTGAAATTACGTTTATGATCATATCGTTCTTTATAATATGATCCTACTTTTAATGTTAATCTCATAGTAATAATATCTATTTAACCAAAATAGAGAAGGTTATTGTTCGTTTGTAGATTCTTTTATTGTTTTACCGTCTGTTACAATTATTTTTTTAACAGATTCAGGTTGAATATTATATATTGGTCTTCTTACAGCAGTACATCTAGACTTAGATATTTTAGCTATATTAACTCGATCAGATTGATTACCACCTAATACATAAAAAAAGTTTTTATCTTCTCCTACATATATTCCTACATGACCTCCACCTTTTCTTGTAAAGATTAAAACATCTCCTAAAGCAGCATCTTTAATAGCAATTTCTCCACCAAACTTCCTCCAAGATAAAGCAGATAAATCTACCATAGAACTATCTTTATCAGCTCGTTGTGCTATAACGATCATAAATAAAGAACACCACGGAATAGAATCTGCATTATACCAATCATCAGCTTTATTTTTAGTTTCTTTAGCCCAATTTACAATAACTGGATTTGATTTAGATCCTGGCGTTTCTATAATACCATATAAAGCTAACGCTTCTCTAACAATTTTAGGAGGTAGTATTTGTTTTAAATGATTTAATATTGATGTCATTTTTACTTATTTATAGAACTACTAGTATCAACCATGCAAGATATCGAATCAATTGACATATTAAGTTCTTCTTGTTTCTTTTCTTGATTTTTAACATTCTCAAATGACTTTTTAATCTGAGATTCATATTGATTATGTTTTGATATTTTAAAATTTTCTATTGAATCAAGAAGTTTATTAGAACTTATTTTTAATTGAGGTCCATAAATGGGTTGTATATCAACTTGATTAATAGTAGGTTGTTTATTTGATAATAAACCTAAAGCAATAAAAGCCAATAAAGAACTAGACACAGAAACTAATAAATTTTTCATTTATTTATTTATTTTTTTTAATAAATTAGATTGTTTTTGTTTTATTTCTTGAGTCTTTTTAGAAACTCTATTTTCAATAACTTTAACGTCATTAGCTATTTTTTTCATTTCATTTATTTCATTAATAGCATTAAATAACTTCTCAGAAGCTAATGAATCTTTCCAATAAGCAACCTGTCTTTGAAGCTCTTTCTTTTCTAATTGACAAGTATCGTTCATTTTTTGAATATGTTTTTTATATTCATTAGAACTATTTAAATTAGAACTTCTTTCTTTAAAAAACAAGAAACCAATAAATAATAAAGCTCCTCCAATTACGCCTATTATTTGTTTTTCAGCTTTCAGTTTTATAAAGTATTTCCATATATTTATTAAACCTTGAAACATAAATAAAATTAATGTAATAAACTAGAAACAATAGTAATATCTGTTAAAGTACCTCCTCCTGATAATATAGTTACTGAACCAATATAAAATGGATTTGTATAAACAGGAGTTTGATAGAAAGTAGGACCAGCAGGAAGAATAACAGTTCCTATACTTGTATTTAACTGTACAACTTGATTAGTTAATTTAAAAATAGAAAAAGTATTCCCAATTATACCACTCATAATAGCACTATTTCCTAAAAAAGAATCAAAATGGGCTAAACTAACCCCATCTGGAGTTGGTTCTAATTTACAACATAATTGTTTAAATCCTTGACCTAATATACCTCGTATATCAGAAAGTAATTTCTGAGCTGTAGCTGTATGTAATGAACTTTGCATAGTATTTATTTTAAAATAAGAGTAAATCTTAGGAATAATAATTCCTTAGTGTATATGACACTAACTATAATATAAGTTACTGATTTTTAATCTATAAAGTATATTAATTTTAAAAATTAATCTTCTTCTATATAATCTATAGAGATATCTAAATCTTCAAATTCATCTTCAGCATCTTGTTTAAAAACTTCTAAAGCTGAGTTATCAAATGGGTTTTTAATTATTTGATGATATTCAAAATTTACTGTTTGATTATCATAAAATTTTTCTAATTCATTATCTGATAATAAATAAAACCAATCGGATTCTACTTTAACAGTCATTCCATTAGGGAGTTCTACATTTATTAACATATTAATTATATCTTAAAGTTATATTATGTTTTTTTCTAAAATCTTCATCTATAATAGCCATCCAATTCATCATTTCTTTAGAAATTGGAAATAATTTACTAAAATATTTAAAAGGGTGGGTTTTTTCTAAATCTTCTTGTTCATCATTCGTGAAAATATTTTGAACTTGATTAAAGCTATATCGAGTCATATGTTCTCCAAATCTCATTCCATCTACTAATGTCTGAACTACTGGGAAAGGTTTATTTACTAAATCTGTAAAAGAAACAGGATTTATATAGAAGGTTAACTCATTTTTAAATTTACCTAACATATTTAATACTAATCTTTGATAACCAGACTTAGGTTCATCATCATCCCAGGCCATTCCTATGGATAATATAGCTATCAGTAAACTAGTTATAATTAATAATTCTTTAAAAGTAGATCTAATATTATTTATATATACATGAGTAAAATCTGAAAAAGAAATAAAGTTATTTTCTGATCCTCCATTTAATAAATGTTGTTCTTTTAAGTTATTATATTTTGTTAGGATTTTTTCATAAGAAACTTCATTCATTTGAGAAAATGCTGCTTTTGTTAATTGTAAAAAATCCTTTCCTATTAAATCTTTAAACGTCATATATTTTCCCCAATTTAATCGTTTAGTTACATTATCTATTTCAGGATCACCAAATCTTTCTGTAACTAATCTAGGCATCCAATTTTTAAATTGCATAGATATTACACCTAATGCACTTAATCCAAACGCATTTTTATCCTCATGTGAAGCATTACCTATGACTTTTGTAGTTAATTTTTGAATCAAAGGTCTTAATTTAATAATATGATCTTCTGATAATTCAACAGAAGGATTGTTAAATAAGGATTCTTTTTGTAATTCTTTTATTTTATTTTCTAGTTCTATATCTAATTTACTAACATTTTCAAATTCTTTAAGACTCATCATATTATTAAACTGAGCCTCATAATTTAATTCTTCTTTAGCTAAATCTCTAATATTATATAATTCATTATTTCTAAGAATAAAATTATTCAAAGTAGATAAACCTATTACATTTTGAATGTATTTATCTACATTTCTTAACATGAAATATAACTTTTCCTGAGTAAAATGTTTCTCAAACGTTACTTTTGAAAGTTTATTACCTCTAATTCTATCTGAATCTTCAATAAAAGAGTCAATTGAATCTAATAATCTCATTCTTTCCTTTGCTGTATCGTTTAATAGTGAGTTTGCTAAACTTACTTTGGAAGAAGCTATATCTGACTTTGTAAAATATCCATTTCTATTGGCTTCTAATAAAAGATTGGACATACCTCCAAATAAAGCTGAACTAGCTGACAAAATATTAAAACCTAATGTAGTCATACTTCTCCAAGCCATTAACTTTTTAACAGTTTTAACTGTAGAGATATTAGTATTTAAGATAGTGTTACCTGCAAACTTTGCTAATTCTGAAAATCCTGATTTACCATATACTGAATAATTAATAAAACGTCTTAATAATTCAGTATTTTCATTATGTCCTTTAATAACTTGAGGAATCTTTTCACCAGAAATATTTGTACTATATACTATATTTCCATCTTTATTAACTTGAAGATTTTCTTTATCTTTTTCAATTTCAATTAAAATTCTAGATAATTCTTCTAAGGATTGTTTGGCTTTAAATTCTTCTAAATGAGAAGAAAATAATGAATATACTTTTAATAAATTAAATGATTGATTGCTATAATCTTTTAATTCATTAATAATATCATATTTATCAATGACTTTTGATTTTGGATCAAATCCTAAATTTAAAACTTTATTTATCTCATCAATAGTAAAATCAAAAGTTTCTAACGTTTTTCTTAATCCATATTCTTCCAGTCTAACTGCAAAATCTTCATCATCTAAGCTAATTATTTTAGAAAATAAATCTTTTTCTTTAATATTAGATATATCTTGTTGGAATAATTTAGGAATAACTAACTCTTCTTCACCTGTAATAGGATTTATAATAGTCTCAGCCAAACTATCTTCATCATTAATATTCTCTTTTAGTTTTCTATAATAATTCTGAAGAGATATATCTGAAAAGTTCTTATCCTGTACTTTTTCAGTTATTGTAGCATAAGCTGATGGATAGAAAGTAAATTTATTAGGGATTAAACCTTCTTCAAATGCTTTAGTATTTATATCTATAAGAGTATTATATAAATTGACTCTGTCTTCAGATTCTTTTAATTTAATATAATCTTTAGTATGAAACTTACTTTCGGCTTCTTCAGTTAAATTAAAAAATCTCCAATTAATATTTGTTATTACACCTTCTCTTTCAATAAAAGCTTTGTTATTTTCAAGCTCCCAAACATCTAGCAATTGATTTAATTTATCTCGTAATGCTTGATTATGATAATATTCCTCCTCGGTTTCTTCTTCTAATTCTACATCTATAAAATCTAATGTAGACATTAAAAAATCTCGATATGCGTTTTTAGCTTTTTGATAAGCTTCATCATTTCTAATAAAATTATCATCTTCAAAAGCATATAACTCATCTAAAGTTTCAAATCCATTAGCTTCAGCTAATATTTTACCTTTATCAATTTTAGCTATTAACTTTGGAATTCTTTTTCCTTGTCTGTTCTTTTGAAAGAAATAATTAAAATCTGATTGGGATAATTTAGAAAACTCATTAAGATTCTTAAAATGTTTTAATTTCTCAATATTAGCTTTATTAAATAATAATGTTTGTTTTGCATTTAAAAAAGCTATTGTTTTTACATCTGATATAGCAGAAAACTCTCTAAAATGCCTTTTAGCACCTGTATATGCTTTTTCATTACTTGTTAAATTATATATACCAAAACCTTGAGCTTGTTCAGATAATATCTGATTTCTAAGATTTTTTAAACTTTTTACACTTAAAAATATCTTTCTTTCTAATAAAGCTAAAGCATTTTTATCTTCTGTGTTATCTTGATCTTCTAAAGGAAAATAAGTAGATAAGTTACTATATACATTTAATTCATAAATTAAATCTTGTATTTTCTTTAGATTAATGTCTTCAGTTTTTTTAGTTAACTCTTTTTCTGCTTCCGATATTAACATGTTAATACGTCTTTTAGCAGCATCAGCACTTTTTCTGACTTTTAAATCCTGAATAATCTTTCTAATTTCTCTAAATCTTAAAGATTTTAAGAATTCTCTATCTTCTCTAGATTCTTCTTGTTGTTTAATATAGTTCTGTAATAATGATTCAAGCTTATTAATTAATGTATTAATATGATCTTCATTCTCATCAGATACAATAATTGGTAGTAAGTAACGTTGAGGAACTTCCCCTTCTTGTTTAATTTCAGTGGATCCAAAAGGTTGAATTGTAATAGGATCTCTATCAGGATTAAAAGAATTTAATGTATAATCATCAGATTTATCATATTCTCCTGTAAATATGTTGAATTCACTCTTTTTACCTACAAAAAGACCTACAGGTATAGCTCTACCATCAATAAATTCTAATCCAGTTAATCGTTTAACCATTTTAGCATACTCTGATAACTGTAAAGCATAAGCTGTTTCTTTTTTATCTGATAATATTTCAATTTCTCTAAAGGTAGTATTATACTTATCATATCTACTAGCAGATAAAGTCTTCCAATCTACAATAGAAAAACTTCCATTACCTAAAACTAATAAATCTATAGTACCAGCTATTCCTGTTTCAGGATTAATTACTTTTTGTTCAGTTCTAAATTGAACATCTATTCCATGTCTTTGAATGTAAAATTCAATCATTCCTGGTAAAAACTCAGCAACAACTGTTTTTAATATATTAGCTGCATCAGAATCTAATAATATTTTATTTTCATCTTCTGGAGAAGTAATAGCAAAATCATTTACTAAACTCATTAACATGTCTTGAATTGCTTCACTTCTTTCTTCTGAACTTAATTTCTTTAAATTTTCATTCAAATAACCATCTTTATCTACAATAGTAAATTTATCAGATAATAATTGTTCTATATAATTATGAAAAACAGTTCCTACATTCTTTAAATATTCACTTTTTTCTGTTGGAGAAAATGTTTTTTTAAAAGTTTGTTTATAAAAGACATCTATAATAGCTTCATGCACAGATTTAAATATTTGCTGACTACGTTTATCAATATATTTACGTTTTGGCTCATCTATATCTAATTCACCTTTTACAAAGGTTACTTCAATATTATCATTTATATCATCTAATACTTTATTAACTTCTGTAGGAGATAAACGTTGATCAGCTGCAAAAGCATAGTCTTTCAAATTAACAGAAAAATCATCATTTAAAAATCCATTTAATAATGTAGTTAATGGAGTAGATAGATTTACTTCAAAGTCTTTTATTTTTCCAAATAGTTTCATAAAAAATGAAACAACTCTATCAATTAAATCAAAGAGAGAATAAGATTGAACTACTGGTTCAGTTAATTCTCCTGTAGATATTAAACCTGCGGCAGTTACAATTGTTTCATAAATTAAAGCTTGTTCAGAATATTCAGGATAAGATAATTTAATTTGATCTATTAATTTAGATCCGTTATATTCAAGTGTTTTAGCTTTATTACTTAATAAAGTGTATAAAGTACTATTATTTAGTCTTACTAATTCTATAAATGGATGTAAATATTCATGAATAGCTGTATCAGCTGTTGCATAATTAGGATTAATATAAACTACCCCATCTTTAATATATCCTTTTTTGGGAGTTCTATAATCAAATTTCCAAGAAATATTAAATTTAGACTCTAATTTATATAATAAAACTTCTAAAGCTGCTTCAAAACGAGGATTTGCTTTATTTATGGATTTTAAAGATCCTATAAAATCAGAAATAGAATTATCAAATGTTAAATAACTAGATATTTCTTCTAAAGATATGTTAGGATTATATTTACCTTCTCTTATATAAACATGTTGTGAATTAATTCCTCCTTCTTTAAATTGAAAAATATCTGGAAATGAATTAGATAATCTTTGAAAGATTTCAAGATTCTGGTTTTTTAATTGATTATTATCATTAAAACCCATTACAATATGATCAGCTTTAATCTTTTCTCGAGGACCAGTTACAATTCCAGTTAAAGCATGCATTAAAACTCCTTTAGATATATTTGGATCTAAACTTACTAATGAAGAAATCAATCTTTCTTGTACTGATTTAAATGAAGAATAAAAAGCATTTAAATCTTTAACTTCAGGATATATAAAATCTCCTGTTCTAGATTTAACTCTAGAATAATGTCTTACCGCTAATTCTGCACCTAATTTACCTAAACGTTTTTCTAATTTTAAAAAATTAGGATGACTTTTATTTATACACTTCATTTATATATGACATTTTAATATTTCAATAATATCATCTTCTGATATTAAAGCTATTTTATTATTAAATAAATCTTCTATCTTTTCATACCCTTCTTTTTTTAACATACTATCAATTTTTTTTAATTGATCTTCAGTTAAAGAATAATAAAACGATACAAGTTTTGCAGGATAGTATTTTGCTAAAGGAGAATACTTTTGAATAATATTAAGTTTAAAACCATTATTCATAGCATTTCTTAAAAAACTAGCTCTTGCATCTGAAAGACTTTTAGCAAATCTGCCAAAGGTAGGATTTGTTTCTGATTCATAATAATATACTCCAACTAATTCATTCTGCTCATTAACAAAATATGGTTGAAACATTACATCTGATCTTGAAATAATATCTTTATGAACTTTATTTGTATCATAATTATATGATTCTATTAATTGATCGTATAGAACTCTTAATTCATCAGAAAACTCAAATTTAGATAATCTATGATTTAGTCTTGATAAATCCTTATTATTAGTAGATTTATTTAAATCCCTTAATTGATCTAAACTTGCTTGTATTAATTTCCCTGTATTAGTTTTAAGTTCTACTTTTCCTTTACTTATTTTTCCTGTAACTTGAGCTTCAAATATTTCATATTTCCCTCCTAATATTACAGTTTTAAATATATTCTTATTAGAATTTACATAATTTTCAAGTTCAACATTAATACTTGGAGAGGTTTCTATTTTATCTATGACTTGATTTCTATTAACTAAAATAATTTTACCTGTATTAGTTCTAACTTCTATTTGGCCTCCGCTTATATTTCCTGTGATTTGAGCTTCAAATTCAGTATATTTTTCACCTAATTTAATAGTTTTAAATATTCCTATGTTATTTTTTACATAGTTTTTAAAGTCTTCCGCTCTCTTCATATAAGCTAATATAACTTCTTTACGTTTAGTAAAATATTCTTTATATTCTGCTTTTTGATCATTTGTAAATTTAGGTGACTCCCAGGCTTGATTTAATTCTTCTAATGTATTAAATGAATTAATTCTATTTATAATAGATTGTTTAACAGCAGGTGTTACTTTTTTTGGTAATGGAGTTGTAATTTTTTTAACGCCATCAGAATAACCTATTATTCCTTCAATACTATCATTTAACGGTTTTATCTTTTTTTGATTTTTTTCAATTTCTGAATTACTTTCAACTGGCCTTATACCATTTATTGTAGATAATGTAATATGTGGATATTTATTCTTAGAAAGAGGATTATCAACTAATAATACATCTAATTTATCAGTAGTTAATCTTCCTATAATTTTAATTTCTATTGGATCACCAATAGGAAGATTACTTATATCTTTAGGTTTAAATTCAATAGTAGAATGATGAGAATATAAATTCTCATAAACTTGACCATATTTTTGTATAAGAACATTAGTATCAACAAAAACAGCAGAATATACAGGAGATTTATTGCTTGATAATGTAGGTAAAGCTTTCATTCCTGATTCTGATTCTTCTGAGTTATTTTCTTTCTTTTTACTCCCGTATTTTACAAAACCTCCTACAAGACTGTTAACTTCATCTTCCGTTAAAGTTTTACCAGTAAATATTTTAAGCCAATCTCCAAGTTTTTGCAGTAATTTAACCCACCAAGTAGGTTTAGGTTTATCAACTAAAGTTTCAGCCCACCTTGCAGCAAGCTCCATAAGAAGTTTTGTCTTTCCCTCTCTACTGTCTTTATCAAAGCCGTAATCAATCATTAAATTTTCTAAAGAAGTATGTCCAGTTCTTTTTAAAAGTTCTGGTAGCTTCTTTATTAACTCTTGCTCTGCTCCTATAAGAGCGTCATGTAATTGCTTTACACCTCCTAATTCTTTAGCCATACGAAGCATACCTCTATGTGCTACTTCATGAATAGCTACTTTAGCTGCTTCTTCTTTTTTGACATTAGCAGCTATAATAACTACTTTATCATTTGTGGCATCGTAGTAACCCTGTATTCTATTCTCGTTTGTTTTAGACAAAGGTAAATAATCTATATTTAGTTTTAGTCTTAAAGTTTGAATTGTGTCTATATTAATATACTTATTAAGAGTATCTAAAATTTCCCTTGTAGTATATTGGTCTAAAATACGAGCTTTTTCTTCTTCTGTACCATCTAAATTATTTACTATAAGATTTACTTCTTCTTTTTGTTGCTCTGGTAATTGAAGATATATTGCTTGTCGTCTATTTCTTTCAACGATAAAAGCTTCATTTGCAGCTATATTATCTGGATCAACTTTAGCTTCAACTCTTAAATACTGAAAAAGACTATAATCTTTTTGCATAGCTAACTTAGCTAATTCTAAGTAGAAAGGTAATTCTGGTTCTATATATCCTATCATCTGTGGACTCTGCTCTATAGTAAATTTGGCTAGTTCATAATCAGCTTGAAACTCAGGTTTAAGAGCATAATAGAATTCAGTGTTAGGTGTTCCTCCAACTCTTTCAAATAAAAAAGTTCTAGCTTCTTCTAACGTGTTTATAGCAGCTGCTCTATTTTCTATTTCTGCATAAGGTCCGTAAGCAAGGTTATAGTATTCATCAGGATCACCATTGTCTTCATCAGGATCACCATTGTCTTTGAAATCTTTATCTTTACCACCACTTTCCTTAGCTTTAATAGCAGCTTGGATTGTAGGATTATTAGTATCTAACCCATGCTTTTCAAAAAAAGCTATTGTATCTTCTAAGTGGTCTATAGAAGCTATTCCATTGTTGTTAACAGAAGTGACTTCTTGTACTTTTTTTTTGCTTTGTTGAATTACAAACTCTTCATTGGTTTTTTTAGCATATTCATAAAGAGACTCTTCATTTTCAAATGTCTTTTCATATGTGCTATCATTCTCATTTCGTGTAAATCTAGCTTTTATCAAAGATGGGTATGCTTCAATTCCAACTACTGTTACACCATCTACTATGAGAATATAGTTGTCAAAGTTTTCTACATAATAAGGAGCCTTGTAAGTAGCTGTACACCATTTTGCAGGAGATAGTTTACGAAGAAGTTCTACGTTAGCTTTGAACTGAGAATTATTTGCTTTTGTAAGTTCATTTTCTATATCTTTAATTAATAAATTTACCTCTTCTGAACTTAATGTCAAATCACTTAATAGTTTTTTTATTTTATTATCTTCTACAAAGTAACGTATATTTTTATAAAGAAAAGTCGTCTTTATAAGACTTGGATCTTTTAACCCTTTAAGTATTTCAGAGTAACTTACAAGACCCTCGTCGCTTAAAGGTTGCTGTGTTCTCGGTACATGTACCCAATAACCTCTACCACTAGCTGATCTCTCATGTTTCCCAACCTCTGCTACAACAGCTAAAACTTCCTTGTCGTACAATTTTCCAATTCTATTAAGTTCATGAGGTTTACCTATTACTAACCCATAAGTATTTTGTAGAGCTGTTTCACTGAGTTGGAGAACAAACTTATCTCTTCTTTGAGGATTAAGATATTTGATAGCGTGTTTAAGCATTGGATGTTTAAACCAAGTAGGGTACTTTTCTAACGCTGCTTTCCATTTTTCATAAGATTCCTTAGCTATGGGATTTTTTTTAAACTCTGCATATTCTTGTTTTAATAGCTCATTATAAGTATCTTCAATAAGTTTTTTTACTTGATCTTCTGATGTAAAATTTTTAGGATGTTTATTACCTTTATTTATACCTAACCAGTTTATTAAGGCTGGATCTGTAATTCCATTTGCTTCTAACACATCTTTCATTGCTAAATACAAATCATCTCTTCCTAAAATTTCTTCTGGAATAGTTTCAAGTATAGTAATTGTATCAGCTATTTCCTTTGGAAGTTGTTCTTTAATAGTAGTTTCTAAAACTTTAGCATGTGTAGTAAGATTGTTTTTTTCTCCCTCTACTTCTTTTTTACTTACAAACTCTTTAAATCCTTCTATATCTCGTTTACTTCCTAATATGTGTATTTGTTCTGGTTTACTAGAATATTCTTTTAAATTTCGTCCATCATCAGTTTGAGTTATACCGCTGTACGGATTATTTATAATAGCTGGTGTAATTTTGATTTCAAATAATTTTTTAAGATACTCTTTTTTTTCTTCTAAATTTGCATCTCTACCATTTATCATGATATTGAAAGTTTCAGGGTTTGTATTCTTTTTCAAGTATCCTGTTTTACCAGGTCTTCCCCCCCAATACTCAGCTTCTTCTTTAGAAGGAGCAAAATATATATCATGATCTTTTTCATAAAGAGTTAAATCTAAAGAGTTTCCTTCATTTTTTCCATGATAAACAATATCTTTTACTTTACTATCAGGAAATATAGTATCAAGGTATGCAGAGTATTGTTGTAAAGCTTCTTGTTTTTGTTGTGGAGTTATTACAGAGGATTTTAATTCTTCTAAAGAATTATATCTTACCCCTTTATATGTAGGTTTACAGCTCATATTAATTTAATTCTTTAATTGTTAAATATTGACTATTAGTTTTTACTCTTGCAGAATAATTAGCTCTATTATTCCATTTAATAGGTAAGTATGTATCTATATCTTTTTTCTGTTCAGGAGTTAATTGTTCATGATATCTAATAGCTAAAATTGCTGCTGTAGCTACTGCCGATTTATCAGCTTGTAATAAATCTTTATTAGATTTAATACCAAGTTCTTTTAAAACTTTTAATTCTCTTTCGTTTAATTGCGACCATCTAATTTGCGTATAACCCACAGAATTATTATTCTTATCTGCTCCATAAGTAGTTGCTTTACTTTTAACATCTGGAGAAGATGAAGATTTAGGGTCAAAATATTTATTAGCAGCTCTCATTAAATTTCCTGCTGCTGAATGAGTATCTCCAAAATTACTTTCAGTACCATAAATACCAAATGCTATTTTAGCAATATCATTATATGTATCGCCATCTATTTGTGCAGATTTCATTATTTTTTGTTTATTATCCTGGAGAGCTTTCACATAAGATTTAGTTGTTTCAAACTCATCTTCATCATTAAAATCCATTGCTGTAAATACTTTATCTCTAAAGGTTTTTTCATCTATTTCTAATTTAATAGGTTTGTAATTTAAAGTTTTTACTGTTTTATTCACATCTGGGTTTTTAGAAGAAAATACTAATTTACCATTTTTTAGTTCATATTTATTATTATCATCATCAGGTAAAACATATAATTTTTGACCTTCTTTATAACCTTTTTTATATAAATCTTCAAGATTAGAACAAATACCATTTATACAACCATTAGACACACGATTATTAGTTTCATCTTTATCTGCTATTTTACCTACTCTTCCTTGTGGAGCAGCATGAATAGCCATTGGTACTTCAATACCATATTCATTAGTAAAATTCCATGAAGGAACATTTGAATAATGACTATTTTTAGCTTGTTTTGCACTTACTGTATAAATACCAGCACCAGTTTGTTTATTGCCTTTAGACCAATCAACTTTTTTAGTTTCTTTATCTACCCAAGTTCTTGTTTGCTCATCTCCAACATTTTCACCAGTACCTATATTATATGAAGTAATTTCTTTATCACCTTTCATAAGGTGCATTTTACCTCTTTTTTTATCAACTATTAAATATTGCTCTTGTGAATTTTTATGATATTGTTTTATAATATCAGCCTGCTTCATCTTATTTATTTCACCTTTTCTTTGTTTTACTTTATCCCAATCTTGATATTCAGGTTCTACTTTTGTAGTTTTTTTAGTGGAATAAACAGATTCAGTAAGTTTATTTTGATTATTTAATCTTTCTTTTACTTCTGGTTTATTCATATTTGCTTTAGTAAGTACTTCTTCACTAGGTTCAAACTTTTCCCCTTCTAAATTAGTACCATATTTTCTACCTTGATATTCAAATATTTGATTAGCTCCTAATTGTTTTCTTGCAATACTAAAAGCTTCATTAAAATTTTTAGCCTTTGTATAATCTTCTTGACTATTATTATTTACTGTACTATTATTGCTATTTACTTTATTAACAGTTGTATTTACTTTATTACCATCTAACTCTCCTTTTAATAATCTATCTCTTAATTTCATATTATCATCAAAACTACCAGAAGTTAATCCTTCTTGTTTTGCAGTATTCCAATCTTTACCTGTTTTTTGTTTATATAACTCTGATACAATAGTTCCACCTTCTGCATAATCTTCCATTACAGGAAGTTTATCTACAAAAGCATCAATACAACCCCAACACTTATCTTTAATCATTCCTTCAACTTCTAATCTATTTTTCTTAGGAATAATAACTATATCTCCAAAACTATTTTTTAAGGCTAATTCGCCTGATTCTACTTCTACTTGTTTCATAATTAATTATTTTTAGGAATTATTAAACCATATTTAGCTTCAAATTTACCTTGTTTATTTGACATTTTAATACCACCTTTTCCTATTTCTATATCAATACCTCCTTGAGCGTGAGACTTACCTTTAAATTCCTTAATAATTTCCCAATTACCTCCTTTTTTAAACTTACTACCTTTTAATCCATTGACAGCACAAGGATTACCTTCATCATCTGTATAAGTTATTTCAGATTCATTAATAGTTTTAAACCCTAAAGCTTCATATACTTGATTAGCTAATTCAGGATTAGAATCAAATAATTCTTCTACTCCTGGTTTAATTTCTGATGAAATTAAATTGTTAGGAATAAAATTAGCGTAGTCTAATAAGTCTTTAGCTCTGCCATATTTTAATTTTTCTGTAAAAGAAGACATCCAATTTGATAGTTGTAATTCTATACCCTCTACATTTACAGTATAAGGTTTAAATTTTAATTCTTCTTTATTTTGGAAAAAATCTACAGAAACTGCTTCTAAATTTTTATCAACATTTTGCAATCCTTCGTTATATACTTCTCGATTTTCAATAACTTTTCCTGATTTTTTAACATCGTAATATCTTCTGTAATTAGAAACTACATTGCCATTTTTATCTAATACATCATAAGAAGCAATATATTTATTTTTACCATAAATTTCTGGTTTAAAGAATGTTAAATTAGAAATAGTGTATCCTTTTGGGGGAACAATATAAGTTTGAGTGTAGTAAGTTTGACTATCAAATTCTCTTACTAAAGTAGCTCCTGTAAAAGTATCTTTTAGTTTTTTATTAAAATCTTTGGTAAATCCTTTTGGTACAACCCAATCAATATCATGTAAAAGTTTACCTACTTTTCTAAACACAGAACCTTGTTCAGCAGCACTAACACTACCTGTAAGTATTAATCCAAATTCACCAAAAGTTTTAATTATATCTTTACCATGAGTAGTTTCTTCTAATGCTTTAGCTAAAGTAACTCTTTCTTTATTTTTTAAATCTTGAGAATTAATAATGACTTCTTTTTGATTCAATAATACTTGTTGAATTAGAGAGTCTGTAACTTCTTTTAAATTTGTTGCATTGCTAAATAAATCTTTAAAAAATTTTAAAAAAACGTTAATTAATTGATGTAGTCCTGTAGAATTGTTTTTATCTAATAAAGATTCTTTAATGTACTTTTCAAGAACAGTATTTTTAATTTTATTGTATTCTTTAACATAAGATACCCATTCTTCCATAGGTATTCTGTTACCATCTTTTAAATATTTGTGTGTATTTTTTACATACTCCGAAGAATTTTTTAATAAGTTTTTAAATTCTGAAGTTTCTTCTATTAAATCTTGTAATTTATTAAAATCTATATTAGTATTAGCTAATAGTAATTGAGACAATGCTTTTACTGAATTATCAATAAATATATTGTCATCTTCTTTACTGGTATAAATTATTTTTTGTAATAAATCAGTAGGAGAATCACCTTCTTTAAATTGAAAACCAAATTGAGTAAAGAAAGTTTTTAAGTTTTCTTCTATTGCTGGTTTAATAAGAACTGCTTCTGAAGGATTAGTAACTTCTTCTGAAGATTCAGGAATTTGAGATATAATACTTGGATCTGAATAAAAATAATCTGGAATATTCTCTTTATACATATTCCAATAAAATATTGCTTTCTGTCTATTTTTTAAGAAAGAAAGCAATTTAATCCAGCGTTTATCTTGTTCTATGGGACACAACATAATTAATCTAAATAATTTTCTCCAATATAATGATCATAAAATAACTCATCTTTAGTTTTAGAATATATATCTAAAAAAGTAATAGCTTTTTCTAATTCTTCTACTTGTTCATGACAATATTTAGATGCTAAAGAATATAATGTATGAGAGTTTTCTTTTAATGCTAAAGAAGCTAAATCATTACATTGATTTGTAATTTCTTTTTCATGAGATAAGGTTAAATCTAATATATCTTTTAATGAACTTATCTCATAAATATCATTAGGAGCATTTAATTCTTTTAAATCAGGTTTAATACCATGAGCTAAAAGAAAATCAGCAGCCCATTGAGCATGATCTAATTCTTCTTGAGAATATTTATTATATATTTTACTAAGATTTATAAAACCTTCATCATTTAACCATAAACTCATTTGTTTATATAATCTTGATGAGAATTCTTCTTGTTGAATTCTGTAATTTAGTTGTTCAATTATTTTACTTGTTAACATGCTTTTTCAATTAATGTTTTTTCTATAATAGGTTGTAATACATCATTGTGATCTAAAATCAATGTTTTTAACAAACTGTTAATATCATTATATGATATATCGTAATTATCAGCAAATATATAGAATAATTCTCTAATATCTGCATCATTCGTGTATAATTCTTTATAAAACACATATGTATCTATTTGTGTCTGAGAAAGTTGTATTTTTTCAGATTCTATAGTTTCTTCTGGTAAAGAATAATCTTCTTCAATATATCCTGGAATTCTTGAAGATAATGAATCATATATATCTTTAGTTTCTAAATACCATTGTTGATCACCTAAAGCGGTTATTTCTTCATATAGTTTCCAATTTGTTGATTTAGGTAAATCTAACTCTTCAACAATTCCTTTAATTTCTTCATTTGGAAGAACTCTTAAAAACTTAGATTCTAATTTCTCAGTTTCTTCAAATGAAAATATATCTTCAGATTCTATTAAATTTGAAATATTTCTTTTAATATATGGAACTCTTGAATATACTCTATAATAAGTATTTCCATTATAATCAATAATATTAGAATTTCTTATTACTTCAGGTTTAATGTCAACTAATAAAGGATTTCTATGATTATTCCTAACAAATATATCCCATAAATTACTTAAGTCTACATTTAAATTAGTTAAATCTAAGTATTTAGATACTTTTTTAGCAAATAAATCAGCAGGTAATATTCCTGCTAAAGATGTAAACTGAGCAGATAATCCAGATTGTAATATACTATAATCTACTAAATCTTCATAAATACTAACTAATTCTTCATAGAATTCTTTTTTTGCAGGTAATCTAGAAGATTTCATTCTTGATAACGCTAATTCATAGGCATTTTCATGTTTTTGAATTTCAATATCTCTATCAATTGTCTCTTCTTCCTGATATTTTAATAATCTAATTTGAGTCTTTAAATCTCCTCCAAACTGTCCTCTTAATGTATAAGATATATTTTTAAATAAATTATGAGATTTAAAAGGTTTATAATGTTCACTAGTTTGAATAGCTTTTATTCGAGAAGCTAATCGTTTAAACATAGTTTCATGATCTTGAGTAGGTCGGAAATTAGGATTATTTTGAACTAAATAAGATAATAAAAATGTATTAAATTTATAAACTAAATCGTTTTTAGCTTGACCATATGCTAATGATATATAACCCTGAGTAGCAATACTATCTAACAAATTAGAAAAAGTAGGATCCGCAACCATTAAATATGGTGCTAAATATTTATCAAAATCCTGCCTATTTCTATATACAGTTGATAAGTGACTTTGACTAAATATAGCATCTAAATTAGTAAATGGAGGGGATAATCTTCTTAATAAACTATCTACAGTATTTAGTAAACTTCTATTTTCAATAAGAGTTTTGGTTTTCTTTGACTCTATATTAATTGCCGTATTTAAAGTAGATAATTCTTGGGCAGGTTTTAATAAACTCATAAATAATCCTAATGAATAAATATCTGTTTCATGTTTTATTTCATTAGATATATTTCCTGTTAGTGATTTTTCTAAATTTTTAAGATAATTTTCACTCCCTTCAGAAGTAGATATATTAGGAAGAGCTACACTTTTCTTAATCATGTAAGATATTCTATTTATCTCTTCAAACGTACCATAATTAAATATAGTCTCTATAGTTTTATCTGTTAAAGAAATATATTCTGTTTTCTTTTCTTCAGCTGAATAAAGATCTAATTCATCTTGAGTATTAATTTTTTCTGCATTAAATGGTATTCTTAAATGTTTTAAACTATCTTTTCCATACATTCCTCTATTAGATTCCCATAATACATAAGCTTCTGCCATAGCTCTATTCTGGGATTCATTAGAAGATTTCCTTAATAAGGAACTAACATTATTATATCTTGCTACATATCTCTTAATTGAAGGTTGATTAATAAAATATAATACTTCTTCAATAGATACACCTAATCGAATTAACATTAAAGCTACATTAATAGTAGAATTATTTAAATTTAATCTTACAGCAAAAGGATCTTTAGCAGCATCCACAAAAGCTGATAAAAATTCTGATAGATTTGAAGAGATTAATCTTCCTTTACTATCATATACTTTATCTAATCTATTAGATTTAATAAACGGAATGTGTTTAAAAGTATCTTCATCTGAAAAGGATACATTAAACATTTGAGTTATTTGATGTCCTGTAATATGAAGAGCACCTGCACCAACAAGATTCTTAGCACTTACCATGATATTTCTAAACTCTGTAGAACCATAAAACGTTGAAAGATGATAAGATTTCTTTTTAACTTCTGAAGAATTAATAATTTTATCCATAGCTTCAATAGTAGAAGCAGAATTAGGAGCTAAGTGCTGAAGTCTATTTTCAGGTAATGAAATAAGTCGTTTCATTAATTCTATATTTCTATTTTCTAAAGCTTCTAGACTATTTTGTTTTAAAATAGGAAGTTTAGAAAAATCATCAATAGACATATAACCATATGTTATAGCTATCTCATTTGGAATATTTGGAAGATCTTGTGTTAATAACTCTGTTTTATACTCGTTAAATTCTTTTAATTTTTCACGAATTAACTCAATCTGATCTTTATTGTAACCAGCTGCATTTAATAAAGTATCATATTCAGTTTGTAATGTATATAATAAAGGTAATACATCAAATGGTGATATAACTATATTTCCATCTTTATCTTCATATTCAATTTCTTCTTTATTAGCTAAAGCTTCTTCATATTCAGAAATTAATTCTGAAGTTTTTTGAATATGAGCTATTGTTTTTTCTAATATTTTACTTTCACTATTTTGAAGAGTTTCTTGTAAATCAAAATACTCTTCTTTGATAATATTAGGTAATTGTCTAAATGTTTTTTTAGTAAAAAACTTAGATAAATCTTCTTTATTTAAATTAATATTTAAATCTGAAGCCATGTCTTTAATAGCATCAAATATCCATTGTTTTAATTTTCTATAAACTTTCTCTTCATTTGATTTAATATAATTATTATATCGTAAACCTAATTCTTCATCAGATGTAGAATACGAAATATATCTATAGTTTCCTTGCTTATCTTTATAATAATGTGGGAAATATAAATTTAATTTATCTATATCAAAATCCGATCCAGATTTACCGACTAATTCAGCTGGAACAATAATAGCATCACCATAAGATTGATCTAAAAATCCTACAATTTTAATTTTTTCTACTTGTCCGAATGACTGAGTAGGAATACGATATCCTATTAATTCTAATAATTCTGGATCTATTTTAGAAGTATTGAGATTTACTAAACCTTTTAAATATGAAGGTATTTTTACTTCAATTGTTCCATCTTCTAATATTTTTAAATCTGTAGATGAATATCTTATAGATTTTTCTTCATCTGCGGATAATTTCATTCCTTGAGTATATTCAGTCCAAATACCTTTACGTTTAAATAATGGTTTTAAATTAGACTGTTCAAATACAGAAGATATCTGAGGAGCTTGAGTTCCTTTAACTTTTTGATGAATTAATGTTCTATCTAAAATAGAATTCAATATATATTCTATTCTATGACGTTCTGTAGAAGCATCAAATTTATAAGGTAATTTCCCAGTAGAACTATCTACAACAAACATGTCTTTAACATTAATTGGTAATTTTAATAATTTTGCTTGTTCAGATAAAGTTTCTACTAGATTTGATAAATTATCTGTTACGTAATAATTTCCTTCTAATTTTAAACCTAATTTCTTCATTAAACTATCATAACCTCTTTGATAAAGTTCATTTAAGTTTGCATAATATTCATCTACTAATTCTTTAATATGTGGTTTATTTTTAAAATGATGAGATAAATTACCTACAATAAGTTTAGTAATTTGTACTCCTCTATTTACAGAATTCTTAAATTCATTTGGAGTTTCTTGTTGAATACCAAAATCATTAAATTTCATTTTTTGAATAAAAGGAATTTCAGCATTAAATCCATCAATATTATATAATGGAGTAGAATTACCATCTTTTAAAATAGCTCCTATTTTTTGACCAGATTCAAAACCAATTAAATCAATTTGATTTTTTTGCCAAGTAATATACTTATCTCGTAAAATAGGATTATTTTTAACACGAGACCAAGATAATGGAACTACTGAGTTTTTTAAAAATATAGGAATAGCTACATCTAAATTATTTTGATTAAAACCAGATCCTTGAGGTTTTAAAACTTGTAATACAGCAGAATTAGCCTCTTTTTTAATTTGAGGATTGTTTATAAATTCTAAATCTTTAACTTTTTGCTTTGCTGTTAAAGGTCTATAAGCAGGATCAGTTTTTGGTAATTCAGATCTTTCTATTCTTTCTAAAGCCATTTCATATTGGATATGTACTTTTTGAGATCTAGTTAATTTTCCTGATTTATATAATAAATCATGAAATGTATCTAACATTATATAAGCTTGGGCATCTGCTAGTTTTAATTCTTCATAAGGAGCTAATAATGTACCTGGTTCAGCTGTGATTTCTTTTAATGTTCCATCTTTCTTAAATTTAGCTCCTACAAGTCTTTCAATAGTATCATGACTATGTTTATCATTTTTTAATACTTTATAGAAATCTTCAGCAATAGAAGTTATTCTTGCTGATACGACAATAGGATCTTTATAAGAGACAAAAGATAATAAACCATCTCTGTTTTTTCCATCTAATCTTTTAGATGTTAAATTTAAATGATTATTAATTGTAATTGAATTATCTTGACTTTGCTTAGAACTAGCTAAGAAACCTGCTCGTTTACCAAAATCTCCTTTTTTATAAGCACTAAATGGTCCATATAAAAATCCTTGTATGTCTTTATTATATATCTCGTAATTTACAGTAACTTGAATAGCTATTTTTCTAAATATATGTTCTAAATTAGATGCAGTAACATCTTTATATCCAGCTTGAGCATAGATCATATATATTTCATCAATCTTTTTAAAGAAAAAACTAGCTAATCTTCCACTAGCTATACTAGTATTTTGATTTTTACCAGTAATTCTTTGAATATACTTTTCTCGTTCTTTTCCTTTTATACCTTTAAAATCTAAATATGCGTTTAAACCCTGGTTCATAAATTCAATTTCTTTAGAATTTAATATTTGTCGAGATATTAATACTCTACCATCAATATTCTTAAAGAATCCTGCTTTATATAAATTCTGATAATCATTTTCAATTTGATTTCTTAAATATACATAGATAGAAGGTATAGCAGATTGTAAATAAGAATATAATCCTGATTGAGTTGAATTATAATCATTTGCAATCTTTTCAAAATCTTCTTTTGAAAAGTTTACAATATCTTGATAATAACCAAGTTCTTTATTTTTTATTTTATCTTTTAAAAATTGAACGTTTAAAGCATCTTTTGAAAACAGTAAGTCAATCTCATCTTTAAGTTGAGGTAAGAAATAATTTTCTATGATTTTAACAGCTTCTGTATTTAAAGAAGAACTTGAATTATAGTCTTTAGAAAAGAAAGAAGGATTTAAATCTAAAGATTTTAGTAAATATTTATCATTAAATGATAAAGAATTTTCCATATTCTTATCAGAATTCATTAATAATGAATAATTACCTGATAAAGCTGCAACTGCTTTAAAAACTAATTTATCTTCTAAAGACATTTTAGAAAAAGAAAACCCTTTAACATTAGTTTTATCTTGGATTCCACTTAATAATTTTAAAGTAATCTTTGAATTTTTATATTTAAGTCCATTTTTATCAAATAAAAATCCTCCTTTTTTAAGGAAATAATTATTTTTTAATCCTAGCTTTAATTCAAAGTTATTATGAAAATGAGGATAAGACAATAAAAAATCATTATAATTATCTACAGAATTATATACATTAATAATGTCAGAAATAAAAGTAGGATTAATGATTGAAAATTCAGCTTTACCATCTGAATTTTTATAAGATTTAGAAGAACTTGATTCTTTTGATGCTATATATTTTGATAATGTTCTAAAACTTGATTGAGCGTAATCTTTTACTAAATCATCAAATATAACAACTTGTCTAAATTTTATAATACTTAAAATAGTATCAAGAGCTTGTATTATTTCATCTTCTTTTGGATCACCAATATCAATACCTAAAATATCTTTAAAATAGTCTCTTTGTTCATACTTATTTGTTAAACCTTTTTTTGGAAAAATAACCTGTCCTTTATTTAAATCTTTATTTAAAGTAATATTAACTGAAGAACTTAAAGAAGCTTTATCTTGTACATTACTTATCCAACTTTCAAGTAATGCTGTTTGAGAACTTTCATATACAGGATTTTCCATATATACAACATTATCAGAACTACGTAACACAATCGGTTCATATTCAGCATTTTTAAATGATGTTACAAAAGCTAATCTCATTTTGATAATATTATCACTTAATGAACTATATCCTATTCCTAATTTATATTTTAAATCTTTAATCCAAGTTTCTTTATTTTCATAAAGAGATAGCTTTTCCATCATAGCATCAAATAATGCTACTTCTTGACCATCTTTATAATAAGGAACTACATTAGCTAGCTTATTTAATAAGAATGTTTGAATAGTAGTAAAATCAGGTTTTTTATTAATAGTTAATGTTATATCCCTTGTTTTCCCAAAATAAGTATTTACAACAGCAGGTTGTAAAACACCTGCTTCATTAGCAGTATAATATTTTAAATTATTTAAAAGAAATCGAGTAACATTATTTACATTAGAAGTTGGATTTATTTCATTTGTAGGAACTATACCTTCTTTTGAAGATACTTCCATTTCATCTAAACTATCAATACTTACAAAAGAATCTAATTTACTTTTTTGTAAAAAGACTTGAGTAGCGTTTTCTAATAACTCTTTTCTTAAGGAATCATTTTTAAATTCAAAATTGTCATCAAAAAAGGAAAAACCTTTAATTTTTTTAGTTTTGAACTCAGATTGAAGTTCTGTTAATAATGCATTTCCTTGTTCTATAATATGTTTTCCTATTAATTCTGATGTCGTAACATCATTTTCAATATTATTATCAATAATATCATAAATATTAGAAAAACCTAATAAAGACATAACTCTATCATAAAGCATAGAATTAAATAAATGTACATGATTTAAATCTATATCTTCTGCTGCAAAACGTTGTCTAAACTGAATTCCTAAATTAAAATCACTAATTACTTCTTGAGAATAATTTCCAGATGCTATTTTTTCATATATATCATTAATATTATCAATAGCTTCTTTTTCAGATTTTTTAAAAATCTTACTAATATTACTAAATAAACGTTTTAATAAATCTAATAATTTTAAAAAGAAGTTATTTTGAATAGGTGCTTTTGGTTGTAATTTACGATTTTTCATGAAATCAATAAATCCTTCAGCTAACATCTCTTTGACATCATTATCAGTACTTTCAGAATATTTAACTGTTTTTTTATTAAAAGGATTTTTATAAGTACCTTCTTTAGATTTGAATTCTTTTATTAATTTTTCTTTAGTATCACTATCAATAAAATAACCCCACACAGCTTCAAAAGCTTCATGATATCCTGTACCAGATCCTGCGTTTTTCCATAAAGTAATAAAACTACCAATCAAAGCTCCTTGAGCTACACCTTTAATAGCATCAGAACTAACTTGAACAGAAAATTGAGGTAATATTTCAGATAACCATACTTTGAACTCTTCTATATTTTCTATATCTGTACTATCTGTAAATAATCTAAATGGAGGTTCCTCATCTATGCCCTCATCACTATCTTCATAAAACTCATCTTCTTCATTTTCAGAAGTTTCTTTTTGAGCTTCAGGAGTTTCTTCAGGAGATTCTCTTTCATTTTTAACTTCATCAGTACCAGGATCTTCAGATTCTTCAGTTGATTCGTTTTTCTTTAATTTTTCAATATTAATAGTAACTTCATCATTACTATCAATAGTAACCATTAAATTAAATTTAATACCATAAGGTATTACATCTTGATCAAATTCATCTTTAGTAACTTGAGCTGCATTTATAGAAGTATTATTCCATATATCATTATCAAAATATTTACTTACATTACCTGCTAATAATATATCATTAGGACCTACTATAGATAGATATATATTATTAAAATAATATATTTTATTCCCATTCTTTTCTTCTGATGGAGTTGTTTTCTTTAAATCGTTTGTAAAGAAATGTTGTATAGACATAGGATCTGTAAAATTATCTTTAATCAATTTAATTTTACTTGTTCTATATATATTTTTCTCATCATTAGTTTGAATGTTATCAAATCCAAACTGAGGATCAAATATTAATTGTCTATTACTTTTAACAGGTAATCTATCATTTACAGGAGTTGGAATTGTTATAATTTCTCTCTCTATTAAATATTCTTCATAATTTTCATATATTGTATCAGTTTCTTTATCTTGAAAATATTGATATGCAGTATTTAATTTTGTTTTATTAATATGTGGATAATGAGATGAAAAAAATTCTACTAAACGATCCATAGAATCATCTATAGACCACGTAAATCCTAACTTAGGATTATTATTATTTCCAAAATAAGGAGCAGCTATAAATTGACCATTTACTATTCCAACAGAATTTTTATTATATGCTGTTGGTGTTGTTAAATTATCAAACCAATTTAATACACTTTTTAAATATAATTCTTCAGAAGTTTCAAGAATCTCTCCTGATAAACTTTTTTTAATTAAATTAGCTAAAACTTGAGCTTCGTTTTTATTAAACTTCCTTCTTAAAGTCTTAGTGTATTTCCCATTTTGATAAGCATAAACAGTTCCTAACTTTAATTCATGATATTTAGTCTCAATAGCAGTTTCTAAAGTTGGAATATGAATACTATAATCTTCTGATAATTTTTCATATTTTACTTTAGATACACGACCATCCTGAACCCCTGGAGTTATACCAATAATAGGTTTTAAATTATTCTGAACAGCAATTCTTAATTTATTTACATTTATAACGTCTTTATTATATTCTTCTACTAAAGATAGAGAATCTATAGCCATCTGATTTAATCCTAAAATATAATTATTATATATTTTATCAATGTCTTGTGTAGAATATTTTTCAGTTCTAGAAAATTTTTCAGTAATTCTATCAATAGGGAAAGTAGATGATTTATCATAAATTAATCCTGTAGGAATAGTTTTATTAGATAAAATATCTATTAATGGTATTTGTTCAGGAATAGTTTTTCCAGTAGGAAGATTATATACAATAGGATTATTGTCATTGTCTATCCCAACAAGTAAATAAATTAAATCAGTAGGATTAGCTTTATAATCCTTATAAAAATCTCCTTCTTTATCTTTTACAATTGATAATGCTAATTCAGAACTAACTGGAATAGGTAAAAAGAAATGATCTTTTTTTAAATCTAGAATTTGATCATAAAAATATGATTTAGCTATATTATTTAACTGGATTTTCCCATTTCTAAAATCAGCCCCATATGTCTTAAATATAGTAGTTTGACTTAAAGGAGTCCTAGAAGCATCAGCTCTATAATCTTCTTCCTCTAAAGAACTATTATCATTATCAGGATCACCATATTCAACAGGACCTTGTATAGGTGGTCTTTGAGCTGATTCTCCTCCTAATGCAGGATCTCCATTTGTAGGTTGTTCTAAAGCAGCTAGTTTGCCTTCTATTATTAATCTCTTTAATTCAGAAATAATTAAATTTTTTTTAGGTTTAAGAGTTCCTTTGGTTTGGATTTCAAATTTAACACCATCTTTAATATAACCAATAACTTTAAGGATGTCACCAGACTCTTTTCCTTTATGTAAAGAATCTATAGGAAATAATTCTTCTTTTGTTTTACTTTCTATATCAGATTGAGTAGTAGATATAGGTTGTTCATTAGATAGTAGGGATTCAACTGCTTCTATTGAAATAACTCTGATTGCTACTTTACCTGATTTTTCTTGAACACCGTTTTTAATTACAGCAACTTCTATGTCTTGTGAAACTATGTCTATTTTTTCTTCTGGACTTAATCCAGCTTCAATAGTAGCTTCTTGTTCAGAATAACCATTTTTTATTAGTTCTTGCTTAAGGCTATTCCTCCTATTAAGTTCTTTTCCTAATAAAGATTTTTCTACTTCTGTTACATCACTTGCTTTTAGTAAAGTTACGTTGTCATCAACTCTTACTTTGTCACCCTCTCTAAGTATTTCCCCCTTTTTTGTTTTTAAGCTATACCCTTTATCTTTTAATTCTTTTAACTTTTCATCAATAAGAGTTTGTTCTTCTGGTGTTAATACAAAACTTTGAGATTTTTTTAAAGTTTCTTGTAGTCTATTTATTTCACTAAATATTGTTTGTGGGTCATTAGAATTTTTTATTCTTTTTAAAGAACCTTCTTTAGCTCTATTAAATTGTTCTACATCTCTTAATGCAGGGCTACTTCCCGATTGAGTAGTAGATATAGGTTTTTGTTCTAATTCTTTTAGTTCTGCATCATATTTAGCATTGATTTTATCTACACCTGTTAATTTTAAAAACTCGTTATTACTACCTTGTAAATAATCTCCATATAATTGAAAACCTATTATATTTCTAATATTTTTATAAAGTTCAGGAAAATCTTTCTTTAAGTTATCATCTCCTACTACTTTATAATTCCAATTTATTCCTTCTGAATTTCCTCCCTCTACTGTAATTGAAATATCACTAGGTCCTTTAGTTTTACCATAATTTATGTTTACTCTTCTCCCATCAAAAACAAAAGTAAAATTTTCTTCTCCCGTAACTACATTTAAATCTATTGGTGCTCCATAACCACTAAATCCTATCTTTGAACCTTCAATTCTTGCTTTAAAAATACCATCTGGTGTAATATTAACGTCAGAGCCTTGATTACCAGCAACTAATAAATCAGCTATAGGTGACTTTTTAACATCTTCTACAAATTTCAAAACATCATCAGCACTTCCTATATAAATAGTAAAATCAGATTCCCCCTGCTCACCACCTGAAAGAAACTTCCATATGCTAGATGGATGTTCATCAGTAAAACCAAAAAGGGTATATCCTTTAATAGCTTCTGATACACTCCCTTTACTCTTTGTTCCAAAATAACTATTTAACCAATCAACAAGTTTTTGTGCTTGCTCATTATAATGTTTATCGTTTTTAACAGTTTTATTATCAGTATTAAAATAATTTCCACCAGTAGGAGATTTAATATTAAATCTTATTTTCCAACCTGATTGCCCTCCTTTAACATTACCATTAGGTAATCTATTTTCATTTTTATATCCTAATTTTTGTAAAATAGATTTACCTAAAGAGTCATTCTCTTGTCTTATTCTTTCTATATCAGCTTTAGCATCTGTAGAAACAACTTTAGTACGTTCAATAGTAACTCCATTTATAAAGGCTGGTATATCAGCCATACCATAAGGAGAACCATCTGCTTTTACAACTTTACCATTTTTAAAATAAGTTATTGTTCCATTAGGTTCAATCAACTTATCTCCTTCTTTAAGTTGTTTTTTAAAGTTTTCCTCTATCTCTTGATTTCTATCTGCCTCTACGGATGACATTGCTTTTCCGCTTTTACCTTTGCCACCTCCAAGTTCATTAAAAGTAAAATAACGTGGTATTTCTATTCTTTCTATATCAGCTTTAGCATCTGTAGAAACAACAGGTTCTACTTTCTCTTCAGGATTATCTTCTGGTTCTTGAGAACTTTCAGTAACAGTAACTGGTTTAGGTTTTGGAAGATCTTCTGACTTAGCAGGATTTTCAATTTCTGAATTTATAGCTTTTTCTGACTTTTGAGCTTTTTCAATTAATTTTTTAACGTCTGTTAATTCTTCAAATGCTTTATTTTCTTTTTGTAAAGAATCACTTACTTGCTTTTTAAGATTTTCTAATACTTGATATTGAAGATATAAAGGATTATTGTTTTCTTTTTTAGCTATATCTAATACATCTTCTGATGTATTATTAGGATTTAAATAATCTTGTGAATATTGTGGATCTGCTAATAATTCAGATTTAATATCATTTAACTTTTCATCAATTTCAGAAACCATAGTATTTAAATCATCTTGAACTAAAGCTGATCTAAAGACGCTATACATATCTACTGTAATAGGCAGTTTATGAACTTTATTATCTTTTTTAATATTAATATGAGTAAATGGTTCAGAATATCTATTTGCTAAACCTTTAAATATTTTAACTTGTTTTTTAAGTTGATCTCTAAATGTTTTAATATCTTCTTTGGCTTGATCTAATTGATCAAGTTTATAATTTTTACCAAAGAATTCTATTAAATCTTTTTGTCCTGACTCAGATGTAGGATCTAATAATGATTCCTCTAACGCATCTAATTCATCAAAGATCTTATCTTCAATGCCATTGACTACATGATCAAATACATAAGAAGAAGAAACCATTGATTTAGCTATATTACTTAAATCTGATTCTAAAGCATATTCATTTTCAATGACTGTTTCCCCTAATTTAGATAATAAATATAAAGTATTTTGCTTTTCTTTAGATGATAAATCTTGATTTATATATTCTTCTAAAGATTTTTCTCCTGTTTCTCCAAATAAATCTACATAATCTTTGATTATTTTAAAACCTTCCTGCATAGCAGGATCTTCTGTTTTAATATTATTTTTAACATTTGTTAAAATAAGATTAGCTTGATCTTTAGATAATGTATTAATATGATTTAAAGCTTGTGTTAATTTAATTAACCGAGTAGGATCATTAATAAGTCTAACCGTTCCATTATTATCTGGGATATATTCACCGTTTTCTTCTCTATAAGATTGAAATAATTGACCGTTAAATGGAACTGTATGTTTTGAAATAAAATCAATAGCTGAACTGAAATTAGAAATTTTAGTTTTTAAACTATCAGGAATATTTATAGTTTTGGCTTTATTTGCTTCATTTAATGTTGACATTATTCCACCTGGACCAAAACCACCCATAACTGATCCAAATAAACCACCCCCAAACCAATTAGACATCCCTTCATCAGAAGAAATACCATCTTTATAAGCTTCAATAAATTCTGTAAAGAAAGCTTTATGAATAGGATTTAAAGGATTAGCCATATTTAATTGCTGATTTTTAGCAGCTTGAGATATAGCAAACTGACCTAATTCTTCACCAAATCCTTCGATAACAAATCCTTTTGTAGCGTTCTTTGAAATATCTTTTAATGTTTCTTTTAATATTTTAGATGTAGTTACATCTAATGTAAAATCCTTAGAAAACCATCTACTTAAATTTTTAATACTAGATACATTAGTTAATTGATTTAATCCAAATTGATTAGTAATACCTAATATAGCTAAGTTACCTAATAAAGTTTTATTAGCTCCATTAGTTGCCATTTCAGCAGCTTCAGATGCAGAATAACCGTTTTTTAAAGCTGTATCATAAATATCCTTATAGGCTTGAGCTGCTTCAACTCTACCTTCTCCATATGAAGCCAATGCAGTTCTTTCAAAACTAGATAAAGCTTTTAAACCAAATGCAGGATTTTTAAAAGCATTAATTAGATTTTTACCATATTCATCAAATGTTCCCTTTTTAAAAGCGTTTTTAGCTAATGTTACTAAGTTTAATTCTGAAAATGTAGCAGCTTGTTGAGCTGCTGTTAATTTAGTACTTCCTTTAGTAAATAAAGCTGACGCTCTTTTAGCCACAGTAGGTAAAAAATCTCCAATTAAATTTCCTCCTCGATTAGATATAGAAGTGGCTAAACCTGGATTTTTTAATCCAATAGCTAATTTTGATACTGCTTGTCCAGCACCTGCGTTTAAACCCATGTTTATCTTAGCTCCTAACATCATTCCTACAGTAAATCCAGCCATATCAGCTATTTCATTTTGAAACCCTTCTGCTGTAAAAAATTTAGCAATAGGTCCTTTATTTAAATAATTATCAGATAAATGACGTTTGTATTCACTTTGTTCTAAAGATTCACTTAATTTCCTCGTTAATGGGTTAGATCCCCAATCGTAAAACTCTCTACCTGCAATAGCTCCAAAAGGAGAAGTTAATAATGCAGCTGTACCTCCTATTCCTGCTTCAAAACTTCTATCTAAAAAATTGTTTGTAAAACCACCAAGAGTATTCCAAAAACCTGATTGTTTTTCTATCATTTCTTGTCTATTATCTCTTCCAGGAATATATACTCCTCTACCAGAGGATGTTAATAAACCTGAAAAGAAACCTAAAGTACCACCAACTCCAGCACCTATAGCAGTTCCAATTGGACTGAAAAAAGAACCTACTCCACCTCCAACAACAGCACCTTTACCAGCTTGACCAAAAGCAGCATTAAGATTATTATCATAATTAGAATCATATTTTAAATAAGGTTCTACTTCAGATAATGGTGTAGTTATTACTCTCGAAGTAATAGGATCAAAATTAGGATCTTGTTTTAGTTTATCACCTGATTTTTGAAATAAACCTCTAAACTTAGAACCGTCAGAATATTCTGTTTTAAAATCATCAATAGGAATTCGTAACCCTAAATTACTTGGCATAGGGTTATTTAATAATGCACCAAATCTATCTTCAAATGTACTTGGTACATAAACATCTGTTAATGTTTGTTGAGGATTGAATGATCCAGGTATTGTTGTAGGTTTTAATTGTTCGTTAGTTACCATTGATTAAATCTTGTAGTTGTTGTTGAGTACGAGTTAACTGTGGATTTTGTAATCCAAAGACATCAAATATAGTACCCGTTTGATACATTTTTTCTATTCTTTCTTTTATCTTTAAAGGAAGTTCAGATTTAGACAGCTCATTTAATTTCTTTAAAGCTATCTGTTTTGCTTCTTGTGTATCTCCACTTTCTTTTAAAGCTTTTTGATATTCTTCTTTAAATACTTCATTTGTAACTTCTGTTTCTAAAGCATTTATAGTTTCCTCCATTTGTTGTTTAGCAGCACCTACTGTATTAAATGTAGCAGGAAGTTGAACAACTTTACCATTAATTTCTAACTCTAAAGTTAAAGGTTGAGTTTGAGATGAGTACATCTGATAAGGTGTCCCAGATGTAGTTCTAACTCTATAAGGATATGAACTTAAATCTGAGGTATAATTCATATTAAGACTCCCATTTTCAGACATTCCTAAAGCTTGAGCATATTTTCTTTCTATAGCTGAAGTAACAGTTAAATCAGGACTAGTTAGTTTTTCTTCAAATGTTTCACCTTTTTTAATTATTTTACCAGTTTCTTCATCTATTTGAGATGTAGAACCTTTTATTAAATAATATCCATCATGAGTTTCAATAGAATTAATCATTGACGGCTCTATACCTTTTTCTTTTAATATGTCTCCATATTTAGCTACAATCGTATTGTTAATAAAATTATTAAATTGAGAATTTAAAGTTTTATCAATATTTGTTTGTGTAGCTATAGGTCTATTCATAACTTTATGCATACCAGAAGTTGCAAAAGATTGACCTATATTTTTATGTAACTCTTCTACAGGTGCTGAAACATTGCCTGAATTCTGTTTAAGCACATCATCTATTATTTTTGCACTATTTCCAGAAATAAAATCAATAATAGGATTTCCTGTTGATTTACCTGCTATTTTTAAACCTTGTGATCCTACTGAAAATACATCTGTGCGATTTAAACTCTGATTAACTTGTTGAGCTAATTCAGGATTTTTAATCATAGCATCTATTAAATTATCTAAAGTAGGGTAATCACTATATGCCTGTAATACCAAATTACCTTCTAAATCCTGTACAGATTTGATTCCAGCATCTGCAAAAGTTTTTTTAATTTCAGCTCGAGTTTTATCAACTAATTTATTTTTTTTATCATAATAACTATTAGCTATAGCAACATCCGCTTCATTTTCTTTTAATTTAAGTACAATGTTTTTATCCGCTTTTTCTTTTGCAGTTAATTCAGATTCAGGTTTACTCATTAAAGTTTTAATTCTACCAGAATTAGAAATTAATTCATCAGAAATTTGCTTAACATATTGTAAAGCCTTTACATTATTTTGAGTTCTATTAAAAAATGATTCATTTTTATCTAAACCTAAAGCATCGTAAGCATTATCAATAACTTGAATAGCTACTTTAGACATATTATCATTTATCTCTTTTTCAAACGCTTCATTATTTTTTACAACCTCTTCCACAGTTCCTGTAATAGGTGTTGGAACAGCTGTTTCATTTGAAGGAGATCCTAATATAGGTTTTCCTGTTTTAGGATCTAAACCTTCTTTACGATACTCAAATTCTAATTTTTTAGCATCAGATTCACGTTTAGCTTCTAATTCTAATATAAATTCTTGCCAACCTTGTTGTCTATTTAACATAGATACATACGCTTGATTAGTTCCAAGAGTTTGATCCATTCTTTTATTATCTAATGCAGATGATAAATTAGCTATTTTCTCATTAGTATAATAATTAGCATATATGTTTTCTTTATCTGCTAATATTTCTTGTCTTTTAATATTATCATTAAAATCATTAAGTTTATTAGATGCTGATTGTTTTTGAGACTCAAGTTCATTTTTAATTTGACTTATTTCATCTTTTGTTAGTTTTTTTCCATTATAAGAACCTGATACTTTTAAATCATATATATCTTTATCTATATTCTTAATATTCTTATTTAAAGAATCTTTCATTGTTTTTTCAAATGTAGCATCATCTATTTGATAAGAATAAGATCTACCTTCAATAGCCATTTGATTTCTAGCTTTATCAGATAACATTACATTTAAATATTGTTGAATATCAGCAGCAGTTTTTCCTTTGAATTTGACTTTTGTAGTCATTCCATTTTCACCTAATGTTTCTATTTCATAATCGTCAGGTAATTTTAAAAAACTTTCAGTTAATTTCTGAACTTCAGCTTTATCATCATAATATGGTTGATATGTATCTAAACTTCCCCAATTAGAATAATCTGAAGGATTCTTAGAATTTCTAAACTTATTATAAGAATTCATCAAAACATTATAATTATGAACTCCATAACCAGCACCAATTACTCCTTTTTTATCAGTTTTTTGTTTATACTCTTCTACTAAATTAAATTGATCTCGATAATGTTTAGTAAACTTATTATCATAAAGAATAGATTCATATTGTTTATCTTTAGTTAACGGATCAAAAACAGATATTGCTTTTTTTACATTATCAAAATTAGATAAATCAGAACCAGCATATTTGTTTATTTGTTCTGACATAGAACTCAAAAAACCATTTAACTTTTCTTTATTAGCATCATGTGTCAAGTCTAAGTCTAATATTTGCTTATATTGCATATTGACCATAGCTTGTCCTTGAGCACTTAAATCTAGTCTTTTTTGAACATAGTTTAAATAATTCTCAGGAGAACTTGATATATTAATAGGAATAAATTTATCTGGTCTTGTATATGTAGACATAATTTTTACAAAATTAAATTAAAATTATTGATTTAAATAATAATTTTATATGTTATTGAAATAATTGACGCATAGCAGCTATCTGATTCATATTATCAATAGGTTGCTTCATATATGGTCCAAATAAAGATTTGGCAATATAATACTTTAATTGTTGATCAGTTATACCAGCAGTCACTCTATTAAACTCATTTTTTAAATCTTCTAATGTTTTTTGAGTCATTTTAGACTGAACATTATAAGGTTGATACTTTTTTAATAAATCCATATTAAAATCATAATTCTGATTCTCCATAATACCTTCCCCTAAGACATTTAAATTAGTAGAATGAATAGCATTACGAGTATCAGTAACATTCTGATATAACTCATTTAGCTTATCTCCATAAATAGCTCTCTGTTGATTGTTAGTATTAATAGCTTGATTGCTAATTTGAGCATTCTGATTATGAACATTTGTAGCATTCTGGGCATTAGCTTGAGCAATACTTCTTGCATAATCTTGAGCAGATTTATTTGCTTGAGTATCAATCATTTGATAATTTTGCTGATTAGGTACACCATATTGCTGGAGAGCTTTTTTAGAACTATACGCAGAAGCTAACGCAGCGTTAATACCTGGTTGAGCATCAATTTCTTGATTTCTAACTCTATAAGGAGTTTGTAAAGCTAGAGAAGGATATAATGATCTAGGAGATTGAGCTATGTTTCCCATCATAGACATCATTTTAGGAGTCCAATTATAAGGTTTTATCCATGATAAATCATCTTGAGGAATATCATCTTCTGTAACAGAATTCTCTGGAGTATATTCTCCTAATGGAGAGAACTTAGTTTCAGGAGCACTCATAGGAGCAAACCATGTTGGAGCAGTTTGTTGAGGTTGTTCTGTTTTTCCAAACGGACTATAATTAGCAGCTTGATCTATTCCTTCTAGTTTTCCTTTTCTCATCCAGTTAAGAATATTATTAATATTTACAGAACCACCATTAGAAAAATAAAAACCTCCTTTAGAAAATTGTTGTTGATTATCTTTTTGTAACCTTACTTCAGGACTATCAGTTATTAATGTTGCAAATGGAGGAATTTCTACATCTTTACGAATCTCTTGTAAAGCAGCTATATTTCCAATTGTTTTTTGATATTTTTCTAACATTTTCATAGCTGTTGTTTTTTCAGCAGAGTTTTTACTATTCTCCAGAGTATCTATCATTCGATTATTATGTTTTAAATCAACTGCTCTTTTTAAAACAGATGCTGGAGTATTTTTAATTAATCCACCTTTTTGATACGACCCTAATTTAAATGTTTCAATTTCTTCTTTTGATAAAGACATATCTTTATCGTTTGAAAAAATAAATGAACCATCTGGTACATTTAAAGGAGTTCCTCCTTTACTATGTAATTTCCCTTTAATGTTATGTAAAGCCAATCCTGTAGGTTTAAATGTTAATAAAACCTCATCTTTTTCAGCTTCAATATTTGCTTTATCTTCATCAATAGGTTTAATAGTTGTATTAATTCCCTCTGATGACATTTGTTTATACATTAAATCCATAGAACTTGGATTGTATCTAGGAGATACTCCAAAAGGATTAACATTAGGATAATATCCTTTAAATGGACTATTAGGTGCTGTATTTATCATTATAAACCGTTTGTTAAATAATCTACTCCATATTTTTTAATTGCTTCAGCTAATTGAGGATTAGCTTGAGTAAACCATGATGCTAATCGAGCTTTAGTTGCATTTGGATTTTTTGCTATAGGACTTAACATTCTTGGAGCCATATAAGCAGTACTTCTTTTCATTACTTGTTTTGCTAATTGTCTGGCTACAGGTTTCATTGCTGAAGTTACTCCTGATGCAAAAGGAATTGCAGAGATTCCACTTTGTATTTTATCTGATGTAGAACCTACTCCTGATACAGTTTTGGCTATTGGCAAACCTATATTTTTAGCTGCGTAAGTCAACATAGCGTCAGCTGCTGCTAAAGGAGCTAATTGTTTTTCTTTCCCTCTTAAATCTAAAAATGTCTTACCAGAATTATAAGCATTCTCAATTCTTTGAAAATCATTTAAGTTAGTTTGATCACCTCTTGTTTGAGATAACTGATTTCCCATATTTCTATTATAACTTGGAATAAAGTTATTATCTATTCTTTTAGCTTTAATCTTAATAGGAGGACCTTGATATGTTTTATTACCTTGATTAAACTGATTCATTCTAGATGTTGCTATATCAGCCATCTCAGCATTATTATTTCTCCCTTGAGATACCTTTTCTCCTTTATATCTTGTATTAAACATTTTTCCATTATAAGAAAAAGTATCTTCTCCTGCTGCTCGTGCAGCTGCAAATGCTTGGTTAAACGATTGATTAGCTTTGGAAGTAGGCATTGAAGTAGGTCTTGAAGTTACACTACTAATAGATTGATCTAAAATAGCATCATTTAATTTATTCCAATTAACTGGACCTACCCCACCCCCTACGCTATATGTAGGAGTAAATGCACCTCCTTGAATTTGTCTATTTTCATTATACTCTCGAAGTAAATCTAATACACTACCTTTTACTTCTTTTGCTTGTGACATATCTATCTTAAATTTATATGGATTATTCTCAATATAAGAAAGTATTTTTGGATCAAGCTTTTGAGGAAAATAGGGAAAATTAGTTCCTAAACGTTTATCTCCTATTCCCTTTTGAGGAAAGTAAGGATAAGTTTCAAAAGAAAGTTCCTCTCTGTTTTGAGGAAAATAAGGAAAATTAGTTCCTTTTGGAAATTGATTAAAGTTTGGGTTATTATACATAGCCATTCTTTCTTTGTGTTGCCATTTTGCTAATCTTCTAGGTGAGATTTGACCATTAAAAATACTCATATTATATTATTATTTATATTGTTTTAAAAAAGGTAATGTTCCGCCTTGTTTCATATATTTTAAAGCAGCGCGTTGTCTTAGTTTAGATTGTTTATCAACATTAGCTGGTTTTTCAAACTCTCTTACCCAAATATCAGCAGCTTGTTGAGGAGATACAGCTTTATTTAATTTTTGTATTAACTGAGGATACTCTGATAAAGCAAAGTCAATTTGACCTTCAATACTAGTTTTATCTAAATTTCTTTTCTTTAGATAAGATAATAAGTTATCTTTTCTTTTAGCATGATGTTGAAATAATCCAAAAGAAGTTCCTTGATCCCCACCAATTCCAGGATTAAATGAACTTTCATGTTCAATATTCCCCATTATTCCTGCAATAGCATTTCTAGATAACCCTTTCTGAGTTAAATAAGCTTTTACATTTCTAGGTGAACCTTTTAATTTCATATTAGGATAAATCTTTGTTCCTAACATCATAGGTTCAGAATCAGTAGATTCATAATTACTAGTAAATGGTCTACGAGGATTATAACCTTCAATAGAAGGTTCTTGAAATTGAGGTTGTTGTAATATTTGACGTTGTAATTCTTCTTTTATAACATCATATTTAGCTAACTCTTCTAAAGACGTTAGGGATTTCTGTACTGAACTTATTTGAGGAGCAAGATATTCATATAATTCATTGTCTCCATCCATACTAGCTATAGATTGTAATTCACTAAGATCATTATATTCATTTGATAGTTCTTCATAAGAACCTCCCTCATCAAAATAAGTATTACCATATAAGTCTTGATTAGTTGAATATAAATCTTGATTATTAGAATCATAATTAGACATATTCATATAATAATCTCTCATAGCGTTGTCAGGAGAATTCTTAGAAAAATAAGATAATTGATTTAATCCATTAACTGTATTGTTTAATGCTTGACTATATACTCCTCCCTTATCAAATCTATAATTATCCAATTTCGAAACGTATTGACGCAACGCGTCAGGGTTCTCAAGTAAATATTTATCCTGCAAGTTGGATGCGTTATTTGGCGCACCAGTATATTGTTGTGCTGGATAAAATTGTCTATTATCATCTGTATAACCTATTATAGTATTACCTGGACCATAAAAAGGTATATTACCTTGTTGTTTTAATTGCATTTGTGGTACAGGTATTAATTCACCATGTGGTATAATTTTAGGGTTAATTAAAGTAGGTGCTACCATTTTTAATCTTTTTAAATTAGTTTTTGGATGCACAAAAGTATTTATATTTGCAAATATAGGTAAATGATTATTATATTTATCTACATGATTAGGATCAATACCTATCATAGTAGGATATTTTTTTTTCATATTATTCCAATAATTTATATCCACATCATTTTGTAACCACATTTTAGGTGGATTTTGTTTGGTCGAACCTCCTTGTTGATAATGTTTAATTAGTCCATTCTTAGAAAAATATTCTGCCATTTTTTTACTTTTAAATTCTATAGACTGTTGATTATTATTCCATTCTAAATTACCTTGACTATATCCTATATTTGGATATACATAGAATTTCATATAATCAGCGTCTTCACCCCAATTTAATTGATGAGTCATTGGTTGACCTTTATCCATAAATTCTTGTTGATTATTAATAGGATAATTTTGAGGATTTAAAGCACGGTCAACCCAAGGTAAGTTTCTATTTCTTTGAGCATATACATTAGATAAACTTTCCATTGTAGGGTCTTTTAATACCCCTCCTTTTTGCATAATAGGATATTCTGTAACATATTGTCCTGGAAATGTATAATTCCTTCCTGGTTGCATTAATTTACTATGTCCTATATTATCTACTCCTAAAACTGGATATGGAACTCCTTGCATTGTAATTTGATTAGAAGGAATTATAGTAGTTTGTCCTGGATAATCCCATTGTCCTCTATTAGTTATAATGGGTCCTCCTTTTTTTTGTTGTTGTAATGCTCCTGCTCCTAACAGCCCTGCTCCTCCTATAATAGGAGCAACTGTATTCATATTATTTATTATTTTACTTAATTTTCCCCACTTCCAAAAAGGGAAAACAGTAGTAAGTCTTTTATTATTAGCTAGTCCAACAATAGGATCATTTACTTCTTTAGTTAATGTATGTTTTAATAATTTAAAAGGTGTAACTTTATCAAATGTATCATTTAAGATACCTTTGTCAATCATGGAACGTCTAGCTTCTCTAGCAAAAGCATAACCTTCATTTGGAAAATATCTCAAAGGATTATTTTTACTAGGATTATAAAAATATTCTATTGAATTATTATAATCCCTTGGAGACATTGTCTTTTTTTTATATTTAAGCCAAATGTTCTGAAAAAAATCTTCTTTTGCTAATTTTTGTAACTCTATATCAGTAGGATGTAAACCTGATCTTTGAAGTAGATGTGCAGTTTCATGATCAAAAGTAGATTTCAATTTATTTGTTTGACCTAGAGATATAGTTGGAATAGTTAAGTTAGGATCTAAAAGATGTCGTTGACCATCAATAAAAGTTTGAGAATTATAATGTTTAGATATAGGTATATTTGAAGTTGATGGATTGACAAATAAATTTCTTGGAATAATATTATTTTCAATAGATCCAGGCTTATTTGTTAATTCTGTAAAAAACTTAGGATTACGCCAAGCAAACGCATTATTTGTTGGATAATTAGAATTAAAAAAATCTATATGTTCATCTGTATTACCAACCCATTTACCAGGTCTTCGTAACATATATTCCTGCATGTTATACTTATATGCATTTTCTAATTCAGTAATTTGATTTTTTAATAAATGATTTATTTCAGTTTCTGAAAGTGTAGGATTTATTTTTAATAAAGCTAATCTAGCTCGTCTTTGCCCTTCTTCAGATGTAAAATCTTTTAGTTCTCTAATTCCTTGTTCTTGTATAAATTGACTAGTTTCTTTTAATTTGGGAACGTACTTATCATAAAATCTGTCTAATTCTTCAGATGTTAACGGTTTTGGAAAAGATTCATTTAAATTATTTAATATACTTTGTTGTGTTGGTTGTCCTTTTGAGTATATCTTTGGTTTAGGAACTTCTTTATATCCTCTTAACCAATCTTGTTTATAAAATTTTACATCTTTTATTGGTAAACTACCTTTATTTATAAAAATTTGTCCGTTATTTACTTGTCTTATATTAGGTACAATACTCTTTGGTATTTCAGCAATATAACTTTTTGGATCTTTAGGTTGAACTATTTTCCAATCATCTGAAAAAGGGCTACCTATACCATAACCTTGATCTTGACTATAATTACCTTTAGCTACATTAAAGTTATCAGTCATATATAAATTCTCTCCATAATCACCTGTTTTATTTGCTGTTTTTAATACTCTATTATCAAAAGCATCATCTAGACCACTTCTACCTATACCTCTGTAATAAGATTCAGAGTTAGGTTTAAATGCCCAAGGATTATATTTATAAGCATTTGGTAAATATTTATTACCTATATTATCTATTATTTGACCTGTACCAGCTAAAGGATTTGTTAAATTATTAACAAATTGACCTGTAGTTTTAGCACCTATTCCAGCGAATGCACCAACAGCTAAAGGTGCAACTACACCTGTTACATAAGGCATGTAAGAATTTGTTACATCAGACATTAAAGGAGCTTCACCTAATCCTGCTGCCATATCATACAACATGGTAATAGGATTAAATGTATTTAAAAAAGGTTGTTCAACTTGGTTTTCATTCCATCTACCTTTATTTCTTAAAGATTGAGCATCAACATAAGCTCTTTCTTTAAGAGTCATATCTTTATATTTTTTAGTTACTCCTGTTGGAAGTTTATATGGCGTTCCTTTTTCTTTAGATTGTCTTGCAGCTATCTCATCTTGTAACTTCTTTTTTTCTTCATTTTTTCTAACAAGATTTGCATTTTGCATTGCAGCTTTTTGAGCTGGTGTATATTTGACTTTTGAAAAATTACCTTGATCTACAACAGGTTTATTCTCAGGAAATAATTGATCTCTAAACGATCCTCCTTGCTGATATTTTTTTAACTTTCTAATCATTATCTTGGAGAATTAACTTGTTGAGAATTTGATAAATAAAATATTAATTTATTAGGACCAGAAACTGTCTTTTCTAAATATAACCTAGAATGACTATGCCTAAATAAAGTTTTTTCATATATAGATTTTTTATAATCTATTGCTAAAGGATTTAATGTGAAGTTATAACCTGTATGATCTGTCAATAATAAAGGTTGTGATAAATTTCTATTTATAGAAATATCTCTAAATTGATTAAATCTATATTTTTGTTCTACTTTATCTACATAAATATCATAAGATTGTGTTGAATTATTAAAATTAACTTTATCGTATTTAAGATGTTGTGACATATTTTGTTTTTGTTTGGCATTTAAAGTTAACCATCCTGAACATTGTTCAGTATTATATATTAATGCTTTGTTATAAGATTCATTTAAAACATGGTATCTATCTTTACAATTATCATTATAAATAAATGTTTCAGATTGAAACTCAACTGAGTTTAATACTTGAACTTCAGGACCATTGTTAATTGGTAATGTAAAAGCATGTGGATAATCTACTCCATAAAAGTTACAATATGAATCACACCTAACATTATGTTGATGAATCGAAGATTTATTATTATGATTAATTACAGAAAAAAAGTTTCTTTCCCCTACTAAATATTCAACAGGTTTATAATCATGAAAAGAGATATAAGCTTTTAATGAAGGACTATATGATATAGTCCACCCAGCATCAGCAAAATATCTTCTATCAGATAAGGACACTTGTTTATTGTTATAATAAAATCTATTATCTTTTTCATTATATGTAATTTCTGTAAATATAGGAACAAAATCAATCTTTGTTAAATAATATATTTCTTTAATTGGATCATACGCAGATGTTAATCCTACACCATTAAAAGGATTATCATTATTTTTATAATTAGAAAAAGATTGTAATAACTTAGAAGGTAATTCTTTACTATGAAAGAAATACATTCCATTTCTTGATATCTCATCTAAATTAGATGAAAATTGAAAAGAATTACCTTTTCTTTGAGAAGGATAAAAAAATCCAAACTTTGTATTATTAAACGCATATCGAGATTGACAGTTTCCAAAATTATCATCCGTTATCAATAAAGGTCTCGGATCTCGAATTAAAGAACCGTCTCCTAAATATACCGTTTCATTATCTACTGTTTTTAATTCAGCTCTTCCAGGTGTTATATATGGAGAAGATTTATCAAATAAAAATAATAACTTCTGATCACTAATAATTTGAATAGAAGTTAAGTTCCCAAATTGGGAATTTGAAAAATTAAATGAATTATTTGGTAGAAAAGTTAACCAACTATCAAACTTCTGATCAACAAATGCAGGTAAAGAATAAACAGTCTTATTCTTTTTATAAGGATGATCCGTGGTCGGATCATAATCTAAAGCTTGTTGATAAAAGTATTCATCGTTCATTTTCTTAGATAAACTCTTATCATATATAAATTCTTCAAATCCTCTCTCAGAACCTTTATTTTTAAACAAATGCTTTAAATCAGGATTCTGAGTATAAAAATCAGGTTTACTTTTTTTCCAATCTCTTAAATCTAAATTATAATCTGATTCAACAATAAACTCAAATACACCATTTATAGATGTATAAAAATGAGAATCATTAATTAATGAAAAACCTTTTTTGTTCTTACAATCTAAATTGTATTTCTGTCTTGGTAGATTTGATTCTTTTGGAAATGATGATTTATTTGTAATACTTGGAGTAGGAATGATATTTAAAAACTCATACGGAGTAGTATCAGCCCAGAATCTAGGATACGCTAATGCTTTATAATTTCTATAGTTATAAGGAAATCCATCTGGTACTTCATATAATGGATCTGAAAATAAATCAGTTGGATTATTGACAGAAAACTTATTAATATAACAATCTCCTCCTAATATTAACCCAGTAGAATAAGTAGTTAATAATGAAGGATTTGCATCTACTTTATAATAAGTCCCATTGGTAGCTACATAATTAATTGTATCTAATTGACCATATTGATTAGGATATGTTCGTTTTACAGTTCCATAATATAAAGTAGCTTTAGTCTCAATAGGTACATCAACCTCTCCGCAAGTATTAGATTTAGAAATTAAAATTTGAGAATTATCTCCTGTTAATAACTTAACAGATTTATTTAACTTTATAAATACATTATCTTCTTTATATAAATTATTATATGTTTCTGTAGGTGAAGCAACTAATGTATTTAATCCTGATGATAAATATTGATAAGTATCAATACGTCTTCTATAATTCTCTTTTTTAATTATATTTTGAATATTAAAAAAAGCTCTGGAATTATATTGTATAGCATATTCTTTCCATGATGTTACATTATATACTGTATCAATTACTTTTTGAGCTGTTTCAGCCATAAAATAAGCAAATGCTCCAAATTTAGCTAATGAAGATAACGCTTTTAATAATGCTTTTTCAGCTGCTGAACCTGATCCAGCATCTAAATTAGCTACAGACTTTAATATATCATTAGTTCTTTGGACTTGTTTCATTTGACGGTATGAAACTACTTTTCCTCCTGTACCTGCTTCTGTGGTTACAGAACCGTCTGTATATTTTGTTTCAGTTTTAGCTCCTACAAAAGCTCTCATTACACCATCAATAGCACCAATTACAGTAGCATAATAAATAACTTTATCTGATAATAATTTAGCTTTAGGATGTTTATTTACATAACTGAAAAAACCTTCAACATTGGCTGTTTCTTGACTATTAAAAGTTACATAATCTCCTAATCCAACTCTGTCAAATAAACAATGTGGAGAATAAAAAGTAAATTCATCAGTTTTAACTGTTTTTGGAGCTATATAATCTTTTTCTCCATTCTGCTTATTATAAGTTTGTTTTTCAGATATAAATAAATCAGATTTAGTATAATTATAAGGATAGTTGGAATACTTAAATGTCTTTTTTGTTTTTTGATCAGTATATTCTCTGACATTCGTAAATACACCCCTAGCTATAACACTTCTATTATTAGATCTGTCTCCTCTCCAAATTCTATACCCTTTTATATCTTTGCGGATATGTCCATTTTCATCGATAGGATGTGAAATATTTTCAAACTTAACACCTAATATGTTTAAGTAAACTCTACCATCTAAAACAGTATAACGAGGAACAATAGATTCATCAGGAAATTTATGATGTTTAATTGGCGTACAAGAATATTCTCCAAATAACGACTTATTATCAGGATATAAATCAGTAGATTCATGATAAGCCATTAAACCTTCTGATAATATAGTTCTATCACATGTTAAAAATTCTTGATTTTTAAAAGAAGGTTTTTCAGCAGTATTATATATTTGCCAATAATAATTTGGACTAGGTTTGGAACATTCTGTATCTGAAAAAGTATCATCCCCATATACTGTTTGGAGTTCAACTGATTTAGCATCTCTATTTTTAATATGACTTAAAGAAGACCATTCACCATCATCATATAACCATTGAATAGAAAAGGAATAAACTTCATCTCTATAATAACCTGGATCATTAAATGTAGAATAGTGATCTAAAGGAACTCTATATACAACATATTTAGAAACAATGTCTAAAGCTTGTTTTTGATAATTTAATTCTTTTCTAGAAGAAACTCCTGCTAAAAATAAAAACTGATCATTTGCAACTAAATAATCTGCTTTTTGATAATAAGTTCTTTTAATAGATATTTCTTCTTGAGGAATAGATATATGTTCTGGTTTTTCTATTGTTATAATAGAATGATTAACTTGATTAATATTGTATTCTCCTAATATTTTATAGATAGTTTGATTATCTATATTGGCTATTACTAATAATTGATATCGTTCAAAATCAACATCTAAATTAGATATTGTAATATCAATTGAACCGTTACTCTTATTATGAGACCATATTTGTTCAGGATGAGTAGTAGAGAAATAATCTGTAATACGTTGATTATTAGATGAATAAGCTATTGCAAATTGATATGTTCCGTTTTTTAATGTACCAAATGAACCTTTTTCAGATTTAATTTCTGGGATATTTATTTTTTTTGTAAAAGATAATTCATTACAATCTAAATCTGTAGAATATGTTTTAGTTTTACAATTGTCATCATCTTCAGTATATCTATATGAAATCTTTGATATATTTAAAGTTCTTAATTCATTACGTTGTCCATCAGCCCAATATATAGATTCTGATCCATCATAGTTTTCTTTTGAATGACCAAATATAGGATTATCTGTTGAAAAGTTTAAACAACTGTCATTTACTAATCTAGAATAACTACAATTTTGAGCATCAAATATACCTATTTCAGAATAAAAATTATTTGTTGTAAATACAGCATATCTGTTATCCTTTAATTTGATAGAGCTAATATATGTATATGGAAAATCAACACAATGTAATGTAGAAGGTTCGTTTTCTATATGAAGAAGATCTCCATTTTGAGAATTTAAAACTACATTTCTAGCATATACCCACATGTCTTTATTATTACTCATTTCTGAGTAATCCATGTTTAATCCTTTAGAAGGATAATTTGTGTAATTATTTAAAGAAGATTTATCCAATTTTTTTAATTTTTGCTTTGATTGCAGTTGGTTTGATTTTATATTTTTCTTTAGATATAGCCTGATATACTATTTCAGTCAAATGTCCAATTAACCAAGCTGCATTTTCATAATCATCATTACCTCCTTTTAAATCTATATTCCTATCATCTAAAATAAAACAAGCTAAATGTAAAAGCTCATGAGATATAATATTATGAGATAAATTATTTACATTAAACACTAATGCATACTTAGTTATATCATTATGATCCTCATATTGACATGTTACAGTACATGCTTCACAATCATCTGGTTCTTCATCTAAATCCCATTTCTTATATAGTGCTTTCAAAGATCGTTTTACATCCGTTGTAAAAATAATCTCTAAAGTATATTCATACTGTGCATCTACATATATGTATTTAGATAATGTCATTAGTATCGTTCAAATGCTTTAAAATATCTATTATAAAAGTTTTGTCTTTTAGCATTTTGATAACTTACTATTTCTGTATACTCTGGCATATAGACAAAATTCATAGCTTCAATTCGAGCTAATCGTTTTTGATCAATTACATATTTTAATTTATTAGCTACATCAGCATCAGAATTTAATAAAAAATTCTCTAACATCTTTTCCTTTACGGAATATTCATAAAAATCATTAACTAAAGGATGATCTACAATTAAAACCTCATTATCATCATTTACCATATCAGTTAAATAATTAATATAAACATACCCTTCTTTAATTCCTGATATAGTCATAATTCTATCATCTAAGTCTAATGTATATTTATACTTGTCAGAAGAACATAATAGGTTTAAACATGAATCTGCGCAATAATTATGACTTCTTTTTGTTAATTTTACAGGACAATTTGTGTCATATACAATAGTTAAATCTTGAGCTTGATACTCATAGATCTTATAACAGTTACCACATAAATTAACAGAACCTTCTCCTGAACATGATGGTTTAGGACATTGACTGCAACCACTCGGAATATTACAAGAAGTAACTACAGGAACTAATTTAGCGGGATCTACAGAATCAGATACACTATATGAAGTTGGATTTTCTTTACAAAGTAGAGCTAATTGTAAATATTCAAAATCATCAGGTAATTGAATTTTATAATTTTTAATAGGTAATACCTTTTCTTTTTCTTTATTTATTCTAATACCTAAATCTGAATTAACTTTCCTTACTGTTTTGATATACTTAGATCTATCAATCATTCCTGAATCCGCAAAAGAATCCATATCAGATTCTACTGAACTCATTAATTGAGAAAAAGTTATATATTTTATATGATCTAATGTCATTGTTTATCAATTTTTGTTTCTTGTGAAGGAATCTGAAGATAAGTTGCTGTCAATTCTTTTAATACTGAATCTATAATCATAGATTGTAAATGTAAAGGAACTCTCCATTCCGTATCTAATATAGAACAATTTAAAGTTTGAGATGTTTCATCACATAAATTATATTTAGTTATATCATCTTTAAAATATCCAGTAATCGTAACTAATTTCCAGGTTATATTAGGAAAATAAAGATATCCATCTTTATAAAAATAATATTTAGTTTTATCATATTTAAAATTAGGATTATCTAATTTTCTAGTCCATTCAGACATCTTAATAGGATGTAAATCCTGAGAATTATCAATAGAAGCTACGTGCTTCACTAATATTCCCCAACTATCTTCAAAAGTTTCAGGTAGTTTATCTTTAGTTCTTAATATAGAACACTTTGATTTAAACTTACAACAAGGATCAGTAGTAGGAACATCTATTGTTTCTATGCAATGTAATGTTTGCCATATATTATCAGACTTAATTAAACGTAATTGATCAGACTCTCGTTTAATCAACCAAGCAGCATGTTTAGTTAACAATGAATAAATGAATTTATTAGTGACACGCTTATCAGCATGAACTAATTTTAAATCATTTTTTACTTGAGATATGGCTTCTGATACTAACATTAATTATTTTTTTTATGAGGAAATATATGCATTTTCTCTTTTGCACTTTTATAAAAATCATCCCTTAACATAGCTGATCGATATCTTTTATGAAAAGTACTAAAGTAACAATATCTTAAATTAACATTGCAATATTTAACTTTATTACGCCAGACAATATGCTTATGATTAGGTCTATTTACAATTACATAATATTCTAAATTAGGAGGAACTCCTATATACATCTCTCCAAGCTGTTCTGGTAATCTTACTCCTTGAAAATTATTCTCTAACTCTGCAAATAACTCATCAGCTATATATTTCCATACACGCTGAAAATCTCTTATAGTAAACTTACTTATTCTACTTTGATTATTAATATCAGCTCTCCAATGATTATAAGCTTCTTCAACAACCCTATATCTAAAATCAGTATCTCTAAAACGGGGCATTTTAGGGATATCTTCCATTTTTAATGGGTACTTATATACAGCTCCTCTATCCTTGGCTTTATCTAAAAGCTTTTCTAAAATAAAGTTCTGCTTATTAATATTATCTTCCATAACTATAAAAGTACAATATAAGTTACTAATTTTTATTGTGAATGACAATTAATTTTAAAAATTAAAAAACCACCTGATTTTACAGGTGGTTAAAAGACAATTTGATAATTGATTTTAATTATTTTTATATTTTTCTAAAAAATCCATTACATTTTTTAATTCTTTAATTTTTTCTTCATATTCTGTTATTTCTTCTACTGCTGCTTTAGGCAACGGTTTGTCATAAAAAAGGATAATATTTGATATTTTTTCTTTATATGCACTTATACCTTGTAATAAGATTTCAATAGGGTGATCTATTTTCATTTTGTTTTATTTAAGCTTGTTTCTGAAACTGTGTGATATTTTCCACATGATTTACATTGTAATTGTATTTTCTTAATACCTGCTGCGGTTACTCTATGTTTAGAGACAACCATTTCATCACTAGTACATTCTGGACAAGATACTGTAGATTTTCCTTGTAAAGTTCCATGATGAGTAGAATGGGTAATATATGGAGATAGCTTTTTATAGATATTCTGTAATAACGTTACATCCTTTTTACAATATGTAACCATTTTTTGTAAAGCTTTAGTATCTTTTCTTAAGATAATATCATCCCAATCTGATAAAGACATTTTATTCTTTCTTCCCATTTTTAGAAACTGAGCCATATAATCTAATGAATTGCTATTAAATTTAAATCCAGATCTAGCTTTTTTATAAGTGTCTAATGTAGAATATGTAGGAAACATTGGAATACCGTGATATAAACACCTGGTTCTTAACCATTTAATATCAAAGTTATCTCCATTCTGAGTAACTAATTCATCACTTTGATTTGCTATCTTTAAAAACTTTTCAAGCATATTTTTATCATTTTGAGAAGCATCCCATGTTAAATGATGTACTGTATTTTCATGTTCCCATTTGTAACATATACAGATTATAGCTCTTTCATGAATTATATTTTGATATGATATATATTGTTTTCCTAATCCCCAAAAAGAACCTATATTATAGGAAGTCTCTATATCAAAATATAATCGTTTAATTGTTGGTTTTTTCATTATTTTCATTTAATATGTCGTAGAATTGAAATATATAACTCAAATATTCCTCAAAATTGTCTGTAGAAACAAGCAATATGTTAGATGTTTCTTTTTCTAAAGAGATGTGATAATCTCCCGCTATTACTTCAAAAACAAAATCGACTAAATTTGTTTTTACAATTTTTCTTCTATACTTTTTATGAATCTTTTCAAAATCTAAATCTTTTAAGATTGATTTAATTGCTTTTTTTGAAAAAGTTTGTCTTTGACTTAACATGTTCGTAAATTGGATTTAAATACTCATTTAAATATTCTTTAGTATCTTCTATTAATATATCGTATTTTTCAGCTATATTCTTTTTTCTTTTTTCTAACTCTGGAAAACTTTGACCAAGTTCAATAGCATTATGCTCATCTGGAGTTACTATGATAATGTTCTCAGGACAATATCGTAAATTTGGATATTTAGATTTAGGATAAATATGATGAAACCATGTTGAATTTAACTCTCCGTATAATGGATCCCCTGATATTTCAGAAAACTTTCCCTTTGCTTGAAGTAATGTGTAAAAAAACAACCATTGTTTTTCATTATTTTCTATATTCTTTTTAGAAACCTTTCCCATAGAAAAAAGAGGATTAAAATCCTCTTAAATAATTTGATTTAATTTGTTTAAATAATTCTGTTTTTTTAAACCGATTAATAGTTGATACCGCTAAACCTGTTTTAATAGCTAAACGCTCAGATCCCCATTTACAATAACTTGGATTCAGTAACAACAGTGTGTGAATTCTTTTCATATTATTTTCTTTTAGATTACAAATATACTATCAATTTCGCTCGAAACGGAGTTATCTAAATGTTAATTACTTGAAAATCCCATAAATAGGGAACTTTGCAAGTTTATTTGCTTCTCTTGCGAAATGATTAATCTCTTTGAGCCATTCTTTGTATAATGTTTTCTTACGTTTATCAGGTCTTGAATTTAATAATTGTTCTATATGATCGTTGTATTCTACAACTAAATCATATTTTTGATATTCTTCTTTCATATTCATCAATTAATTCTAGACATATATCTATGTTTTTTAATAATTTATCTCCTTCCTTCATTTCTTTAGAAGGACCCCACATTAAGTATCCGTCAAAACCTTCCATTATCTTATATGAGACGTCACCTACTTTGTATGTATCATAACCTATATAATATTGTGGCTTTAATTGATCATAAAGCCCTGTAAGATCATCAAATGTTTCTAAATTGTTCATGTTGTTTAAAATAATTTATTATTTCTTCTTTATAAAAGAACCATTCAGTTGAATACTTATATTTAGCACATTTTTTATGAATGTCTTTTTCTAACCATTTGTAATCTTCTGAATAAATATATCCTATAACTTCTAATAAAGGATTAGATGACTTATGAGTCTTTATGCGTTTTTTAACATTTTTGGCAAATCCTATTTTTAACATAGTTGTACCAGCATAAGGACACGCCAATAAATATACGCCTGAATTATCTGTTGTATGCATAATCTAATATCTTTCCAACTAAATCACTTCTATGATTTTCTTTTAAATGAATATGTTGAATCTCAGGAATCACTTTTGACATGTTAATCATATACGTTAAACCGTTCATAGAACCATCTGGAGTTTTAATATCTTGTTGATCATTATCTCCATTTATGACAATTTTCCCTTCTTTACCTAAACGAGTAACAATTGCTAACATTTCATGAGAAGTTAAGTTTTGACTTTCTTCAACAATTAAAATATCATTCATTGTTTTTCCTCTAATATATTGAGGAATTAAAGCCTTAATTTTACCTTGCTCAATTAATCTAGTAACTTCAGTCTTATCAGTACAACATTTATTTAAATTTTCAATAATTGCTTCCATATAAGGATCGAATTTCTCATCTAGTCCTCCAGGTAAAAAACCTAAAGTTCTACCTACTTCAATTACAGCTCTAGTATTATAAATGCATTCTACTTGTTTCTTCTTTAGAAAATCTAAAGCTACATTAGCACATACTAACGATTTACCTGACCCACTTCTACCTGTAACTATTACAATTTGATTTTCAATAATTAAACGTTTTGCTTCTTTTTGCTCATCATTTAATTGAACAGCGTTTATAGCTTTTATTTCATTTTTTCTTTCTCTATTTGCAGGTTTCATAATTTGAAAGCATTTATTGTATGTTGAAAAGGATTCCCTTCAATATTTTTAACTAAATCTAACATAGTCTTAGCTAATTCTCTTACTTCTAATTGAGCAGATTCATCGTTTCGTAATCTTAAAAAATGAACAAAACTTCTCCAATTAAACATTATATCTAATGTTATCTGAGAATTAATTGTTTTAAAGAATCTAGCAGATTCCTTTGCTCTTTTTTTACCTAATATTGGGGTAAGATCTTTTATAGCTTGATGATATAATACATTTCCCATCTTTGTATAATCTTCTAAAATTCTATACCAATCTTTATTACCTATACCTTCAATCCGTTCTGTATCTGATCCTTGATATTTAATATTAATCCAATCTACAGGAAGATAAAATTTGTCTTCTTTTAATTCTTTATAACGAGCACTTTCTCCATTTATAGATACACCTATACGATGTTTTAATAAATGAATATGAGTTGCTTGATCTACATTAACTAAAAAATGTAAACTAGACTTTTCAAAGGGAGTATGATGTCCAGCTTCTGCTAATGAAGCTAATAATTTATCAACTCTATTTAATTTCTCTTTAGATAAATCTCTGACAGTAGAAGTCCAAGCAGATTGAGCATGAGTTATATCAGAACCATAATAACCTATTAATTCTACACTATTTTGCATTTGATTCTAAGTTTTGAATTTTTCTATCTAAATACCATCTTGCTTTTTTTAAGTCCTCTAGTTCATTGTTTTTAAACTTTGCCCTTGTTATGTACTTAATAACATTGAACAAATAAGCATCAGAATCTAATCCCCATGATTCTATATAATCTATTACTTCTATACCTTGATTGTAATGAGGTGGATGATTTACATTATCTTTCATATTGCAAATATATTATTTTTTTAATTGATTTGAACAATAAAAATATAAAGATTCCCTGTCTTTAAATCTTTTATAAAAATTATTCTTTGAATTATGAACAGAATTTAATAACTGATTTACAGTTAACTCTTTGATTATCAAAGTGTTACCGCGTTCTATAACAGAAACTCCTTTTTCTGAACATAGTTGTTTTATGCAAAATTCATTATCTTCTTTATAATTAAACATATGTTTGTTTTTAAAATTAACGTTTTGATACCTACTAAAAGCAATTTTTAGGGGAAGTCTTTTTTAAAGAGATTAAAGAACCTAAATACATAAAAGTTCCTAATTTAGTCAAATGAACAGCTTTACCTGGATTCAGGTATCTCAATGAATCTAAATCATATCCTTGAATATTTTTAGATAGCTGTTTAGTTATGACAATTCTAGTAACTTCTTTTTTAGAAAGTTCTTTTAATAATCTTTGACCTGTTGAAGGAGACATACCTATTATTTTAGAAATATGATTTTTTCCAGATACTATTCTTTCTTTATGTTTAGGTAAACATTTGAGATATTCAGCAGTTGATTTACCCAAACTTCTAGCTTGTTTAATCAATACTTTAATTGCTTTTTTATTACCGTGACCTAAATCTTTAATAAAAGATTTGTTTCTTTTAATATTATATTCCTGTTGCTTATAATTTTTTAATACTAATGATTTTCTAATTTGATTATATATGTTCTTATAACTAATGTTATCATATGTTACATAGTTAAAAAATAATACAAATCTATTAAATGTTAAGTTTTTCTCACAAATAATACCATCGTTTAGAAAGGTTAAAACATTTAACATTTTAACAAATATCAAATGCCCATTAACCTCCCTTAATAAGGAATTCTCTAAACAAATAACTTTAAACTTTTTGAACGTATTAAAACTAACACCTAACTCTTTACTTCTTTTTACTGAAGATTCATTCTGATATAAGAATACAGAGTTATTCCTACTCTTTTTACAAAGAGTAATAAATGCTAATAACTTATATTTTTGAATCATTTCCATAAAAAAAGCCCAAAGTAGAAACTCTGGGCTTTGTTGTGAGAAGCTAAACATATTATTAAATAATAATACGAATTTAAAAAAAGTTTATGAATTATTCAAGTTGATGATTAGCTTCTCACGGCTACCAGAATTATTCTTCTGAATAACAAAGGTATAAAATAAGTTTAATATAAAAAAATAAATTTAGAAAAAGTTTATTAATTTTACACTTTAAATATATTTATGAAAGAAGAAAGATTAATAATGATAATGGAAGATGAAAAACTAATAGAAGTAACTGGAGATGTACCTTTAAATGAATTTATAGATTATATCTTAGACCATTTTGAAGGTAGAGAAAGTGAAATGAAAAAATATAGATTTTCATCAAATTTTGATTATATTAGTATAAATTAAAAAATCCCTCTTAAAAAAGAGGGATCAAAATTTCTAAACCAACAAAGAAATTTTTATGGAAGTTGTTTAGAGTCGTAACAATTCAAGTTTTTCTTTTTGAATCATTGCAGGAAGAATAGTTATAACACAACCATTTCCTTTCCCACATTTATTGACTATTACTATTTTAGTTGTCATATATTTTAATTTATAATAATTGAAGAAAGAGCTACTACTAATGTATGATTTGTAAAAGCTATACCGTTTGATATACATCTTAATTGTAAGAAATTACCACTACGTCTAACTAGTACAGTAGGTTCACCTAATACATTTGTTAATAAGTTTATTTCCATTTGTTGAGGAGGAAAATAATCAACAGTTATAGTAGGTAAAGGAAAACATGTAATTGTTGTAAGATCTATTACATTAAACCAACCGCTATCTCCTGTAAAAGTAACTCTACATGTCATAGTTCCAGCAAGCTTTAATTCTCTTCGACCTGTTACTTTATACGCTGCTGGTGAAGGAGGCACAGCAAAGTTAGCTGTCCAGAATCCACCTGATACATACGATCCTGCTCCTAATAATTTCCAAACATCATCATTACAATAAGTAGAATTACTCCAAGCAAGAGTAACATTCAATGGAGCTGATACATCAGTAGCATGAGTTAAATCACAAATACGAGAAAAACGTATTGTTGCATTTTGATTTATAGATTTATCAAAGTTTGGTAATAAAATGTATGCAGGAACATTAGTATTATTATACGTAGATATAATTTGATGCACTGAAGCAACAAGACCATCTGTATCTGTATAAAATACTCTGACATCTGCATGATCGTAATTATTAGTAGTAGGTGAGTGAAACACTCTTAAAAATACATTACCATCATAATTTACTAATGTTCTACTAAAATCTGTAGATATAAAAGGAGCACATGTAGTTGTATTATCAATAGTTACATCCAAAATACCACAATCAGATGTAGTTGCAACAGAAACAGTATTATTGCTAGAAATAAATTCTAAATCATCATCAGGATGATAATAAGCTGAAATCCATTGACTTTCAATTGGAGAACATAACGTCCTAACTCTAACTCCAATTACTTCACATGCGGCTCTTGCAGCAGCTGTACCAATTATTGTATAAGTCAATACTCCACTTGTCTGAGATACAAAATTAATATCCCCATTAACCCAATTTAATGGAGAACCTGTAGTTCCTCTAAATTGAACTTCATAATCAGCAGCAACATTAGAGATTCCAGAGAAACGTAATAATAAATTAGTTCCATCATTATATATTTCAATAAATGAAAGTTGATCTACAAATGGAACGTAAATATCTCCATCAGTACCTGCTTGAGCTATATTACATGAATCAGTAGAATAAGCTACACCTGAAGCAGGAACATATAAAGCTCCATCTGTACCATTCACAAGAATATTACCTCCATCAGTAGATAATTTAACATGAGCTGTTAAACCACTAGAGTTAGGAACATCTAAGTTGATAGTGTTACTATCTTGATATTTTAAGCTTCCAGTAACAACATTCCCTGGTAACAAAGTATAATCTATACTATTAGTATCTTGAACACCTATTGTTGCACCAGCATTAGGATAATATAAACCATTACCAAGTAACTGCAAACCATTATTAGCATTAGGAGATAAAATAACAGCACCAGTTAAATTATAACCTCCTGAAATAGGAGTTAAAGTCAAATCTAATGTAGATGAATCTGTAACAGTTAATAAAGTATTACCTGTAGCACAGCAATCTAATTTTAATCCACTAGGACCAATAGAATAAGGTAAAGTAGATGCAGGATCTATTCGTAATTGAGAACTAACATTATAATTAGAACCAACTAATGTAGCAGTAGTATCTATAGTAAAAGTATCTAATGCAGTTATTCCTAAAGGAATAGCAGTAGGAGGAGTCGGTACATATAAACCATTAGCACCAATAGTTAATACGTTTCCAGCTGTATTATCAATCTTAACTGCGCCAGTTACATTATAACCACCTGGGATAGATGTAGTTGTAAAGTCAATTGTAGATGTATCAGTTGTTTGAACTAATGTACTAGCTGATGATGTAGGACACGCTACAAATACTCCATCTGGTAAAACAGATAAACAGTTATTAGGTTGAGAAGAGGCTTGAACGGCTACTGTTAAACTTTCATTAGCACCTACATTATTTTTTGTAATGTTAATACCATTACCTTCTATAATTTTATTTTCAAGATATCCTGTAGTAGTATCATTTGCAGAAATCTTAACTCTAGTATCTTGATTTATAATCTCTATACCATCACAAGCAGCTTCCATAATACTTTCTAATACATCTGTTAGCTTTGTACCTAAAGCAATTGTATTACCACAAAGATCTAAATCCTTAGAAGTAAACACACAATCCGAAGGAACATCATAAAGACAACCTGTATTACAAGGTGCTGGAGGACATTGGTATGATTGAGTACATTGTAAACAAGTACCGCAAGGATTTAAAGATGAACAACTCATTTTATTATTATTTATTTTATTATTATTTAATTATTTATTGACAAGTACAATCATCGTATAATTGTCCTTTAATTATCATTTCTGTTCCTGTTACTGGATCTGTAATTGTTAACTCAGGAATATTTGAAGGATCTTGTCCTTGAAGTTCTAAAATAAGTCCTAAATTATTTTCATTATAATAATCAAAAGTCAATTCTTGCTGTGAACCTGCATTTGTAATACCAACTGTAATTCTTCCAGGAGCATTTGTATCACCTGAATGAGTACCAACGATCTGACCACATGTTGTCACACTAGCAATTGCTCCAAGACTATATGTAGGGACTGAAGGTTTTATAATTATTTCATCAGGATTCATTGAACCTGCTGGAACTCCAAGAGGTAATGAAGAATTTGCATTTATTAACTCTACATCCAATGTATTTGTTGGAGATAAATTAGTTATACCTACATCACTTTTTAAAGTCTTAAACTTAAAGGAGTTTGTTAAATTCTCTGAAAAATCAAAATCTAATTTAAAGAATGGAGATAGATTCTGCCATTGTTTCATATTAATATTAAAAGATTCAGATAAAGGTATTGGAAAGAACCAACATGTATTAATCTTAGGTTGAGGTAGTATAATATTTTCAGAACATTGAGTAGATGGATCAACATATAATTCTATATCTGATCCAGCTCTTAAAATCATTATTGAAGTAATAATAGGTGATTCTTCAGGAACTTTAAAAGTTAAACACATACCTGAACTTAATATCGAACTTCTTATATTATCATTATCAGCTGTAGTATAAGTAACTTTAATTTGATCAGTTGATACAGAACCACCAGCACATATTCTACATAAACTACAAGCATCTTGAACAGCAGGAAGAGTCTTAGTAATACATTCTTTACAAGTCAAAGATCCGTTAGATAAACAAGTTTTGATATTCAACGTCAAAGGTTTTCCAGTATTTAAACCAGATAAATCCAAATCATATGTAAAATCTTGTTGGAATTCAATATCATAAGTATAGGATATATTATTACTATCTGTTACAGTAAGCTTAGAACCACAATCAACCCAACCTGCTGGTATAATGTTCCCATAGTTTTTATTAAATAATAAACTATAAACACCTTCATCTTCAATATAAACCTCTGCAAAATTGATTTTAAGATCTTTACAAGAAGGAATACAACATGAAGAAAGTTCTTTAGCTTTAACTCGTGAAATTAAATTACATAACAAATACCATTGATTTTCAGAGTTTTGAGCTAAATTATAAACAGAGCTAGAAAATTCAACAAAGTTTATAACTATGGAACTTAAACCTGAACAATCTGTCATAAATATCAATATAGGACTTGATGACTGATTAATATAAACTAACTGATTTAAATTTTGATTAAATGAGAAAGAAGCTAATGAAACAGGTAAATTATTATTTAAAGCATTTACTATAGATATAGGGTCCCCTACTCCCACAGCTACATTAATAGGATAATTAATACCACCAATAATAACATTATTAACTACCCTATTTGGAGAACTAGGAAAACACACATTAGGTAAGTCAATACTTATCCAAGATACCTCACAAGATTTAGCTATTGTTTTTTGAATATCCAAAGAACTACCTAGCGAATCTCTAATATCACATAAAGTATTAGCTAATCTACTCGTTAATAATGAATGTAATAAAGGATTTACAGATAAACAAGATGTAATAGAAGGTTCAGTATAAACTGACCAAGAATTAACAATAGATGAATATAAAGATTCCATATCAGAAACCCTTGTATCCATATCTACTAGAATACCCTCAATACAACATAATCTATAAATGAGAAACTGCAAAATATTTGAGATACTAATATCCTGCTGTTTATAACATTCTCCATTTATATTAAATATTTCTGTAATGTAATTTTCACAATCAGAACAATTACTAAATCCTATTGATAGCCTAACAATAGGTTGAATTAGTGATCCAGGATTTAATGATGTATAACTAACTATAGTAATCGTTTGACTAGGATAGTTAAATCGTTTACATTCTTTATTTAATAAAGTAAGAGTTTGATGTGTAGGGTCTTCAGATGTAAAATATGTAATAGAGATAGAATCCCCTACAGATCCGTTATCAGCACATAAGAATTGATATTTTGGAGGAGTTATATCTAAACAATTTTTTAGACAAGTTAAATCCAATTTTAAATTAATGACTTTTTTATCATTAAATGAATCAACTAAAGCATCAATAAGTTCTTTTAGGGAACAATCGTTATGATTTAATAAGATAAATAAATTCTTTAAAGATCTATCATCTAAACAATAAGAATCATTACATTTATCAATTAAACATTCTAGATCTAAATCTTCAAAATTTAAGTCATCCACTAAATCACAAACTTTCTTACCTAATTTGTAAACTACATCAGAAACCAAATCCCCATGACATAAATTTAAACATGAGATAGTAGGACCATCCCAAACAAATTCTTCAGCATTATAATTTGTAAATGATAAATTTAACATGGACATGAATTTATTAATTGACCTTTGGTATAAAAATGTTGATTACTAAACGGATCGAATAACTTTATTTCTGGAATTGAAGTACTAGGTTGCCCAATTATTTTTAAATATATTCCATAATTAGGACCTATCTGAAAACCTAACGTATCTAAAGTAAATGATTGCCCAGACATGAATTGACATGTATCAAACTCACCACCCCCACCATAAACAATAGCTCCCTCAACTGCATTACAATCAATAAACATACTTGTATAAGTAGGTGTATTAGGACTTGTTGAAATAGAATAAGATCCTACAGTCCCTACACCTGGTATAGCATTTGCAACATTAGCTATTTTACCAGATAAAGGAATGATACCTATATTAGCATCTAATTCAACAAACTCGTATATTTTAGATGAATCCACGTTGTATCCAAATCGAACCAGTCCTGTATTTGGAGACGCACAATCAAATCCTTCAACAATAGTTTGAGTAAAAGGTTCATTTTTAGGTAGCGGGAAAAACCAACAAGTAGGATCTACACTTAAAGGAATCACAACATCAGATGGACAGTCACTATTTTTTGTTAAGTTAATTACAGATCCTGGAGTTAAAGTAATAACTTGAGATATACTAGGTTTATCTGTAGGAACCTCAAAACTTAAACAAGCTCCTTGAGTTAATATAACTGTTTGTGGAGTTGAGTTAGAAGCTGTAGTATAAGTGATTTGAATTTCATCTCCTACATTTCCATTAGCTGCACAGATTTTACATATTTCACATTCAATTTCTTGAGCAGGAATAGTTTGACCAAAACAATCCAAACATATTAATCCAGTTAAATTATCTATAAAATTACTATTAATTTTTACTGTAACAGGATTTGAGAAATCTAACGATAAAGAAGGAGATATCCATATAAGACCATTAGATAAAGTTATAGGTAAGGTTATAGTATTATTAGAAGTATCACTTAAAGTGATTGTAGAACCGTTATCTATAAATCCTACAGGAATTGAAGTACCTGTGTTATTGGCAAATGTTAAAGTAAGTGTTTGACTTGATACTGTATATACTGAAGAAAATCCTAATTTAATATCATCACATGAAGGTGAACAACAATTTGTTTCTAATGATTTTATTCTATCTAATAAATCACATATAATTACCCATTTATTAAAATCATCTTGTGCTAAATTAGTTGGATTTAATATAATATCCGAGTTAGAAAGATAATCAGATAAACATCGTTGAGATAAAGCTGAAGCTATCTCTGTAGCAGTACCTATGTCAGTTCTTAAATCACAAGCTAACTGAGCTAAAATAGGCGTTATACTACTATGATTTAACGGTAATGTATTAGCACATGTAGTAAAAGAAGGTTCTGTATATGTTCCTGTAACTACTGTATTTTGTAAGTTTGTAATTAATACTTCTAATGATTGAATACGATTAGATAAATCTTTAATTTTAGTCTCTTGATCACAGATCATAGATATAAAACATTGCAATAAATCATTTAAAGTATATTGATTCTTATCAATACATAAAGTATTAAAGTGAGTTTCAAGACAAGATAAATCCAGAGATAATATTAACCCTCCTTCAGCTATATTGTTTATTTGAAATTCTAAAGAATCAATTAATTCTTTTAATTTACAATCGTTATTTAGCAAAACTTCAAATATAGCTTTTAAAGAGTAATCCTTTAAATCACAAGAAGAATTACAATTTTCTATGACACATTTTAAATCTAAAGTTTTAAGATCTTCTATATTAGAATATATAGAACATAAATGTTCTGCTATTTTATATACTACAGAACTAACAGTATCTCCTGTGCATAACTCTATACAAGGAATGTTAGGACCCTCCCATGTAATAGTATTAGACGATACTATTAAGTTTTGATTTGAATTAGGTCTATTTATAGGCTTCATGAATTATTCTTTAGTATATTTTTGGATTATAGCGTTTAATTCTTCTTCAGATAATTTTGATTTAGCTTCATTCACTAAAATTTCATCAATATCAATTGATGTATCTACATTTAATAATTGCCTTATTATATTAAACTGAGGAGAATCTTTAAATTTATTTTGTAAATAATTTTGATATAATATTGAAGGAGCTATAACTCCTTCTTCTAATTCGTCAGGATCAAGTATAAACTTTTCAGTCGAATCATCATATAAAATAACAGATTGACCTTTTTCATTAACAGCAATTTGAGCAGCTATCACTATGTATAGTTTCATATATTTATTTAGATTATTAGATTTCTTATAAAATCAGTTCGTGTATGGGATGCACCATATAAAAAAACAAGTTCATCAGCACCATCAACATACGGTAATATAGCTAATTTTTGACCTACTACAGCTGTTCCTTGTGGTATTGGATTATAAGTAAAAGACTTCATAGCCCAATCATCTATAGAAAACTTTAAGACTCTTTGCGTAGCTTCTTTCATAATAAAGACATCTCCTTTATAATCAACGCTATTTGTACCTAATGTAAAAGTTTCATTACGATTTCCATAATCTACACCTGATATCCAAGTATTAGCAGATATGTCATACAGATCTAAAGTATTAGTAGCATTTCCTCTAAAAGATAAAATATATCTTCCATTTTGTTTATAAACAGTAGAACCTACAGTCAACGCATTAGGAGAACCGTTACTATTTAATGCCCATGTTGGAACAGAAGAAACCCAACTTCCAGACATTCCTGCTCCAGGAGCACCAGCTCTAGCAGCAGTCGGAGTTAGAGTAGTCCATGTATTTGCGGAGACACTATATCTATATAAAGTAACTGCATTATTTCCTAATAGATAAAAATAATCATCGTTTCCTTCTATAATATAAGTAGAAGTAGCATCAGGATTAACAGTCCAAGCAGAAGATACAGTTAAAACAGTACCAGTATTAGACGATATAGTTCTAATCTGCCCAACACCTGTACCAGCAGAGATCCTTACTTGATGATTAGCCCATTGATTTGTTAACCAAGCCTTAGTTGTATCGGTTAAAGTAGTAGAAGCAGCAGAAGTAACTGTACTTGTTAAGAAATTCTCAGCTCCTCCTGGAGTAGCTACTAAATAACCGTCTGTTCCCCAAGAAGCTGCTCCAGTTACAGCTCTTGATGTCCATACATTCGTTGCAGCATCATAAACAACAAATCCTCCAGCTGTCCCAGCATTTTGATACCATAACGAACCTGCAAAAATTTGATATTGAGTAGTGTTATCAAAAGTAGTTGACCCAGAAGTTGTAATTACAGAGTTTGCTCCTATAGTGTTAGAAAAAATAGTACCATCAAACCCTAATCCTAAACCTCCTATAACTCTAATCCTTCTACCACTTAGATTTCGTACTATAGTTCTATTAGTAGTAATTGTTGCAACTCCTCCTGCGGTTGCTTGTTGAGTAAAAATACCTCCCATAGCACTTAATCCTCTATAATCAGCACAACTTCCAGCTCCACCAGCTCCAGCTGCTCCAGTTACAGGTAATTGTAACCAAGAATCCTCATCCCCATCATATCTATGAACAGATGTGGAATTTATAATTGCATAGATAACAGAATTAGGGTTTAAATTTCTTTTATCACCTACTAAAGTAGTACCAGCAGCTGTATTAAGAGCTAATGGAGCTAAATATTCTGGAGATTTTCTATGAATAAGTTTTTTTAAATTATTTGTAATAGCCATATTATATTATTTAACTTATAGATATTTTATCATATAAATGATAAGAACCTATATTTGAAAGATGCATAGGAACTCCAGCAGCGTTTCCCCCTGCAAAGTTTTGAATTGTACCTACTGTACTTACAGTCGAAACTGTTGTTACTGATGCTAAAGTAGGTAAAGAGGATACAGCTATTGTACCTGTTTCTACGTTTACAGCACTTCTATCTGCATTATCTGTTCTTGGTAATTTTTCAAAAATATTATTTAACACATATAAAATTGTATCGAGCAAATCATATTCATCAGAAGTTTCATATACAATATGTAATATATCGTCACTTGCATGAGCTGATGTGTTATATTTTAATATAACTCTATTATCATTAATAGAATCAAATGTTTTAGATGGACTTGTTGGTAAGTATATAATCTCTCCCTTAGTTGAATTAATAATCGAAACTAATTTTTTAATATTAAAATTAGGTAAGTTTATCTCAACATAACCAACACCAGATATTCCTGGTATAAATACATAATCGGGTGCAATAAATTTTTTCATATTATCCTAAACAAAGTATTAATCCTATAACGTCATCTTCAGTTAATCCTCCTGAAGAATCGTTTGTTAATTTAGTAACAACTCCAGCTGAATCCTTTTGATAAATTGAATTATCAGAAGTCAAACTATAAATATAAACAAATCCTGAAGGAGCATTAGTTCCAGGATGAGATGCTAATGTAGGAATAATTAAAGTATTAGAACTACTTAATTCTTCCAAAACACCAGATGCATTTAATATTATAGGTTTAACATTAGCCATTAAGCTCTAATTATAGGTTCTTGAATATTTACTCTTAAAGATGTAGAAGATGTAGCAAATCCTACTTCTTGAACAATGTTATTAACAGATGTAGGTGGTGTAAGAGTAACAGCACCTGCTGTTGTATCAAGGTAATACGTAGCTCCTGGAGTTAATCCAGATAAACCTGTATTTGTGTCATCAAAAAAAACAGTAGCAGTAGCACCACTAATAAAAGCAGAATTTACATAACCTCTAGCTTGTTTAGCTAAAGCTGTTGAGTCTGCTTTTAATACCTGTCCTGTACCATCGAAATAAACAAAATTTCCTGAAGATAGGTTTTCACCAGCAGTAGCTGAAACAGAATCTTGACCTACACCTACAGGCATAAATGTAATATCTAATCTTCCAGCACCATCTAAAATAGGAAATTCAGCAGAAGAACCAGCTCCAGCTGAGGATGTTATTCCTGCATATTCTTGTTGAGATCCGTTAGGATTTACTTTAATTAATTTTGGCATTTTATGTTAAGATTGGAATGTTTTTTAATATTAATAAACTATTTGCACTTTCAGCTAATCCTACAACTTGAGTAAACCCTGATCCAGAAGGAGGAGTTGTAGTAATCATACCAGATCCGTTATCCAACTGATAATAAGCGTTAGGAGTCAAACCCCATCCAGCTAAAGATATAACTCCTTTAGTTTGAACATTAACGACATTACCTGTTACCACAGAAGTTAATGTAAATCCTACAAAAGCAAAATAATGAGAAAGATTAGTTCTATCTGCTGCATATAATAAATTATTAATTAGAACAACAGCAGTATGAGAATTAATATTTTCTCCAGCATTATATACTTCAATAGATACATTGGACTTTAATGTCTGTAAATTAACAGCATCTAAATTGTTAATTGGATCAGCTAAATTATTAATCAGCTGATTATTAGCATTTAAAGCTCCGCCTAATATTCCTCCTGACATAATTAACTAGCATATATTTTTCCAGACATAGCAATATTAAAAGTCAAAGTTACTTTATTAACTGAATCATCTGTTCTTGTGAAACCTAAAATAGGATTATTGTTTAGATCTAAGACTTGAAGAGTTGGATTAAATCCTAAGTTATGCTCAAAAACCCATGTAACTGAAGGAGTAGATTGAGTAAACACAGCATTTTTATCAACTGAATTATTTAATAAATTCAAAGAAGAATTAATAGAGTTAAAGTTAGATAATAACCAGTAATACATTTCATCATCTAATGATACGGTTTTCTTTAATTTTTTATTAGTTAATCTTTTACTTGCTTGTAATAATTCGAGTTCTTGTTTTGAAAATTGAGAATAATATTCAAGAATATCTTTTTTTACTTTTAAAAACTTTAAATTGTTATTAGGTTTTGTAAAATCAATACCGCATGAAATACCATAATCTTCATTATATAATGAACTTAACTTAATGTCTGACATTAAGCAGTTTAATTTATCTAATTGTTTATGGATAGTATTAAAATTAATCACAGTATTTATTTATTAATTCAAAAGTTTTATTATATAATAAAGTAGCTTCTTGCACATTATTACATTCTTCAGCAGCAATTTTAATTAAATCTAAGTTATTTGAAATAGTCCAAAGTTCTTCAATCTTTTCATTTTGCTGTTTGATAGTATAGTCACATTTATTCTCAAAAAAACTACATACTTTTTCAAAGTATTTAGATTTTAACATAGCTGTATTATAAAATACATACTCTACATATAACTGCTCATTTGGATTAATACTATATTTTACATAATAAGGTCCATCAGGTAAAGGAATTAAAGTATCATGAGATGATGCAATTTGAATTCTTAACGAACTTGCGTTATATGATGTTGAGAAATTAGGTAAAACATTAAAAAATACAGAATGTTTTGCACCTGGTACTTTTATCTCTAATGTCCCACAAGTTACAGGAAGATTAGGATTATAATGACTTCTATCTGTTATTACAAAATAGTAAGGATCATTCTTTGATTCTATATTTAATATTAATGTTGATATCATAAACTAAAAAAGGTGGATGGGTTAGACCCACCCACCTTGCAGGATTAATTTGTTAATTAATAGTTTGGTTGTCCAATTCTAGGCTGAACCATGATTCCCATAGGTCCAAACATAGAGTTAAGATAATTAATGAACGGAGTCACATCAATACCTTCTTTAAGAACGATTGGAATTTCATAAGTTTCTGCATTTTGCATATTACCTTCAAAATTACTACCTCTATATTGTTTATACTTAATATAAAATACATTATAGAAAGCCTTTTTATCAACAATTTGATAGATAGTCTGATCTAAAATCTCACGAAGACGTGGATCAGATTCAAAAGCACTATGATATAAATAAGCAGCCAAGTTAATATATTCACGAGCAACCCATTCACCTGATTGACGAGCTTGTTCTGCATTTTGCAATTTACGAGCTGTAACTTGTTTCTTACAAGGAGCACCATCTTCTTCAACTTCCCAGATTTCCATCATAGTAGGTTTGAAAGTGTAGTAATCTTCAGGAACCCAAGAACAATTTCCAAAACGATCGTAACTAGAACTTACTTCCAAACGAATACCACATAAGTTTTGTTCAGCAGGAGTAGCAGGTTCAACACAAGGATCTTCACCCCACATAACACCTTCAAAAGAAGCGATATTAGAATATACAGGAAGCTCTTCAGTTAAACATCCGTCTGGACCCATACATTCACTTTGTTGAGTGATTTGATACTTATCTTCACAAGTACCAGCTTCAAGAACTGTAATTCCTGTGATTGTTGCATCAGAAGCGTAATACGCTTGTATCTCAGCAAGTCTGTTAGAAACTCCATCACATTGTTTACCAATTGTAGCAGTTAAAGTTCTTGTAGCAATATGCCCACTAGCACATTGAGTCCAAGTAATAGCAGCAGGAGCAGAAGGACTACATACTGAAGGAATTGAAGCTCCTTTAGTAACAGCATCTATACCAGCACCAGCATCAACAGCAGCAACAGCAGCACCAGCATCAACAACTAATTGTAATACAACAGTTGTAGGAGTGTGAGCAATTTCAGTAGCAGTAAATACTGGAGTAAAAGTTTGAGCGTTATTACCTGTACCAGTTAAATCAATAGCTGTACCTGCAAAAGCGTTAGCAGCAGTTGTAGCAACTTTGAAAGAATTAACTCCAGTTTTGATAACATAGTAAACCGTTCCGTTTGTTAAACCAGCTAAAGTAGTTCCACCACCATTAGAATAAGTTACAGCTTGACCTGTGACAAATTTATGAGCATTTTCAGTAATAGTATCTGTACCAATTGTAACATCAGTAGTAGGAATAGTAGCTACAGAAGCAGCAACATAATCAGCAATTACATCAGCTGTATTAGTATAATCAGCAATATTTCTTACAATTGTGTAAACATCTTTACCGTTTACTAATGTAAATCCAGCTTGACAAGTATTACATACAGATAATAAAACATCTGTTGATGGAGTATAGTTAGAAACACTAGTTGCATTTAAGATACAGTTTGTT